CTAAAATCTTTAGCATTATACATGTGCTCCATCAACGAATGGAATGCTACCCCTGTCACCAAAGGATAGCTTAAGGGAACAAACGGTTTTATGTACTTTACATACTTCAAGAAGTACATCCATTCGCATCTGTCGGCAGTATCAAGAGCCGTATGTGATAATCTTAGTTTTTTCATGTTAACTATCGCCAATCCCTTTTACTAACTTCGTCCCAAGCATCACGAATGCAATCCTGAAAGCTAAATCCTCGTTTAGCACAGTAAGCCATTAGAAATATTGCAATGTCACCTATAGCATCTTTGGCTTTAGTTTCATGCTCTTTTTGGGTTCCGCGAATGCCTTGTAAACCTTTTAGGTGTGCATGTGAAAGTTCTCCGAGTTCTTCCATAGCTCCAATCAAACATCTGGACATACCAGATTCTTTATCCTTATTAGGAAAATTCTTATTGTTCCATCGTTCAACTTCGTCTTGTTTATCATCTAAATCATATGGATAGCTCATGGCTTCCCCTTTCTTTTGTTGAAAAGTTTTTCATTAGTCTAATGCCACCCAAACAGATTTTACTTGTGTGTAAAGTTCTATAGCTGCCTTACCAAGTTCTCTACCAAACCCACTTTGTTTAAAACCTCCAAATGGAGAAGCTGCGTCAAATACATTATAACAATTAATCCAAATGGTTCCTGCTTTAAGCTTCTTAGCCAATCTATGGGCTTTGCCTATGTCTCTTGTCCAAATACCTGCAGATAGTCCATATAGAGTATTGTTAGCCCTCTTAATTAAGTCATCCATATCTTTAAAAGAAAACACAGTAACTACAGGGCCAAAAATTTCTTCCTTGGCAATAGTACAATTATCATCGTCACAATCAAAGATAGTAGGTTTAACAAAATATCCTTTATTCCTAGCAGGCCCTCCTCCTGTAATAAGAATAGATCCTTCCTTTTTACCAGTTTCAATAAGACTCAAAACCTTAAAATACTGTTCTTTGGATACCAAAGCACCCATTTCAGTCTTTGGATCTAATGGATCACCTATAACTATCTTATCTGCCTTTTCTTTAAATTTATGTAAAAACTTATCTTTTATAGACTCTTGAACGTATAGACGTGAACCTGCACAACATACTTCTCCTTGATTAAAGAAAATACCTGTAATGGCTCCCTGTACCGCTGCGTCTATATCCGCATCATCAAATACAATATTAGGTGCTTTGCCACCCAATTCTAAAGATACTTTCTTAAGATTGCTTCGAGCAGCCATTTCCATAATAAGTCTGCCTACTTCTGTAGATCCAGTAAACGCTACTTTATCAACATCTTCATGCAATGCAATAGCTGCTCCTGCAACTGGGCCATAACCTGTCACAATGTTTACTACGCCTGCGGGAAGATGCGTCATAAATAACAATTCTGCAAAACGAAGTGCCGTTAAGGGAGTTTGTTCCGCTGGCTTTAAGACTACAGTACAACCTGCAGCCAATGCTGGCCCTAACTTCCATGCTAACATTAGCAACGGAAAATTCCAAGGAATAATCTGTCCTACAACCCCTACTGGTTCTCTAAGAGTATAGTTAAGAAATTCTCCATTAACAGGAATAGTTTCGCCTTCAATCTTATCTGCTAATCCTGCATAATACTCGAAGCATTCTACAGCTAGAAGAAGATCAACATTAGAAGTTTCACTAATAGGTTTTCCATTGTCCAAACTTTCTAGTTGAGCAAATTTTTCTTTGTCTTTGTCTAAAAGAACAGCAATACTATGAAGTATCCTACCTCTTTCTCTAGCTGTAAAGGTACTCCAAGGCCCATTGTCAAACGCTTCACGTGCTGCTGCAACGGCTGCATCCACGTCTACAGCCCCTGCTTCTGCCACATCAGTTAACTTTTCTTCCGTAGCAGGATTAATTACATCAAACCGCCTTCCAAGATCAGCTTCAACCCACTCATTATTAATAAAAAGCTTCCCTGGCTTAATTTCATTTCTTACATCTGGCAATAACGATTCATCTACTTTAAGTTTAGTACTCATTTAGGTATCTCCTCTAATTTTAGTTTTTTCATTTCTCCGAATCTAGTACCAGTTTTTATATCTACGACCATCGAGACATTAATCTTAGGAATCGGTCTTTCCATTTCAGTTTTTACTAGCTTAATAACGATGTCCAGTTCTTCTTTCTTTACTTCTACGCATAATGAATCATGAATAGTCAAAACAAGTCTAGATTCAAGAGCTTTATCATATAAAGCTTTCCTTACACGCAATGTAGCAATAGACAAAATATCATGCGCCCCGCCTTGAATAGGACTATTAACAGCTTGTCGCTTCGCATGTTCTTTTACAGCAGGATTACCTGAATTAAAATCCTGGTACAATCTTCTTCGGCGACCTATCCAATTTACTACTTCGCCTACTGATTCTGCTCGTCTTTCGGTATTTTCCATCCACCGCTTCATTCCAGGATATCTTGTAAAAATTGCATCAAATACGCCTTTGACTTGATCTAAAGATAAATCTGTTTCTTTAGCTAAATTATCTTCACTCTTCCCATATATAACAGAATATACAATGGTTTTAGCCTTATCTCGTATTTCTTGAGTAACTTCTTCATAAGGAATACCAAAACCAATAGATGCAATTTTCTTATGAATATCCAAATCTTTATTAGAAATATCAGTAATCATTGTCTCGTCGCCACACTCATTGGCTAATAATCTAAATTCTATCTGCCCAAAATCTGCCTCTAATAAAACATATCCAGGTGAAGCAATAATACCATTTCTAACTTCTTTGGCTTTCTCTGAATCTCTTATAGGAATATTTTGAAGATTTGGATTAGAGCTAGATAAACGTCCTGTAACCGTTACATGTTGTTTATAACTTGTATGTAACTTACCGTCACTTTTTACTAAATCAGGAATAGGAGCTATGTAAGTAGATAAAAATTTACGTAGTTTTCTATGCTCCTGAATTACCTTTGGAATTTCATGATGGTCAGCTAACTTTTCTAGCACATCCTTATCGGTAGACGGTTTCTTAGGGCCTTTTGTTTTTCTATTCTTGTTAGAAACGTATTTAAGTATTGGTAACTTAAGAATATCATAAAACAATACACGCATTTGGTCGGATGAATTGAAATTAACTGGCTTCTTTTGCTTATCTTTTAATTGATTAACTTCAGGAAAATCATTTAAAGCTTCTTCCAGTTCATCAATTTTATGCTTGTACTTAATAGCTAACTTTTTATAGTATTCAACATCTACTGATACACCAATTAGTTCCATATCCGCCAATGCAAAGGATAAAGGTACCATAACTTTTTGCAATAGCACCAATAATCCCTGAGATTTTAATTTCGGGAATAAATTAATAAAAACTCTAAGTGTACAATCAGAATCTTTTCCAGCATACTTAGCTAATGAATTTAAAGGAGCTTTAGCATACGTATCAGAATCAACATCTGTTTCTTTAACTCCCAAAATCTCATACAATTCATTAGCATAGTCTCCCATATCCGTGTACTTTAAGGATAAGTCGGTTAATCCGTGACCACCCTTATCATTCTCATCAAGCAAATAATGCGCTAACATGGTATCAAATACAACTCCACGTAATCGTATGTTGTGTAATCTAAAAAACTGATAATCATACTTTATGTTCTGTCCTACCTTCTTTATATTTATATCTTCTAAAAGTTCTTTTAGTATTTTCCATATTACTTTTTCATCCGTCCTAGCCCAAAATGGTTCTATCCCAAATTTATAAAAAGGAATTACCCATGCTTCCCCAGGTTTCCAAGAAAACTGAACCATAATAATCTTGCCTGTTAGATAATCTCCAACAGTTTCTGTATCCACAGAGACAACTTTAGCTTTTTTAACATGTTCAGCTAACAAACTAATTTTGTGTAAATTGTCGCACATGATTACATCCGTACCTAACTGATTAGTTTCTCCTGTTTCCCCGATTTGTTTAATCAGCTTCAAATCTCTAACAAACTGTTCTGTTGAATCCATATCCTCGCCTCTACGAATAATAAACGAAGGATGCCACGTAGGAACACAATAGCATTGGTATTTGTCACTCCACATGGGTTTTCCTCTAAGTTTGGTAATGCCATCAGCATTCAACACTCGTTTTAACGCTACTGCGCCTAATAGCCCAATAACTTTAGGCTTCTGAGCATATATCTCTTGGTCTAGGTAATCGGCACATTTCTTAACTTCAGAAGGTTTAGGTGCTCGATTACTAGGTGGTCTACACTTTACAGAATTAGTAATATAGATATTTTTTCTATCAATACCTGCTTCTTTAAGATACTTAGTTAAAAGCTTTCCTGATTCGCCAATAAAAGGAATCCCTTGTATAATTTCGTCTTTACCAGGAGCTTCCCCTATCAACATTATGTCAGATTTCTCATTTCCATGACCCCATAAACATACTAGCTTTTTGTCTTCCGCCTCGCTAGTCTTATGCAAAGGACACTGCTTACATTCGGGATCTCTCCCATTAACATGTTTCTTTTTAGATTTTACAACCTTCTTTTTAGTTTTTGTAACTTTCTTTTTCTTTAGCATACTATACCTTCTTTAGTTCTGCTTTTATGATTTCAGGGCTAAAAGGAAGCAGCCTTGATAGTACTCCTGTGTGATATTCCTTAGATACACTATCTTTTGCTTTACTAATCATCTTTAGGCATAGCGACAAAATTGATACATCGTCTCCACCACACCCACCTTCGCAATATACTAAATAAGACAGCCCATCTTCACTGTTATCTATTAGTTTAGTTAGTTCCTTAACTCCCTTATAACGCACAAACGTATCGGGATCTTCTTCCCTTGGTAAAAACACAACTTTAGGGATTAACGAGTTTTCTATCATTATAGGAATATTTTTAAACGCCATCAGCTTACCTGCATCGTCTCCGTCATACAGTAACACGATAGTTCTACACTTTTGTCCCAATAACTTACATTGCACAGGTGTAAGAGCACTCCCTAGTTGTGCTACTGCGTTAAATCCTTTTATTCTCATCCTAATGCAATCAAAATTGCCTTCTACCAGAATAAGTGGTTCTTTAGAAGTAGCTTGTTCAAATCCATACAAGAAATGTCCCTTTTTATAAAATTCAGAGTTAGTACTATTAATGTATTTGGGTACTTGTTCTTCGCTTATTGCCCTTGCAGAAAATCCTCGTACATGTTTTCCTACGCTACCAAATATAGGAAATATTAGCCTTCCTTCAAACTTTGGTACAAGACCATATCCATAATCACCAAACAATCTTGAATTAATTAGTTCATCATACGTAAACTTCATAAATTGCATATATTCTGCAAATCCTTTATAAGGACAAAATCCTAAATGGAAGTCTTCAACATCAGGTATTACAAATCCTCTATGTATTAAATATGCTTGAGCATCTAAATCTTTTTCTAACTCAGTTCTAAAATAATTAGCTGCTACGTTATTCAACAAAAGTAATCTTTCGTCGTCTATGAGAGTAACAACGTTAGTGCGAGATTCTTTAAGTTCGTTCATCCAACGCTTTCTAAGGTACAACAAGTTTTGTTCTGTGCTATCTAAGGAGTAACCTGTCATAATGGCCAACTTAGATAAAGCTGATTTAAAATCTACTCCGTCCAATTCCATAACTAACGTTAAAGCATCTCCACTAACTTTGCATGACCAACAATGATATTTAGTATCGCTCTTTCTAATAGTAAAACTAGGATTAGTATCGTCATGAAACTGGCAAATAGCATTAATCCATTCACCATTATCTTCTATTTGTGAAAATCCATATTCTTTCAATAGAGATACTACATCAACTTTTTCTTTTATCTCTGTAGTATTTATATGTCGAACACTCATAAATCCATCCCTTCTAAATCCTTTTCTGATACGGTAGCAACATTTTCTTCTTTTGTTCCTTTTACATCCCCTATTATGCATAGATCAAGATCACACCATAACTTTGCGCTTTGAATTCTACCATTTCGACATTTAGGAACGGACATTCGCATTTCATGAGGATTAGCCTTATCCCAAATAAGTCCTATAATTAAATTGGCAGGATCGGCAATACGTTTACTTAGTGCAATATCTTCTATTTCTAAATCATCATCTGATTTCTTTTTCATTCCTTCTGCATTAACTTGTGCTGCAGAAATAACAGGGATTTTCAGAGTTCGTGCTAAACCACGTACATCTTCAGAAATTTCTGACATTTGTTCCCATCCATTTTTTCCTTTAGAATAAGCTTCAGGTTTCAACATACCAAGATAATCAATAAATACTATATCTATACGCATGTTTTGTTGCAGTTGTCTCAACTGAGCTTCTATTAATCCTACGTTACATTTCGGAACATCGATAATATAAAATTCTCCGCTTCTATTAGCTATATCATTTTTTAATACAAATGTTTGTTTATTTAATTGTTCGGCTGTAAGCTGCTGTGTTTTTATATTGATAAAAGGAATTTGTGATTCTAAACTTAATATGCGTTCCCGTATTACTAACTGGGGCATTTCTAAACTTACATATACAACATTGTATCCATTCTTAGACGCATGATTTGCCCAATTGATTAATCCCATTGACTTACCACTTCCAGACTTAGCAATTAATAGCACATATTCAGCAGGCATAAAGCCTCCAGTTAACTCATCTAAAGCTTTCCATCCAGAAGGAATACCTCTAAACTTTTCAGGATTATCCTGCATCTCTTTAAAGTAACTTAATAGATCGTCCACTTCCTTGGTATTTATAACTTCTAAATAGTTAGAATCCATTGCCGTTAATTTTAAATCATACAATTTTTTATCTAACTCTTTAAACGCTTTATTGCCACCTTTGGAATCTAAAATAACAGACGTAGATGCTAAAATATCCGACATCTCTTTAGACATATAAGCTTGTTTAATAGACCTCATAGCAAAAGCAAATTCAGCATCATTTGTAGAAATCTTTTTTAGTTCGTCTATAAAACTTAATACCTTTATTCGTTCTTCTTGTGAAATACCCCAACTTTGCATATAGTTAGAAACTAAATCTACGGTAAGTAAACTTCCGTGTTTGCTATATACATTTGTAACCATCTTAAAAAGATTCTTGTGAAGTTTTTTATTAAAATATTTTATGTTAATGGTCAATAACGCTTTGTTAATTCGATCTGTGCTAGTAAACAATCCTGCTAATATGTTCTTTTCTGATTCTAGATCTTCTAGTTTAATCTTAGCGTACGACATTGCTTCTTTTCCTTTTTGTTGTTCTTGGTTTTTCCATAGTTATAGCCCGTATAACCTGTAGAACTATCTCCATCTGTGCATGATCGTCTTGATCTCCAATGCAATCATCCCGCATTTTTAGCAACATCTGCCATATTTCTCCTATAGCATTTTGTTCTATATCTTGGAAAGCTTCGACTAATTTATTGCATTGTTTGCATTCCCAAGGCTTCCTTCTCATTTCTAAAGCGGGTATTCCATGCCGTTTATCCGAACATAAACTCTTAGCTAACTCGGTATGTGTCATGATTTTTCCTCCCATGTGTTACATTGCAAAACATGGTAGCCGTTCTCTCGCCACATGTCCACAACCCGCTGTCTATCATCTACAATAAACTGAACCTCGTAGCCTTTGTCTCTTAGGAAATCATCTAACATTTCTAGCTTAATTACTTGGTCTGGTCTATAATCCTTGTCTTTTCTCATTAAGAGATAGTCATATCTTATATCCTCTTTAGATAGCCATTCTACAGTTTTTTCTCTTACTATGTCATTTCGTCCAGAAAGAATTATAACTTCGCCATGTTTACGACAAATATTAAACAAATCAATAACCCAATAAATAGGCTTATCGTTTACACAAGCTTCCTGAAACTTACCCCAATGTACAGGAGATTGTCTTACATAATGCAATCTATGGTTAATATCTGCCAATGTCCCATCTAAATCAAATATAAATAATTTTGTACAATCATGCATTCTGTTTATATCCATATTTAATAAGCCTCCCTAATGTTTGTTTAGGATACGGTTCTCTTAGTATCCAATCAAAGCCCTCTTTGTAATCAGGTTCTATGTAATTCTTGTCAAACATATTCCAGATTTCTTCCCATTTTTCTTTTGTATATCCTCGGTTACTCTTCATGCGCCGTTCTACACATTCTTTTTTATTTAATCCAGGAAGAACATGTACTAATGTTTGTACATTATGATCTTCTGCTATCATTAATAATCTTCTTCTAGATCGTAAGCTTGTATTAGTTTCGTCTACTACAATGTTGTACCCACTTCGCAAAAATAATTCTATGGCATATGTTTCTACATCATACACAAGCGATTCCAACTCAACATCAAACTTGTATCTATCGCCGTCTATCATGCTTCGTAGTCCATCACGTGAAACCACAATGTACTTTTTATCTGCGTATTTTCTAGAAAGCGTGGTCTTTCCACACCCTATGTTACCTACAAGAATAACCATTACTTGGTCTTTCTTTTTCTTATGTTCTTCTTTGTTTTCCATCGGATACCTCAGATTGTTTTTTTAGTTTAAAAACAAAATACTCTACCAACACATTGTGTTCCTTCCCATACGCTTGCCCAAAACATTCCGCATAAAACTACTATTCCTGTAACCGTAAGAGCATAAGACATTAGTTTCATAAACCCTCCTTTGTTTTTTCCTTTAACATGTCCAAGATTACAAATTGCTTTTTAGCTAAAATTTGCTTATAAAATTCAGGAAAACCTGCACAAATTTTTCTTTTAATTTGTGGCATAAAATACTTACTAAGAAACTTTTCGATTGTTACTTTTTCTTCCTTTTCTAAGTCAACATGTAATTCCTTCATTAACATGCCAATATCTTTAGGAGTAAAGGTTAGCTTTCCCTCATCTCGTAAATGCTGTATAGCTTTATTCCATCTTGCTTCTGTCCTAAAACCTTCAATGAAATTACCCAATGTATCTTTTCCAGATATATGTTTCCAATCCTTCATATGTTTCTCTTTAAACTTTTCACTAACGTATTTTCCAAAGCAAGAAGTAATCTCCCCGATTGTCGTCAACTGACCATAATTCTTAATTACGACACCTTCTATTAAAGTATTTCCTAATACACTTTGAGTTATCTCTAATATATCAATAAATCTTTCATAGCCTTTGCTCTGTTCCCATTCTCCATTATAAATCAAAGGAACAGTCTCAAACCCAAGGTTATCCGCGTATTCTTTTATTACCTCGTAGCTTTTAACAAAATTTTGTCCTATCTTTACACCAAATACTATAATGTTATATTTCGGAGTTCTTTCGTAAGCTAGTACGTTGTGTTTAGGTTTATTCAGATACTCTCCATAAACAAAAAATGGCCCGATTGATTCATGAATGGCCATAAGCTTATCCCGTCTGCTTTCTACTTCAATAGCAGCTTGTTCAAACATTTTGTCACACGATTCAAAATATATCTGCCTTCCTTTAGAACGCATGACAACTTCACCGCTTTGGTCAACACCAAAACCAAACATACTGCCGTCAACCTTTTCTGTTATCTCAACTGTACCTTTAAAAAGGTTCTGTATGGCATCATGACCTAATGTAAAAATCTTGGGATAGTGCGGTAATGGCATATGTGCCTCCTTGATTGTATTATACCACAGTAGACGGTATAAAGCAAATATTAATTTCCGTCCATAGTAACAGACGAAACATGTTTATCTTCTATACTAACTGTAACAACAACTTTCTTACCTTCTAATCCGTTTACAAGTAAATCCTTTATGTCAGTAAGTAACTTCCTATCTTCTTTGCTTAGTCTTACACCAAAATTAAAGAAACCCATCGAATCCACCTCCCTCCTCGTCTTCTTCTTCTTTCTCATTATGATGTTTAAAATCCCACCATGCATTTATGCTATCTTCACTTATTTCAAATCCATCAAAATCCGCAGGTAAAATAAACGCATACTTAAAATCTTGGTATAAAGAATCCACTTCTTTCTTTGGAAACTTCATATCTAATAAAATAGCTCTAGCTAAATCACTTGGCCCTGCTCCTGAGTAGCCCCATTCAAAAAAATCTGAACCATGCCTTTTTGTATTTTCTAGCATTCTAGTGTTTACACCAGTTAAATCTATTTCTTCTACTTCCACTATTGGTATCCCGTCTTTTCTATAACCTCTATATATTTTTATCTTATTCATTTCTTTTGTATAGTATATGATATATCGAAATCTTTAAATGCCAAAATCATAAGAAGTAAAAATTCAGGTTGACCCCATAATGTAACCCCACAGTAAATCCAAAAGGGTATCATAGCTATGGCAAATAGATTAATTATTATTCTAGTAGAATGCATACTATCCTCCAATCATTTTTAATATACTTGCATAAAAATAAGCAATGAAACAATAAAACCTAAAACTACAAATACTGTACAAACTATACTACATGTTGTCCGATTCTAATAATTCGGGAAATCGTACCCGTATAATAAACTCATACCAAGTTTCTTTACACTTAAACATCGCCATTACGCTTTATAGCCTCGTCTTCATACGGAGTAACAACTCGTCGTACTAACTCTAAAATAGTCAATAACAAAGTACCTACTACTAGAGCTAATCTCCAATATTTGATACCCTTCTTTTCAATAAACTTTTTGCATATAACATGGTTCTGATAATTAATTGCTCCTGCAAAATCTTCGTCTTTAAGAGAAGCAAAATAACGTGCTGTATGTTTTAAATCCGTTGTTTCTTCTATTTCCCATCTAAAAGATTCTGGCAAATACGGCATAATAGTTCCTCCTAATAAGTTCTCTTGTTTTTTAATTTACTAAACTCGTCAAATAACTCTTGGCATTCAACTTCTCGTAATCCACCCTTAAGCTTCATATGGCTACGACCTAACACTCGCATTTTCTGATTAGAGATATCTAATTCAATAAAGCCTACCTTTTTTGCATCAGCCAAAGAAACACCATAATAAATCTTAGATATCTTAGACCAATGACACGCAGTAAAACACATAGGGCAAGGTTCACATGTTGAATAAATAACACAACCTTTAAGGTTTACTGTTTTAAGTTTCTTACATGCTTTTCTTATCGCGTTAACTTCTCCATGCGCGGTAATGTCTGTATCTTTCCAAACTACGTTATGTGCGGATACAACAACTTTATTGTTTTTTACTATACATGCTCCAAAAGGCATTTGTCCTTTTTTCATACCTTCACGTGCTTTATCAATTGCAAGATTCATAAAGTGTTTATGCTGTAACATATTTATTTATCCTTTTTCTCTAATGATTCTATTCTTTTAACTAATATTTTAATTGTTCCATCTAATACATCTATTACTTTTTCTAATATTTCTCTTTTTTCTCTTTCATCTTTAAGCATTCTAGCTAAGTCTCCTGTTTCGCTAAGAATCTTTAAACTAAAATTTTCGTCATGCTGTACAACTTCAGCAAGATGCTTAAGCATATCTTTTGTACTTTGTTCTTTCCTTACTTTTCTAGCTCTTAATTTTTTATGCATTTAAACTATCCTTATCTTTAGAAAATTTGCTCCATAAATCATCCATAGATAACATTCCAAATCCATTAACTAAACTATTGCCCCGTGTTCTCCATAAAACTCCAAACAATCTCTTAGGACGCGAAGCATCTTTAAGTTGAACATATTGTTCAATAACTTCGTATCTTAATTCATCAGCAGAAATAATCCCATTCTTTGCCATAAATACTAACAACTTTATATTATCTCCTGTTTGCTTGGCTTCTTCTGTTTGTGCCATATTCACACCACCGAATAAACTGTAAACCGAAGATGCACGTTGCCCTGATTGAGCTACAGTATCAGGCGCATGTAAAACATAACTATCGCCTATACTTGCGCTACCTCCACCGCCACCTGTAGCCGTTGACGATGAATCTGTACTAGCTTGGTTAACTGTTCCAGTATTATTGTTTCCTACTGAAGTCGTAGCACCATAGGCTAAAGATGTAATTAATCCAATTATAATTATTACAGATAAGATTATTCGTCTCATTGTATTTATACTCCTTTTATTTCTTTCTATACCTTAATTGTACCACATAAGAGGATAGAAGTCAAGTAAAAACTTAATATTTTGTAATTCATTATCTCATATAGACTTACAAAGTATAACCCTTATTTTATAAACTTTACTTTGTCCCATTTTCCACAACAAGGACATAAAGGATTAGGAAATCCATGTGCTTGTTCGTCTACAGGCGACCATGAAGATACAAATGCCAATCCGCAACATCCACATTGCCATGTCATATTACTACTATTTGGAATAACAAAATCAGTAGTAGAATTTGCAGCATTAATAAAATGTGTATTATTAGGATCAAACTTATCAGTAATAGGATCTTCTTCTTTAAATTCATTTGGAGCCATCGTGTCATGGTATGCATTCGTACATGAATTAAAAAATTCCCAAAACTTTTTAGTCCCCATTATACTAAACAAATCGTGCATGTCTTTAACGTCTTCTGTAGTAATCTTTGGCAATTGACGTTGAAGATATGCACTTTCTTTAAGTTCTCTTGGTTTTCTCATTATCGCCTCCATTGCGAAATTTTTTTCTAATGTTTAAACTTTGCAATATAATATTATGATACTCTATATCTTCTTTGGTTAAAGTTCCTTTTTTAAACTTTTGTCTAATATCCCCATACAACATAACCATTGTATACAAATCTTTTTGTGCCTTCTTATAACGTAATATTAATAATCTTTGTTCTAACATAGATCTATTACCGTTGCTTTCTCCGTTAGCACATAATATTCGTCTAACACTCCTACATTGTAAAACCAAACACCATGTTTAAATTGAGTATCTTTTTGTTCGTGTATATGACCAAATAAATGCACCTTCGGCTTAACACGGTTAATTGCCTGCATTAAATCCCAACAACCCACATGTTCCCCTTTGTTTCCAGAAGGTAAACTAGGAACATCCATAATTCCCTGTGGAGGGCCATGTGTAATCAATACGTCAGTTTCATCTGGTATCATATCCCAATATTGTTTAATGTCGTCACCTCGATCTGCCATAAAATGCCAATCATTAAATGTCGGAGTAATAGGTGAACCCCAAAATTTAACTCCGTCTATAATATATTGTTCATTCTCTAAATACTTGGCATTTGTTAACATTGCCTGTACTAAGTTATAATTACCCACTAGGAAACTATCATGGTTTCCACCAATTACTAACTTATGTTTATGGGGTAATTTTCCTAACCATCCATTAAACATCGATAGACCACTAGCATCATACACATCAATATCACCTGCATGGATAAAAACATCTCCATCAGGTATATCCATTTTAAGATATTCTAAATGTGTATCTGATATAGCTACAATCTTCATTTCTTACTCCTATGTTCTTCAAGAAAATCTGATATTTCTTCCCTAATTTTAAAATACAACGCTTCAAATACTTCTGCTCCGATTTCTCTAACAAGTCTAACCAATTCTTCTTGAGATTCCTTATCTTTTTTCATGTTAATCTCTCCCTTCCTCGTTATATTGTAAAGTTCCTTCTGGTACATATCCTGCTCCCAATATTGCCTGATTTACTAAAGTTAACAGTTCATGCAAATCAATATGATCGCCTTCGGTTTCAACAGTGGACTTAGTACCTCCTATTTCGATTGTTATCTTTGTCATAAAACCTCTCCTTTTTGCGAACCGTTTTTTTAACACTCCCTCGGCGGTTCTATACGTAATACATACGCCGATTACTTAGGTTTTACATGTTCCATGATATTTTTTAATTCTTCCCATTGTATAACCACCATATCAATAAGACTACTCTTAGAACATAATTCAAGATTCTTAATAAATTCCTCTTTAGTCATATATTCCTCCGTTTTTCTGTATACGCCGAATTGCTTACTATCCTACGTTTGTTCTTGCGCCATCATCCCATTGCTTGCTATCTAGACCAAGATATTGGCATATCTTCTCTAATTGTGGTTTACCGTAATACTCATACTTTCCTAAAGACTTAGCCAATTCTTCTTGGCCGTTTAACCAAAGCCATGCCATATAATGACTCAATGACCTAGACGCAGAAAGTCCTCTACAATCGTTTGCTTTTTCCCATGCAAAATCCATATAATCAATCATAACAGATTTTACATCTTCCAACTTATGCGGTTTCCAATCCTCTTTCTTAGTATCATCATTTAAGTACGGCTTTGCATGTTCGTAATCCATAAACATCACATATTCCTCAACCTCTTGACCAAAGAGGTCGTTGTCTTTTCTTTCTTCATACCTAGCTACTATTTCATCTTGAGTTCGCATTTTTTATCTCCTTTATTTTGTTTTTCATAGTTTACTTCCCACCGTAATCTTAACAATTTTTTCTCTAAACTCACAGCCTCTTTCAAGCTTAGGAAAGAAATCTTTAATATATTTAGAAGGTAACTCAATACATGGATTATTAGTAAGATATAAATAAAGATGCTTACTACGATGTTTGCCTACTCCATGTGCCATAAACTTTAAAACTGCTTGTATGCTTATTTTTACATCTGTACCATCACGCCTCGTACCAGTTCGTGGTAGACCTTCCACCTTACATTTTGGACAACACCAAACTACTTCGCCGTCTTCACCATAATCTCGATCTAAGTTATTACTGCAACCTGGACACTTCATAGCTTCACTCTCCTTTTATAATTGGAGATAGCAAGGGATGGCTTCTAATGAAGTCGCCCCATAGGACGATTATCAAACACCCGATGCTATCTCCGCAAACTGTTTTCATAATTTTACGATTCCGTTTACTAGCAAGTGAGCATACATAGTCGCTCTTGCATCAGCCTCGGTATCAAAGTCATCAAAGATAAGCTCTTTCTTCTGTACCCAACCACCATGATCTTCTTCACCAGCGTCATTGTACCACTTGTACCCTATGCGATATGTCCTGTATCCCGCAGGTAGTAATTCTCCAAGTTCCGCTACAGTAAAAAGAGAAACATAATTAACTTCGTAACGTTTCCCTTGTACATAAACATATGTAGATTTTCTATCTATATGATATACCCAACGTTTTTCTGGAACACTCCAATACCACATACTTTCTTGTGGCACTCCAAGTTTTTTTAATTGTTCACCTAGTATAGAATCACATAACTGATCTCGTAAATTCATTATGTCATACCTCCATGATTTCTCAATTCTTTAATACTTGTAATAATCGACGTTGGATCAGTTCCTGGTGTCTCCCAAAACAATTCCTCTGCTTCTTTTTTTGTGAAAGCAAGCCATATTTCGTCGTGTTCTTCTTCGGGTATCCTATATGTTATTTCCCATTCTTTTACTTTTTTCTTTTTCATAATCTCTCCTTTATTGTTAGTGTACCCCCACCAGCCATTTTAGTTAAATACAAATTCCCCATCCGCAGTACTCAGTCACAATTATTTGACTACTTGTATAGATAGTCTCGGTAAACTCTGGCTCATATGTCCATCTTGTAGCCCCATTTACTTCTTGCGTCTGAAAATTATACGATACTATTATCTGATCTTGTGCGCCTAAAGTTGGCGATATATATGTAACTCGATAGTCTTCATACGAATTGCCCTGACTACCAATTCTCCAATCAGTTAAATCTAATATTTCTTCCACTATGTCTACCTTAGTAACACTCCCATCCTGCCAAAGTATTTGTTGATTATTACCAATCGATTTTACCAACCAATGACTACCTTTTCGATGGCCCTCGTTCTGGACTTGATGAAAATTAGTACTAGGATCACCTTTAGTCGTATCAGCAAACACCATTGGATTGACTAGCATACTTGCAACTATCATGCAGACCAACATTTTTTTAATCATTTTATCCCCCTATGTTTGGATTTAACTTATATTTTTGTGCTATGTTCTTAACGCCTACATAGTCTTCTAGCTGTATTATATCCGTAGGAAATTCACCATTTAGGCCGTAGTACATTACAATCGCTGTATTGATAGATAATAATTCCGATTTAGTTTTTGTAGATTGTGCATCCTCTCGCATTCTATTGGCAATCGGAACACTTATTGCTAAAAGTACTCCAATGATAGACACTACAATCGTAATCTCTGTTAAAGTAAATCCTTTATTGTCCTGTTTCTTCATCAAATTCTTCCTCTGGAATATCACTATTGTTAATTACAAGATATTCTCCTTTTCTTTTTTCTTCGTCTTCATGAGGGTAGAATGTCCAGGTATCTTTACAATCAGGACATTGTACATCTTCTATTCCATCACCTTCTAATTCTCTACCGCAACAGATCATACTAAACATTTCTGTACTCCCATATATTTGAAAAATCAATTACCTCATTTAGAACAAATTTTAACTGATTAATATCCATATTTATATTCATACTCATATCTTTCTCTAGCTTCTCAGGTAATGAATGTTTAAATAGTTTTAATAGTATTGTCATTCTATCTATTATTTTATCATAATCATGCAAAGCACCATCTGCTGCATTAGTAAATTTCCAACAAAAATTTATTAATGTACGTTTAGACAATTTTTTAAAATTGTCGTCGGTAGTCATTGTCATAATATGACCTAATGTATCTCGTTTCACGGCTATAGAATATTTTGTACATTTTATACAATTTATAAGGTGGGCTGTTACAAAATCAGAAAAAGTTTCGTTTATTGGTTTACCTATCCCTATACTAGTTTCCCACCATTCAGATAATGAATTTCTTACTAAAGTACAATTTTTAGATTCTGAATTATCCATTATTCTTTTTCCTTATCTCTTAGTTTTTTTACAATATTCTTTATCGGACACACACAATTAAAATCAGGTCTATCAGAAACGTCTTCAAAACAAGCTTTGTAGTGTAACTCTGGTATTTCATTTAAAACTGCTACTTTTATATCAGTAACCATTTTAATCATTTTGTCCATTGTTTTATTTTCCTTTCACTATAGTGCATTGTAATACTTCCATTTGGTTTATTACAGTTCCTTTTCCTTTGCATTCTAAACAAGTTTTTGTTACGTTCTTGTAATACTTTGTTACTTTATCTCCTCGACATCTCGGACAAAGAATTTTAATTATTAATTTAATCATATGGTTTTAAATCTCCCAACTGTATAATATTTTATTAAATAAATAAATGTTTTCATTGTTTTTTACCTCTATATATAGAATAACATATTTGACTACTCTTGTCAATAGCACATCTAAAAAAATCTATAATAGTATATATAGTACTATAGCTATACATAACTATAGTATTATTAATATAAGATATTCTTATATGTCTTACTGTAGGTATGTAATGTAGGATATTATTATAGTAGTTATTAACTACTTTAATAACGTAAATTATTAACTGAGTACACGTACCAGGGACAATACTATGGACAATACTGTGTGCCCTATAGTGTGCCCAGTAGCTATAGCTATAGATATAGCTATATAATGTGCTAATATCGCTAAAAAGCCCTGTAAGGCCCTTTTGGTAGGGGTCAAAGGGGTAGACCCTACCAAGGGTACCCAAGCCCCACAGGGCGTGACTGTGTGCAAAGTCTATGTATGAGAAATGGCACTTTTGTGATAATCTAGTAATCTTCATGGCTCAGATTGCTCGTATTTAGTTTTTTGGTGAAATATGCTAGATAATACTTATATGCACAGTTACCACACATAAATTCATTGTTGATCGCATACTTGCGATTACATTTTGTACAGTATACTCTTTTTCTTACTTTAGTTTTTCTTTTAAGTGTTTTAACCATTATCTTTATCCTCTAATTCTTTTATTGCTTCATTTAAAAGTTTCAAAGTCTTTTCTTGTATTTCTAATGGAACACAGTCATAATCAGATAATACTTCTGTAAATATCAAAGATACTTTTTTAAATTTTTTGAGTACCTTAGTTATTACAGTATCTCTGTGTTTTAAGAAAATGTAATTTTTTTTCATTTATTTTACCACCTTTGTTCTAAGTGTCTCTCCGTTTAGTTCAAGTTCCCATTGTTTTAAAACTACCTTTGTTCCATCAGATTTTTTACCTGTTAATACAACAATGCCTATTGTTGCAATTGGCCATTTAATTAGTTTTTTGTCAGTTGTGATTTCTACATCAACCAATATTTGTTTTCCAACTGGTTCATTTGTTATTTGTCGATATCTCATGTTAGCCAATCCTTTCTACGACTTCTCTTGGATATTCATTATTACTAAAACGTTGTGTGCCGTAGCCGTCTAGCTTGCTATAAAGAATATCTGCAATGTAGTACAACCTATTCTTACGAATGTTAACTACAGATATTTGTACATCTGGCCATTTGTCAACTCCACTACCTACTGCTTCTATCGTTCTGATCCTATCTCTAATCTGGTCGTTAGTTATCATCTGGTTCACCTTTCCTTTCTAATTTAATGGTATCACATTTTTAAGAGTTTGTCAAGTGTTTATCCAATTTTTTTTGTACATTACTAATTTGCAATTTATCTCTTTTGATATTTCTTTCTTCTTCTTCTTTAAAGAATTTTTGTAAATTGTGTATCTTTAACTGGTTTTCTTTTTTTGTTAATTTACGGCATTTTAAACTTGCCCCAATATAAATACAACCGTCGCCTCTTGATTCTATTACTAAATCATACTTAGTGGGATCGCCATGTATTGAAGCAATGTCTTTAATTATATTTTTACATTGTACACTAAATTTCCATATTTTAACTGTTTTAGTTTTTCTATTTAGCATGTTTACTGCGTAATAGCGCGACCCATGTATGTATCTGTATATTCCAACTACTCTAAATCTTTTTGTCCATTTGCGCTTGCGGTTTAACTTTAACAAGTTTCTAGTATTCATTTTTTGTACCATCCTTTTTTAGATTTTGTTTTAGTCGTTACGTATGGTAACGTGCCCTACACCATACTTTTCAATGTAATACTTAAACCATCTGTTTGCAATTGCTTGGTTGTGATATCTACCGATAAGTATTTCGTTACCAATAGTATCAATCTTAAAAATATCAAATGGTTTATTTTCAGTTTGTTGCATAGCCATGCTCCTTTCTTTCTATGTATTTTTCTTTTGCTAATTCAGAATATAAATCCATTATATCATCTCTATTATCAAATGGTTTGTTGTTTATATGCAAGTTAATTCCATTTAATATTTCTTGTCCTGCTTCTGTCTCATAAAAGTCATGGTCTTCATAGATTGTTTCGTCACCTTTTTTACATGCTGGACAATTAGGTGGTCGGTTTATACCTTGTATCGGCCCTGTGTATTTTGTACCACAATATTTATGTATCCAATGTTTCATCGTTTACCCCGTACTTTCTTCCATATTTTTCAAGATAAATATTGTCGCTATCTATAGAAGAATAATCATCTTCTATTACAGAACGTTCGTATTCAACTAGATCGTTCAATTCGTCTTCTTTACCAGTTTTTTTCACAGGGTTATTATTACTTTCAGTTATGTGGTAATAATCTGTTGTATTATCTTTATACTTCTGTTTTGTTTTCCATGTTCTCGTAGTTATGAATAATGCGTAAGCTCCTTCTGTAATTAGTGTTCGGAATCTTTCTTTAGCGTCATGTGAACACCCGAACGTTTCAGTTATTTGTGTTGAATCAATCATTAATCCCGATAAAAGATATTGTCTTTTTGGATTCATAATTTATTTCCTGTCTGCCAATGTTATTGGCTTAATAGTTATTTTGTATTCAACTTCGTCTAATGTATCCGTTATACGACCCTCGATACCGTCAGCTAAATAATGTGTCTCACCTTCTTTAATTTGGCCATTAGTGTTTTTTAATAAAATACGAAGTAATTCTAAACAATGTGTCATGGCTATATCCTTTCTGTTTGTACTTTGTTTAACAAGCTTGGTGATACACGCCATTTCGTAAAACCATCTACTGCAAGTAGTATAATGTTTTTTTGTCCGATCTTAGTAACCTTACCTTCAATCTTACCACGCTTACTATTAAACCAAACCTTATCGCCAATATGAAATTTGCTTTTAGTTTCAATGTTTCTAATATCTTGTAAATCTTTCAATCGGTCAAAGATTTGGTTGTGAGCTTGTTTCAAAAAATCGTAATCAGCTTCTTCTAAAATTGTACTAAGATGGTTTTGTAGTGTCATTATTTGTCACCTTTCTTTTTAATACCGTAGTTACGATTAAATGTTCGATCCATTAGATAGTTATTAACCGCTTGATACAAAACTTCGGTATCGTTCATTTTTTGTAAATCTGTCCATTCCTGTAATGTTACATCATTTACTGTAGTTCGTTCTATCGGTAATTTAACAATATACTTTTTTTGTTTAACTGTTAGCTGTCTCATTTTGTTTATCTCCTAAATAGTCTAATAGACGCTTTTGATATTTATGTGGAACATCGTCTAATATTAATTGTTTAAGTTCGTTATTTTGGCATGTACAATGAAAAGGTGTTTTTAGGTATTCTGGTGCTAAATCACGATTCAACCCTCTAACTTTTCCAGACGCTACCATAAACGCTATTTCTTCAGCGCGATCTTGAACCGCACCCATGCACCAAAGGTTATCATCTGGAAAACTTTTTGCTCTCTCCCCACGTTGCCATGATGTACTTTGTAATTCATCAGCTATCTTTTCTAAATATCTAATAACGGAACAGTTCTGAATATTCATATTAGATACCTAGCCTTTTCTCTGTTTGCACAAACTCTACAATGTGCTTACACTTCTTTTGTCTAAACACATAATGTGGACATGTACATACATAAGTATAATGGTTACGATTCCGTACTCTAACCTTTGCTACTGTGTACATCAGCCCTTCTGTAGTTTGCGATCTGACTTTCGCGTACTTACGCGCTCCGAACCGTTCACCTTTATATCGTCTTGCTATTACTATAATCATTTTCGTCTCCTTGGATATGTATTTTTTTACTACCGTTTATAATTTTTGCATGAACCATCATAGGGGTAGAGTTTAGTTGCTTTTTTATGTAATCTAAGAATTTCATCCCTTACCCCTTGAACACCAGCAGACAACTCGGATAAATGTTCAATGCCTAGTGTTAAACCTTCTTTGCTAGGCACGTATTTATTGCCTATTTTAGAAAACAATCTAACATCTACATAATGTTTATTTTTGTCTTCTAGCAAGCTTATCCGTATTTCTTCGTGTTCATCCTTTTGTAACGTGTGTATCACTGTAGTTTTCATTTAATTTTCCTCCGTTTAGTTTTTTATTTTTTAGTATTAGCCGTATGAATTGCCACATTAAACATTCTGATGTTATGTTCCTCTTCGGCGCAATCCGTACAAACTTTTAAATGATTCTCTATTAAATTGTCTAACGAAGTATCGTTTAATTCTCTAAATAACCATGCCACCATCCTTTTTTGTATTTGTTTACAGTTCATTGTTACTTCTCCTTTCAACTTCTTTTTCCCAAAACTTATTATCAAAACCACTTGGAAGTTTGTTTGGGTATGCCATGCTAAGAATCCCATTAAGTTCTCTAGCTTTCCATTCTTCTTTCTTACAAATTACACATGTCTTTAGGTGCTCCTCAAGCTGGATACTTAATTTTTCCTCAAGTTCACCGTCCAGCCACCGATTAATATTGTATTGTGCATCTTTACAGTTCATTTCGTTTACCTCGCTTTGTTTTATTTTCCTGCTACTTATACTTTACCAGATAATTGGGCGGTTGTCAAGTCTTTTTTGCTTTTTTAGATACTGTGGCCCAACTGTCTCTTTGTGTGATATTTCCTTTAACCCATTTTTTAGGTACAACACGATTTAATATTTCGACAAACGGCAACGTCCAACTGTCACCTATCTCTATATGATCTAATGTACAGGTTTGCTTTGTAACTTTGGTTACTACATAAAACGCTTTCCCGTCTGCAACGTGGTCGGAAACATACCGCCCTACTAAAGTTTTATTTTTCTTAGCGTCTTCGTCGGCTTGTAGCATAACTAATATTTTTATTTTATTTTCTTCTACCCGATTATCGATTATGTCCTGTGTTGATGTTTCTTTTGATTTACTCATGGCAAACCCCTTGATTTATTAGATTTTTGGCTGTACGACTAAACCAACCTTGTAATGTCCACGCTAGACTAGTATCAATTAAATACTGCCATGCTTCTATTGTCTTTTGTTCGTCGTTACATTCTACAAAACCTTCTGCAATTCCTACCGCTTCGTAATTATCCATTTTTTTGTTCCCCTTTTGTTTTTTATTTGTCTTCATACTTATAGTGTACCCTGTTACTTAGGATTTGTCAAGTGTGCCTTCGCTTTCTTAAATATTTGTTCTAGTTCATGGTTTCGTTGTAATTCCTCACATCTAACATTGTATTCTACCATGCTTCTAGGCATTTTATTGTGATGTTCTTTAATAGCTAATGATTCCTGCATATGCTCAATCTTTACAAACTTTAACGTGCACATATCATTTTTAAGTTTTGTTACGGTATAGTACGAGAAATTTCCTTTACTGCATACTTGAAAAGATCGCCCTACTAAAGTTTTTTCCTTTTTTGCATTCCAATTTGTGTTTATCATATTCATTAAATTTCTGTTGCTTTCGGTATTCGGTATTTCTTTTGGCCATTCGTTTTTTGTTTTCATTTTTTTTGTACCATCCTTTTTTTATTTTTCCTCATTATCATTATATACGGTCTTATTTTTTTCATCGTATATAACTAGATTTTTGAATCCCTTACGCTTTAGTTCTTGCAATTTCTTGAACACTGTTAAAAGACTTCTAGATTTTCTTTTGTGTGTGTATCGCTTTCCTAACCTAGTAGATCCTTTTATCGTGTATCTTTTACTCCACTTGCTAAATACATTCATTATATGTTCCTTTCCAGAGTACAGGGGCGAGTAAACTACCTCGCCCCGTTTACCCCACCTACGCCTTAGCAATCGTTACTAATTGACTGAATGCTTCCTCTTTAAGATTCTTACCACTACCAAAACCTGCAGAGTACAATCGGTTACTGGCATCACCTTTTGTAGTACGTTCGTAATCTACATACTCGGTTACGCCGTTGTAAAGGGCCCAAGCACTGCCCCTTACACCTGTTACATCGTTACCACGACCCGACACAAACAAACGCTTAATAGTATCCTGTATGTTACGTGTACGTGTTTTAATCTCGCTATCTTTTTTATCCTGAACGTTTAGCAACGTATCGAGAAACGAATCGACCGCAAGACCGTTCATTTGTTTACGTGCCAAAACTTCGCTTTGCTCTTTAAACGCCATAAAGTACGCTTTGCTATCTGCTAAAATTTCCTGTGCATCGGTTACCTTGTCACGGAAGTTTTGCGTATGTTTCACTTTTAAAACCTTTTCGCCGTCCATACCTAATAAACTGGCGTTTAAGGTATTCCAGCAGACCACGCGCACAGGAGTTTTGAACATCTGCAGTTTTAGACTTCCATCGTGTGACGTGCTAAGTAATAGGTACGATCTGATTTCGTCGCGCCCTGCTACCTCGAAAGTATAAGGTAAACGTGCTAGTATCCAAACAATACGCCCACCCTTTAAAGATCCAGCAACCTCATATTTTGCTTGTCCTGTACCAGTTACTTCGTCAAAAATTTTAAAGCAATCGGTATTTTGAATCGGAACGTACCGATCTTTAGAAACCTGTAAAACTTCCTTTGTGTCTTCACGTACAATTGCTTTGTACCCCTCTATAATATCGCCATCGGCATTTAGTATAGGTTGCTCGACAACCTTCCAGCCTAGCCCACTTGCAATAATCGCTTCACTAGCGGTTAAAACTTCCTCGCCTACGTAATGCCCGATCTTGTGCCAAGGTGTTTCTCCTGCATAAAACAAACTATCGTTTTTTGTTATTTCGTGTGACATTTTTTGGTTCCCCTTTTTGGTTTTGGATTTTTGTTTTTTGTGTTCGTCTTCATACTCATATGGTACCCGATTCGATTCGCTTTGTCAAGACCACCCCCAATCTTTTTTGTGTTATTTTTATACATTTTACCTAACCCTTTTCTATGTAAAACGATACGTAGGATCAAATTTTTCATCGTTGTATGCATTACGGCATTTACCGCTTTCTTTATCAAGTGATTAATATTCAGTCCCACAAGGATCACCCCAACTGTTGTAACATGCTTTTGTTTTTTTTGCTTTTTTATACTTTTTCCAGAAGTCTTTATTTTTCTTTTTGAAATGACCACCCGTAGATTTTTTATTCTTAGATATTGGCCTTCCGAAAATATCTGTTTTGGTTTTGGTGCTTCTGGTGCTCCATTGGCTACGCTTTACGCTATTTGTCTCTGTGCCCGTATTGGTTTCAGTGGAATGTTCTGCTTTAATCTTATTTTCAGCATTTACTTCATTTACTAGACCAATTTGATTATCTACAACCTTTTCGTTGCGGTCAAAAGTTACTAAAAGACGCTCTATTTGAATTGTACTTTTGGCACTTAATAGATTGATTTGTTTCTCTATGGCATCTTCGTCGTCTTTATAAATGTCGTGGACAATTGCATCAATTTCATTACTGTTGAAGATCACAATACCATCAGTCAGTTTAAGGAAAATCCTGTCGTTCAAGTCTTCCAAAACAATACCCTCGACTATCGCGCCGTTTCTTAGCATCAATCGGTCAATATCTTTCCAATTGGATTTTAAGAAACGAATTTCTTTGGCTTGTGGTAAAGCATTGCTAAAGTTTATGCTAAAACCCATTATGCTTATTGCTATGAGTACTACAGTGATTATTAGTCTACGCATCTGTTTTTTTGAACCCCCTTTTTTGTGTTATTTTTATACATGTTATCTAACCCTTTTCCACGTAAACTGATACGTAGGGTCGAATTTTCCCCCACTGTACTTATTACAGCATGAAGCGCATGCCATTTTATGCGCCCGTCTACTTAATCTAAACCTTTCGCGCTCATGACCATTTACGCATTTACCTATGTAGTTTGCTTTAGGTGTATTGGCATCGTTTTCATTATAACACCTCTTACCATCCCCGCCCATTGAAATAAATTTATCGCGCCATACCTTATCATGATTATGCCCTATTCCTGCAACTGCGTGTGCGATTTCGTGTAGAATTGTATTACGTACTCGATCTACTTCGTTTAGTCGTACAAGATGCTGCGATAACTTAATCACATTAATACCAAAATAACACGTACCAAAAGCACGTTTACTATTGCTTAGTCTTATTTCCCAATTGTGCAATCCGTATTCATTTTTTAGATTTTCTGCTAAGTGTAAAGCTTCTGTAATGTCCATTTTTAAATCCTTTCTTTTCAGATTTTTAACTATATGATCGTTGTACTAATCTATGTATCTGCTCGAATTCATTTTTATATTGTTCGCAACTATCACACTTTGCTATATGCCGAAATAAAGCATATGCTAATGCATACCGTGTAAAAGTACACGTTACTAAATCTTCTATGCATTCGCGTGTTATATCGCATCCTATGTTTACTTTCCTTTTTTGTTTCATGATTTCACCCTTTCCCTTTCCTTGCTTAGATTATACCCTAACTGGTTTTCGCTGTCAAGGCGAAAACGCGAAGAGTTTTTTTACTCCTGCTGCCATGCGCGGTTACAACAATATTTTTTGCTTTTTGCACTGATCCACCGCATAAACCGCAATCCTTACAGGATACGCCCCTTGTAATAGCTGGACATAAAATCTCGTTTGCTTGTATATCATTTTTGTATGTAACCCGAAATGTACGCCAGCCTTCCGATACCGCTTGCTTTTGTTCTGCTAAGGTGTCCACGCTGGCCATTGTAAAAGCTTGCCCTTGCTTACTTGTACGCCATTGATGGGTATACCCAGTATTTTTATTTTTCTCTGTAAGCATGCTTTTCCATATTTCAGATGGTACCGCTTTCGGATCGCCATATGCCCCTAAGCGTATATCCTTACCTTTAAAATATACCCCCTTATTAGCTTGCTTTGTGATATTGGCATATATGCCCCGTTTGTATGCCTTGTATATCGCTTCGGGTGCTTGCCCTATATTAACGTAGCAGTCACCCTTTAGGGCCCATCTATGGGGACACGCCCCACAAATACTAAAATCCTTTTTTTCTCTGTAGGCTTCTATAGGGGACATATCACGCCTTAAGATCCACGTTTGTACCATGTCACCCGTTTTTATATTAGTAGTTACCATTGTTGCAATTACGACTATATCAGCTCCATCTATTAAGCTTGCCCCTTCATATATGATGTAGCCTTTTTGTTTAAGCATGCTTACCCCCTTTTTTATAATTGGCTTTTATCAGTTTCATATAACATATTAAATTTGTCTCTATCTTGATAATACAGATAATCGCCATACGGTCTTTTTATCTGTCGGTATCTGCCGTTACGATGCATAGGATTGGAATATTCCTTATTTAGTTTTTCTCTAAATTCTTTTTTAGTCATTTCCTCACCTATCCTTTTTTGTGTTTCGTGCCTATACTCAAAAGGTACCCCATAAAAACCTGCTTGTCAAGGGGAACGTCCAATTTTTGTGTGCCATCTTGACCCATCCCGTACATGTACTTATTAAATACCCCCCCTATTGCGTAACCCCTTATGGTGCGTATGTTTAACGTACCACCCCGATTAATATCAAGGTACAAAAAGGAAACGTGACTCCGAAACTTTGCAATATACCCCCTAGTTATTTTACTTATGCTTACTTGCTTATTCTTTTCTAGTTTTATCTTTGTGTTTGTATTCAAGTCTATCATTTTTTTTACTACTCCTCTAGGTACCTACCTGTTATCTATTATAAGTATAGCCTATGGACGGTAAAAGTCAAGGGTAGGCAGGATAATAAATATAGATACTTGGCATGGTACTTGCTAGTAAATTTTACCTTATTATATAACTTTTTAAATGTATTTAGCTAGGGAGGACATGTTAGACTTTGCAAAAGACTTTACACATTTCTTATTAAAGTCATTACCAAAGTCCAGTAGGAGGGTTCGGGGTATATGACTTATTTTTGCACATATTAAAACACGTTTTTTAAGAAGTTTGGGTAGGAGGGGTTTATTTACTACTTATTATAACATGCATTTTAAGAAGTCCGATTCTTACTTCACCTCAGACTTTTATAAACTTATTAAGAAGAGGGTGCTCTCTCCCCTTGGCCTTTCCTACCTATATACTAACACCTAACGACTAACTTGTCAAGTGTTATTTTATAATATTTTACAATTGTAATTGGCATCTACTAATTTACGATGCATACAATCCCATATAAAAACTTCTCTTTTTGATCCTAGTATATACGCGATTGCTTTTTGCTTATCATTTGTCTTTAGAAATACTTTGCATGCTCTTGTAGTACGTGATTCGGAATGTTCACCTTGCACCCAATATCTTTTAAACTCGTATGTTTGCATATGCTCACCTATCCCTTTCTTTATTTAACATTACTAATGTACTACATATATTATCGAACATACTACATTTGTTGTCAGCTTTGCATGTACTACAAGTCTTTATATGCTGCTGTAACGTTTGACTTAAAAGCTTTGGCGCGTTAATCGTTCCGTGTATAATCATTTATTTTACTCCTTTTCTTTTTTTAAGTTCGGCACGATATATAGACGCTTCGTCAGAATAATAACTATCGTCTATCCTTGCTTGTACACATGCTATACAATCATTGATTGCACTGTATAGATCGGCATAAGACATCTTTTCGGCTTGCTTAGCTTTCGCTTCCCAGTCTATTTGTTTTGTCATATGTTCACCTTATCCCTTTTTTTTATTTACTTCTTACAATTATCATTATAATCATACAGATCAAACACTAGCTTGCAATGATCGAATGCATCTAATCTAGGTTTATCCATATTACTAAATCGTTCGATATGCTCTTTCGATAAATCTTGACCACAACGTGCACAGCTAAAAGATGTTTTATCGCATGACGATAATACTATAACGTCATTGTATCCCTTATCATAACCATGTTTATATACCATATCTATTTGTTCCTGTGTATACATCATGGGTGCTTTTTTAATCTTTGTAATGGTATTTGTTTTTACATTTCTTTTTAAATCGCTTTTAGCTTGTGCTACTTTCTCGACCTCTATCGTAAACGTACGATAGTTAAATGCTTTATTACTCTTTTTAGCCATCATAGAATAATCTAACGTTGCATTTGACCTAGTTAAATAATCTTCGATCTGTCCTATCTTTTCTGCCTGTGCCTTAAAGTCTTTGCGTGTTAGCATGTTTCACCTTATCCCTTTTTAGATTTATAGTTTATTATCTTCGTATGCATCAATCGCATTATCAAACAAGCTTTCAATCGTCCCATACGTTAAGCCTACGGTAAAAACATCATCGTAAGGTACATCGCGTACATCTTCGCTATTGAATCTTATCCATTCGCCATTGACGCTTACTACCGTGTCAAGCGTTCCATCGTCTTCTAGCCTTACTTCATAGTCCGTACCGTCTTTTGTGATCTTCATTTGTTCACCTTTGCCCTTTCTGATAGAATCATAACAGATGGACGGTTTATTGCAAGGCCCTAGCCTAAAATAATTAAAATAGTTTGGCATGATACTTGCTACAAGTCAGACTGAATTAGTCTTATATAAAGACTTATTAAAGATAGGAAATAACAATATAGTAATAAGAAAAGAGTTCATAAAGACATAAGGATAACATATAAGTTATCATAGGACTTATACAAAGAGTGAGGATAAGTTTCCCTTACGGTTAGGGCTTTATAAAGAGATTTTAAAAGATGTGTGAGTGAAGAGCACTGGTTTTACCCATATCCTAAGCACAACTGTGTCATTTTGCTACGCCTAGAGAGGTACTTAAGAGCCTATAAGTACTCAATTATCCTTATGTGTGTACTTGTATTTGTATATGATTTCTTCTCTTTATGTCCTTCTAGGTACTTGGAGTACACGCCTTATCCTATGTAATACTTATCTCTTTATGCGTTGTTTAGGGGGCTATTCTCCGCATTCTTTACCTGTAGGGGGGCTTTTTGAGATGATATATCTCGCCATAACATACATATTTGTCATCCTTTTGGCTACTTATAATTTACATCATATATGCTGTGGTTCTAGACATCCTAACAACTTATACGCTGTTTGGGCTATAACTCTATATAACCATGTAATTTGGTCATCTACTTGCCTATTTACACTGTTTTTTGATAGATCGGCAAGGAGGACCTAGTGGACTTAGGTTGCCGATCTATCATGTTTAGGGTAGGGGGGGGTTTTGCATGTCATCTTTTATGTACACGATATATTTTGGTAATTGCTACATAATGCTTACACTTGTTGATAAGTGTAGACGTTTTGTACACCTCATCAGGTATGAAAGAGGCATTTACTACTCATTTAGTGTCTGATTAGCATGCGTTTATGCCAGCTAGGGTATAGCTTAACTTCTCTATTATGAGAGTTTAACAGCCCTTTTTGTGATTATTTCACGAATTGTGTCCTTAAAGCGTGATAATCATCACATTATGTATAATCAATATGTATCATTTATGATACATTATAAAGATGTGTCACTTCTGATACACCTCTTTTTGATGCTTCTCTGCTAGCCTGACAGTTTGATTTGGTTTATAAGGGGATTTAGGGGTTAGAATGGTCAAATCGTCGATTTAAGCTCTTGAAGCTGAGTTAGGGGGCTAGACCCCCGTCTATCAGCAAATGGCCTACAGCCTTCATTCTGGAGGATGTTTGTGTATGGAATACAGGGCTTTAGTGGGCGTTAGACCACGATTATTGGGAATCTGACTATCTGTGCTTGTCACTGTGTGGGTATGCTGAAAAACTATCGGTTTCCCTGCGGGGCACAGGCATTGAAAAAAGGCATAAAAAAAGCCCCTAATACGGTGCAGAAACACCACATTAAGGGCGACTAGGAAGAACCCTAGTTCTTACTAAATTCTAATAGTTATTTATGTAATATTAATTTTTCAAATTTGAAATCTTTATATTTATCAGGCACAATACAAATCTCCGCATTTAAGATAAGAGCACCTTTAATAATAACTTCTGAACTCAATACAACATCAACTTTTTGATATCCCATGCCCATTTCTGGACACTTAAGTAATTCTATTGTTTGTTCTTCACTTAGTTTAATTTCCATAATTTTACCTCCTTACTCACTTCTAATTATATTAAGGTGAAAATATATAGGCAATACAAGAAACTGCTACAAACGATACACAAATAGCAATCATAATCTCGTCAGGACTCATATCTATCTCCTTTTTACTTAAAGCAAAGAGCAGGATTGGCTACCTACACGGCCACAATGGTTTCACGAAATGTGCAGCCTAAAACGATGTTAACTATACTAGCGTCTAATTCCGCCATCTTTGCTTTAAGCCCAGGTTGGTAGCCCTCAAACGGTAGTCGGCTCTAGGGCTGACACCTCGGACTACTACCCAGGCTATTTGTTATAGTTTTATCTTCATGTCTTCTTCATAATCCTCTATAGTTTCTCTTTTAACCCACCAAGGCCAAGGCGTTTCAGTTGTTGCCATCACTACCCACACTCAAAGGTTTAACTAGGTACTGAATAAACTTCTTTGCTTTGATATAGTTAAAAACATCAAAATGAAACCTACCCAATATTGTTCCCTTGGTACTTATACATATAGTTCTTGTTTTGTCGTTAAGTGCATATGCATTTGGAACTGGGTAAGCTTTCCCATTACACCAAGCTTTAAATTCTAAAAGTTTACTCATGGTTTCTCCTTTTTAGACTGTATGAGTTCCTTCAACTGAACGTTCTTCTCTTTCTTTTGTTCTATGATCAAGCCAATGCAAGGCTTCTTCTAACTTTATGATAGCCATTGCATTCTCTGGACATTTGAACTTGCCATCGTTGGCTTTCTGATAAAATTCTATACGTTGTTTAGCAGCAGAAATAACTGTTTCAACAAATGCTCCATTAGGTTCTTGTCTCTCGGTTCCACGACCTAATGGCCCATCTTGCCAATTGATTGATAAACCTGTACCTTCAAATTTACCACCAGATGGATTTCCTTCAATATCTCTATAGTTTTCATAGTTACAGTTTTTAATGTCATTCATAGTTTCTCCTTTCTATTTTAAATTTATTATACTACTTGGTTAGTCCATCTTATTGTATCATCTGTTATACTGCGATATGCTGTGCTAACACAAATACCAAAAAGGTATATTTCAGCCCAAGCACCTATATCAGGGGAGCTACCCCATCTTACATTTATATGGTTTAATAAAAACTTCTTAAATATCCATCTCTTTAGTTTGTTCATGATTTAATACCTCTTAATTGTTCTTAAATTTTCTATCCTAAGAGCGTCATTTAGTTCATAATCTATGTATGTATACGGAGAAATAAATCTACTATCATAATCATCGGCTGGTTTCCATCCTTTACGTTTCAGCCTGATAGCAGCATTTTTAATTTCTCTATATATTTTATCGATCATGACTTCGCCATCATATTATCAATAACTTCATAGTAGCTTGTCATATAAGATTGCCTTAAATGAGACGTTTCATGTTTATCTTCATCATTTTTTTGAATAGCAAAACGAGCTTCATTAGGTACATAAATAATATGATAGTATTCAACACTCGTTTCTCCAGTTGGCTTATTAGTCATCACATTTACTATCCTTGACGTTGACTTAACAATGTCTCCTTCATATATATCCTTTTCATGTTTATCTTGTAAGCCACTGTATTGACCAACAGTTTCAGGGTCTACATCAAATGCATGACAATTCAATTCAACAATTTGATGGGATTCTGTATAATCCACACTGTCATGATAATCTATATAAACATAACTACCGTAAACCCATTCTCCATTGTCAACTCGTTTGCCTCTAAATTTAATGTCTCTCATGACTTCACCATTAACCTCTATTACTGTCGATTACACAATCTTCTATTTCATCGTCAGGATCACGACCCTGTGCATCACACACTTTTCTAAATTCACACAATATGCTTTCTAGATTAGATTTTAAGTCAGCATATTTTTGGAATTCTTCCGCCTCGCTCATGGCTTCCTCGCCTTGTTTAGGGCTTGCTTGGCCTTAGTGCGTAATAAATCTGCCCATCTTTGTGCCTCTTCATGCTCTGGATAAAAGACATCTCTATTTTTATCTGCTATCCACTCCAACGCCCCCTCAAGCGTAGCAATCCTAGCCTCTGCGGTGGTGAGTTTGGATTGATATTCTTCTGCTTCCGACCACGGAGGTCTGTTTGCAAACTTCTCAGCCTCGGCCAATCTCTCTCGTAGGTTGGTGCGTTGAGCTTGGAGCTTGGCAATCAAAGCCTCTTTAACATCTACCGAACCGAATGGACGCTCCTTACTCATGATCTCACCTTTAGGGTTAGTTCATTATCAAACATAAACACTGACTTAGCTTCTCCATCTAAGAAATACCTGACCTCATACTGCATTCCAATATGTTGAATCCAAATAGACACTATCCTACCAGGTCTTTCTATCTCGTCTATTACAACTGTATCTCCCATTTTAAATTTAAAGTCCATATCTTATCCTTCGTGATAAATCTCTTTCAAATGTTGCTTTTACTTCAAGCCATATCTTCTCATCCATATCCATCCCAAGTTTACCATTTGTATCATTGATCTCTTTGATAATAAACCTCTTATCATCATCAGAGAGATTGGCTTCTAGTAATGCCTTGGCAATGGCTGATACAATGTAAGTGCTTCTGCCTAATGCATAACGAAATGCTGCTATATAAACTAAGTTATCTATGTCTCTAGACATTGTGTTCTCCTTGTGTCTTTTACAAATCTTCCACAGCTACATCGTGGTGGATATGGCCAGCCATGCTCAGGACAATTTTGGTTAGGTTCTACTGCCATAATATCACAACTACAGGTTTTATCTTCTTTGCAAATATGCGCTTCCATTAATTCTCCGTTTATAGCCTTAAGTTTTTTGTATATATTTTATTTATCCCTATAGTACAATTATATCACAATAGACGTGATTTGTCAAGGGGTTATTTATTCCTCCGCTTGCTTTGATCCTTCCTGCCACAGGCTCTACACTTTGACCCTTTACTTACTAATGCTCTGTCGCATGAATAGCACCAGTACTTACCTAGTTTTGGTGCTGTTTTCTTTATCCTGTTGCTTTTGTTCATTTGAATAATCCCAGGTGTACGTATCACCATTAGTAAATGTAATCCTGCAGTCTTCCTTCTTGTCTCTATGCATAGCTCTATGTCTGGCTATCCCAAGATGATGAAATTCTTTACGACATGTATGGCAATAAGTTGTTGGAAGTGTTGGCCTGTATGTAAATTCGTTTTCTATTTTCATTTCTTTATATCGTCCTTCTTAGCCTTTTCTGCATGAAAATGCTGCTTACATAGGCTCTTACCGTTGTACATGAAGTGTGCAGCATTACATTCGATGCACTCTACGCATATAAACGATGTGGTTAATCGACATGGTACTGCATTATCCATATCTGAATTACCTATATTCATACCATCTTTAGGATCAATCATCATGATTTATCCATATCTTCAATTGTCTTACCCAGTGCTTCACTGCCTTCGTTAATCTCTTTATCACAATTGCGCCCATATTCACGAAGTAACCCAACACACGGCCTAAGTGCTTCATTCTTAATAGCTATCAATTTATGCAGCCTAACAATTTCATCTTCGTATGTTTTTCTAATTTGCTCTATTTCTTCGCTCATTGCTTTCTCCTTAAGCTTGGATTTAAACCATTTGAATACATTATCCGTATCTGCCACCATTATACGTTTAACTGATTTGCTATCCAGTGTATCAGAGATAACAAACTTATCATAAAATTGCTTCTTAAGACTTTTCATTTGTTTTTCCTCAATTGAGAGTTATATCGAATAAGTGTTTTAATATTAACAGGCTTAAAATCCCAAACATCGACGCCTACGTTAACGATAGTGCCTTTATGCTTCCATTTCTCATGCACGTGACCACATAGTTGTAAATCATAATATGGCTTTGAATCCGCTGGATAGTGTGCCATATGTACTTTAACACCAAATCCTTCATATACTATCTCTTTAGGGAATGACTTAAACAATTGATTCTTATCATGATTACCCCAAATAAAAATTTTATATCCTTTGAGCCTACTAATCCAACTTGCTACATCTTTGTGAAAACAAAAGTCACCTAAGAAATAGGTTGTATCATCTGCATCTACAAGTTTATTAAAATTTGCAATAAGAGCTTGATCCATCTCATCGGCTGACGTAAACGGCCTATCGCAATACTTTATAATGTTATCATGACCTAGATGCCAATCAGATGTAAACCAAATCATTTTTTATCCCTTTCTGTTGTTTTAATATGCCATCCCCATAAACAATTAGTACATACCCAATACATGGTGTCTGGCATTTTGGCTCTCTTATCTATGCCTTCTGTTGCGCCACAATTAGGACATTTATGCTGTGGCCTTTTCTGATCGTTCATTTTATGTACAAAGTAATGCTAACAATAAAAGAAACCACCACTTTGTTCCTGAATACAGATATAATGACACAGCAAGTGCTATTGTAATCATACTAAGTAGCCAGTCTTTCATGATCTTTTTTTTCTTTTTCTTTTTATTCTCACAAGCTCAGGTGGTGCACAAACGTTACACTGGCCACAACTATCATATTCACATTGTTTACAATGCGGTGCGCTGCATACCATACATTCATATGAAGCTATTCGCTTAGAATGTTCAATGCAATATTGTTTGTTCATACTTTTACCTTCTCTCCAACCTCTTTTATGAAGTAATACCCATCTCTAATTAGCGTTACATAATCAAGCTTGCATACTTCGCGTGAATCAAAGGGAATCGTTATATAATGCCACCCACTAGGAGATTTATGAGACTTCATTAAATTCCCCATTGGAATTCTTTTAGATATTTCGTATAATTTATTTTTGTCCTCTGTGTCGATATCAAGCATGAACTGCTTTTGTCCATAGATACATTCTTTTTGTAACAGGGCAGTACGCCATTGAGAATCAACATAAGAGGCCATTTCAGGATGATAAATAAGTTGCGCCATAAGAACCTTCAGGGCCTTCTGTACATCCCTTGCATTAACTGTTCGATGAATACGCCAATATCCACCCTTTTGCTTCAGGATAGCTTCCAAGCGATCTACCTCATCACCATATCCTTTATCTACTGTGCGTATGCACTGGGATTTCTCTCCATGTGTAGGTCTTGCTAAAGCAAGTAAAATATGTACATAATCCGTTTCTATACGAACTTCTCTGTTACTCATGACTTAAATATATCCTTTTTTAGTTTCTCTTTGTAATCGTCAAGACTAAGAGAACCATCAGGATTTAAAGAATCTTCGTACCATTCCCAATTGTCAACACCACCAACTTCTAATCTATCAAGTTCTTCCTGGGCACATTTAAGGGAAAGGTATTCTTCCTTTGTTATTGTTATATCTTCACTCATATAATCCACCAAATATGTATACCATATTACTCATGATTTATCCTTTCTTACGCTTGCAATGTAAACAATGCAAAAGCACAGCTATGTATATAACTAATGCGTGTAATATAGCATGTGAAATAAAGCCTATGATTACTAATGCTATCCCATTCATAATTTCTCCTTTTTAGCTCTATCACTTTCTTTTCTTAGCTCTCTAAAAATATCTAAAATACCATATGTGCCTTTAGGTAGCTTCTTAGCCTTAGTTGATAGTGTTACTTTAGCTTTGTTCATCTTCATCTCCAATCTTCGATATAGTTCTTTTATATTCAGATATTGGCATCTTTCGTTGTGCTTCTTTTGGCAATACATATTCTATCCATGTGCTACATCTAGAACAAGAACTATAAAATCGTTTTACTTGCCAATATTCTAATTTCTCTAAATCACATGGCCCGTCTTTACTTTGAAATCCATCAATGTTGTACTTGCAATTAGGGCACTTAATCTTAAAGTTAATATAGTCGAACATAGACATAGTAACCACCCACCACAATTACTATAAGGCTTACTACTTTAATTATTAACCAGAATGCTAAAACTGCAAACATTTTAGTTTTATTAGTATAATACATGTTATAATCAGGCACTTTATACAAATTGTTTACATCTCCACTATGATAATATAATTCTGCTTTCCATTCAGGATAATCTTTTGTAACATCCCCTCGTTTACATTTGACATTTTGCACACCCCAACATGATTCTCGTTTATACCAACCCACATTAGGTAACTTTACTATATGCTTTGCGATGAACTCGTCCATCTGTTTATTATTCATTGTCTTTTAGCTCCCTGTATTGTGCATCTTCAACATCGACTTTATCATAAGTTTTTTCAAATATTTCGTTCTTACATGGATAAAACTCTCCCTGTATACCTTTAATAATCCACCATGTTGGAGGACAGCCCATAATCCCTTCAATAGTTTTTATAAATGTTCTAGGAGATTCTTGATAATCATAAAAGAAACTTTCTCCTGCAAATTTTCTACATTCATCAAATGATTCTTTAGTTCCTTTAAATTGTACTGCTTCAATTACTACAGGTTTCTTTCTATATAGAGCCATTATAGCATCTCCTCAAATAACTTTCTAAATGGTTTACACATTTTGTCCAAACGTTTTTCTATTTCTTTTCTAGCTTCTTTACCTTCTTTTACTTCGCGTTTAATATATGTATGCCCATTTTTGTATTTGATTTCTTGGCTAATAAATATAGCTTCATTTTTTATTCGTGATCGCATTTAATTCATTCTCCCCACAATTTTCTTTAGCCTAGATTTTGATAAGTTAAATTCCACATGTTTGTGATCTATGTATACAACAACAGTAACACTTTTTGGATTTTCATAGTACCAAATATCTTCAGTTATTTTCTTTGGAACTCGTCTATAATATGGCATATCTTTGTTATTTCTCGTCGTCATTTTGAGCCTCCACAAACAATATTTTTAAATCATTCAAAGCTTTACTAATTGCTTCTGCTTTATTCTTTTCTGATAGTATATCATCTTTGTACTTTACTAAGATTAGTCTGATTTTCTCGGTGTATTCAACGATATTAACACTTACCTTTTTATCAGATAGTTCACTTAGCCATAAAGCTAAACGATACTTATTAGTAACAGTAAGCGGAGTCCCTGTCTTTATACGATTGATTACATCCAGTATCTTATTGTTCATTCTTGTGTACCTACAATAGTAATTAAGCCATATCTTTTGCAGTCTTCTCTTTGACAGAACATCAAAGGATTGCCAGTATAAGTATTATTATTGACTAAGATATGGCTACATTCGATGCACTTCATTTTTATATTGTGACCGCTTAAGCCAGGTCTTATAACCTTAGTTTTAGGTAAATTTAAATGTCTATTTAGTTTCTTCATTATTCATTATCTCCTGTTAATTGTATAGTTTCACATTTAGGACAAATTATCTTGTACATGAATTTCTCCTCCATGTCCTTGTACTTCATAGTATAAATAGTCTACTCTTACTCTATGATATTCCTTGCCCCATTTGTTTGATTCGCTTACTTCCATGAAGCGATTAAAGTTCTCTTTCGCTTCATACACCCTAAATTGCGAAGGTGGATGTGCGCTAAAAAAGTGTATAAAATCAGGTAACTTGTCTATTGGTATTGTGGCCAATTTCTCATTATATTTTATTACTGCTTCTGCTGGATAACCTAGCTTTGACAAATAATTCATTGCTCTACCATCTGCCTCTACTTCGGCACTTTTACTAAATTGTTGCTTAATATAAGGAGAGCTTACTTCAAAACCTGATAACATACCTGATGCTGCACCTGCAGCAGATCCTAAATATCCACCTGTTGCACTAAGTCCAATTTTTGCAATTTTGTTTATTTTAAACTTTTTTCCCTTTTTACCTGATTGATAACGTAATGCAGTAGTATGTCCTATTTCATGAGCTAACACTGCAGCAAGCTCTGCTTTTGAATCTATAAAAGAAAATAGCCCTGTTGATATATAGATATAACCACCAGGAAAAGCAAATGCTTCTACTCTTGGTTCTTTTATTACAAAGAATTGCCAAGGTAGATGAGGGCGTTCACTTATCCTAGCGATATCTTTGCCCACTTTGGTTACATAATCATTAATTATTTCATCTTCAATAAATACGACATCTTTTTTAAATTGTTTACTTTGATCTACACCTGACCTAATTTCTTCTAAATCATACATATTAAGAGGAATATCATCACTAATAATACGCATTCTTTTATCTGTACATCCTAATAATAAAAAACTTACAATTAACATTACTAATAAAAGCATTCGCATTATTAGTATGCCTTATGTAATAAATCTATTAAATGTTGTATCTTTGTAAAAAAAGATGATTCTCCAGTATCTTGAATAATATAAGGACTAACCTGTCCATCTAATGTTAAATGAGAAGTAAGAGTTAATGTATATTCACCGTTAATTTCAGTTAATGTAATTGTAGGTACTAATAAGCTAGAGTCATATCGCCTACGATAATGTTCTTTTGCCTCTTCTAAAATAAAATCTGCTTTTCTTTGCATAAAAGTAATAAAATCCATTATATAACACCCATCTCTTTGTTTAAATATTGTTCTATATCATTAAGAGTAATTAAAGAATCAGACAAATTATACCTATCATTCTGTCCAGGAATATCAAAGTCAAGACGTTCTAATTCTGCTATAGCATCGTGGAGTTGTCCCATTATCTTGAATATCTTATTACGCTTAATCCTAACAAATTTAGAAATAGATAGTTTTTTATTTTTCATGATTTAGCTCCTGTAGTTTATTTTTGTAACTTATTCTACCACAATTTAGTACTATCATACCTTATCCAAGCAACATTTCTTGTATTTTTTACCACTGCCACAAATACAAGGATCATTGCGTCCTATTCTTAATACATTCTTTATTGTTCCGCATATAGCATGATCAAAATAAAGAATACCATTTGTATGATCGATCTCATGCTGTATAACAACTGCTTCTATATCTTCTACCATAGATTTATGTTCTTCTAATTCTTCGTCTTGGTATGTAAAAGTAACATGTTTATATCTATCTGTTTGCTTTGACTTCTTAGGAAAACTCAAACATCCTTCTTTAGAAAATACAAATGGTTCTTCTCTGCTTACTATCTGTGCATTACATGCAAACAGCCATTGACCTGAAGGAAACTTTACTAAAAATGCTTGTCTATGTATCCCAATTTGTGGTGCAGATACTCCATATGCTCCTTCTTTAGGAAACATCCCCAGTAATGCTTCTTTTAAGTCTGTTGCTTGCTCCTTGGTTTCCACTGGTTTGCAAGTCTGTCGTAAGAATTCTTCGCTGTAAAGTGGGAACTGCTTTAGTTTTATCACGTATTACATCCTCGTTTTGCTGTTCATTTACTATATTCTTTACTCGTATAACGAATAATGTATTTCTAATTTGGGGATCGTTCTTTATCTTATATATTATTTTATTCGTCATATCTCTTATTTCATTAGCTTCTTCAAGTCTATTAAAATTAACATTGCACCCGACACACATAATGCATAATGCTAACAATATAGTTAATACGTTAGTCTTCTTCATCAACAGAAAACTCAGTATCCAAGAACTTTTCTAAAAGCTCTTTTAAGTAATGTTGTTTTTCATATCCACAAAGTTTATAATGCCGTCTTATATCTATCTTTAAATCATTAAGATCATTAAGATTTTTTTCCATCTTTTTTCTCCTTCACCTTTTTTTGATTAGCTTCTTCAAGTCGATCAAAATTAACACTAATAGACTAACTAAACTATGAATTAGGGTCAATCTCACATTTGCCTTTTTTATGATCCTCTTCAAACTTCTTATTGAATTTATCAAACAGCACTCTTTGGTCACGTATTTGTATGCACACATTTTTTATTACTGCATCTAAATCAATAAAATCTTCATCTGGAGGAGGTTTTGGTATTGAAGTTGCTACAAATACAATATCATTACCTTTACTTTTACGTGGTACATTCCACGCATCAAATTCTTTCATTCCTGGCAATATCTTGTAGAGTATCTTGCGTATATCTTCTAAGCTTAGATTAGCCATACCAAACTTATCCCATTTAATATCCTGTTTTAAGCATGCATCTAACCAGCCAATAACACGCTCTAAACCTTGAGGAAATGCATAAGGAGACTGCCTAACAGCAGTCCATGCTAATGCCCCTGTAATATCTTTTCTAAAGGTAATACGTTTTTCTTTCCATGTACTGTTTTGTTGATTAGGTACATCTTTTAACACAGCTTTTATCTCCTTAAGTAAACTATCAGGATTCTTTATGTTTACAATTGGATATTTTTTTCTATTCATGTTTATCCTTCCTTATTAGTAGTATAACACAGAAGACTGTACTTGTCAAGCTACTATTATCCAAAAATTAGAATCTTTTGAGCTAAATCAATAGCCTGGTTTAAAAGAGTAAGTGTTATTCCCACAGCTTTTGGTGCTAACTTCAATAGTGACCATAACATGTGTAATCCTCCTTATAAAGGCTTTAATTTATCCTTGTTTGTCTTAAATTTATCTGTACGACCTGTTTTAAGCATATCTTGTATATCTTCTTTAATCATTTTAATAAGTTCTTGAATAAGTTCTTTAGGTGTATCAAAGACTATATGGCGTTCATAAACTATGCGTTTCATTAGTGCCACCTTGTTTAAGCCGTATATGTGCAAATGCAGACGATTTATTATTAGACTTCGGTTTGTTATGTTTTCTTACAAATTGCTTCGTTTTAGGCTTTTCAATAGCTTTTATATCAAGATTTGAATTCCTATATATGCTACCTTTATAGTTATCAGCACTACCACCTGGGCCATACATTATGTCCAATGTTTGATTAAGATCCTTTGTCAAATTAAACCAATAATCAAATTTCTTTTTCCACTTCTTATAATGAGCAGGATATCTAAGCTTAATTAATTTCTCTTCTATTGCAATCCTGAGTTGATCATGTAATTGAGTATTAAATGATGTATGAGTTTTTTTCATAATGTTTATTCCACTGACCTATTTTCTAATCGAAATCCAGTAACAGAATTTTCTACTTTAATATTACCATGTCGTATTCGTCCTAATATATTTCTAAAACATATACTACCCGAACCAAATTGAAATAATTGTATTTTATAGTTTGTAAGAAGGAAAAATTTTATATCTTTAAAAGAAGCTATAGTTGCAACCAATGGTGTTTCATCTTCTGCGGTAGATGCAGCTAATTCTTGACTAATGTACAAAGATTGAAATGCTTCTTCATCCCCTATCCCTGATATCTCTGAATCAACAAAAGTTGATGTAAGTACTGGCATTACTTTAACCCATGCATTTAGCATTCTTTTAAAATCAATTTCATAATTAGGCCCTCCTAATGGAGCATCTAAGTCATCTAACAATACAATTAATGATGGTTGTAAAGTAAAATCACCTGTAGAAGGGCCAAAATTAATGGATTGGTTAAAACCCAAACCACCAAATCTATAGCCATCTTCTGTTTGAGTTACAGAGTCTTGAAATTCTGGTAAAAAAGAGTTTACAATTATATCTAATGCTGCCTGATTCTCTAAAAAAAATATTCCGATGTTTAAATTATTAGTCTGAGTATTTGCAATTGTAAAAGGAGAAGATGGATCAAGCGGTAATGTAGTAACTGATCTATCAAAACGTAATTGCATTTCTAGTATAAAAGTTCCTGCTATATCAGGATCTTCTATCTCTGTTAAACCTGCACATACTCCTGATCCTTCTAAATCATCTGTATCACCATGTGCATAATCTTCTAATTCTTCATCAATAGTTACTTTAATGTCTTCGTGCCATTTAAAAAGATTAAGATCAGTAATATCAAAACTAGGTTTACTTAATCCAGGAAAAACGACATCATCATGCAATTCTCTTAATGTATTACCACTTGCTGAAATTCCACCATTTGGATCAAGTAAACTTGACACAAATACTATATTACCTTTAGGTTCTACAGGAGCTACGTTACCTTCAAGTCCTATGATAGAAAACGAATTACCTGTAGTAGTTGGAGTTCTACAAGAAAAAAGCTGTGGTTCTAATGCAGCAAAATTACCTTCTGCTAAAGAACTAGCCAAAGAAGTCATTTTAAATATTTTATTTGCAAGTGCTTTAACTGTGGGAACTGGTTCTCCTGGCAAAGTAACACCATTTAATATTTCCAGTTTTGCTTCAGTAGAATTAGTAAATTCTACAGATATTTCTGTAATAGAAGGAAAACTATCTAAACATGCTTGATTGGGATATGTTCTTTCAATTGGAATATTTAGTTTTTGAAACGTCATTAAACGCCACCACCCTTGATTTTCTTCTATTGCATCAAAGTTTACTGGCCCGTGTAATTGCTTTGCTGGTGGTTCAGCATCTAAAAGAGTTTGAATTTGTTCAGTTTCTGCTTTTACACGTATTTGCAAATCAGTAGGAAAAATAGCTGTTCTTGTAAATACTAGACCAGGAAATTCAGGTAAAGTGGATTCAATTTCAAATCCCACATCACTAACACTATAATACTCAAAAAATAGAGCACCAGGTACTGTATGACGTAAATCTTCAATATGAATTGCTCGTAAAGGTGTATTTGGTGGTAAAGTAGGAGAATTCGTTACGTCTTCTTGATTCACACTATCTGGAAGTCTAAATGTTCCAATAACCGTTCCATCTTTATGTATATATGGTCTACCACGATCTATATCTGTCCATTCATCCTTAGCTTCATCATTAGGCCCAGGTTCTACAGGGTCTTGATTAGGATCAACACTAAAATAAGTAGATAATTCGGAGCCAATTACACTTAAAATCTTTTCAACAGATTCCCGTAACTCAACTATATGTAATACTCGTACATTGTTCCCATCTATCTCTGAAAAATCTGTGAGAAATTCTCCTGCAATTCCAACCTGTATTTCTTCTAGTGTTCTTACTTGTTGTAGTTCTCGAATATGAACACCTTTAACTCTATCGGCTCCTATAAATTCAGGCCCACTAAATCCCAATGGGCCAGTCCTAAGAGGATCATCTGTCCATCGTGGTACAGGCAATCCATTATCGTCTGTCCCTAATGATCCTTGTTCAAAACCAATAGTTTCTTCTGCTATATCGCCAATTCGTGAATGACACGTAGGACAAAGTAAATCGAATGCAGCCATAATTACTCCAGATACCTAGCGAATGGCCCTGAATCTTGTGGTTGCTTAGGAAGTTCTTCTTTAGCTGATGCCAGCGCCCGTGATGCTTGTGCTAATTCGCTAGTTTCAAAATTTAATATAAATAATTTTCTTATTTTTTCTCTAGGATCAGATTGTCGTACACCTGGTTCTTTTAGTAACGGAAGAATAACAATATTTTGAACAAATTTTTCACTTGTAAGTTGGACGATTGTAGTAAATCCATTTACAAAACTATGAGTTACTGATCCTACTTCTAATTTCAAGTTATTGACATTTACAGAAGACCGTAAATCTATAGTTTCGTCGCCTATTACTGTAATAGATCCACTAACTTGTGGGTCTTTTAAACGTGCTAGTTCCCCATCCGCTCTTGTTTGCATTCTTTTTAATATATCTTCTTCATTATTAAACCCTGTAACCGAATCCTTAAGGATAGCATATTGACCATCCGTGATAGACCTGCAACGTTTACCTGTACCTGCTGTTACTTTAGGTGGATCAGCATCAATAGTAAACTCTACTTCTATAGGCCCAGTTGTAAAAAAGTAATCTAGTAACACTCTAACCTTTACTAAACCTTCAGGATCTCCCTGAATACCAACACGGGATTTCAATACCCTGCCTACCTTAGTGCTAGGTGCCCAAATTTTAGGAATTTCTTCTAAACTAACTCTTACGGCATCTTTTCCTCGGTACTCTAAGGACGCACCAATCGGTTGTCTTTCAGTGCTATATCTATTAATACTTCGTATAATAGGTCGTAGTTTTAAATCGTTTGCTGAAAAGTTTCTAGTATTTTTAAACGAAAAAGCCCGTCCTCTACTTTTGTCAAACAATGAGGTACCAAAATTAGAATTGCCAGAAGATGAATCATTAGACGTTCCTGTAAATGTTGTAGTTCGTTGACCTGTATCCTGACCTGTCAATGTTGGATTTCCACGATCATCAAATCCTACAGTTAATTTTTCTCCTGTATCTGGATCAATAAATGTATCTCCTGATCTAGCTCTTTTCTTAATTGATCCACCCTTATTTTTAAAAGTTACTGTTTTATTAGCAGAATTAGTTTCAACTTCTATTTCTGATCCCTTACTAAATTTAAATGTACTATTTTGTTCTTTACCAAAAGAACTAGAAAAATTTCCTAATTCTGTTATACCAAAATCATTTAAACTAACTTGAATGTTATCGTCAAATCTCACAACAGGACGTTCTTTTTGAAAACCCAAGACTTGAATATCTCTAATATTTTTACCGCTAAGATCAAACTGCAATGCATGTCTTCCAGCTTTACCGACTGTATCAATAAAACTAGAAATACGAACAGTTTTCCGTATTTGAATAGGAGCACCAATTACTGTAATATTATCTATTGTTTCTAATTCTGTTTCTTGAACATCATAACTAATAATATTTTTTCCAAAATTAAATGTTCTTGTCGTAAACCCACCCGACCCAAAATTATATACAGATGTTATACCTGTCGACATATCATGATAAAGTTTTGCATTTCCAACTTTGTTTAATACAAGTTCGGCTGCTTCTAATGTAGTTAAATCGGTTATATCAATCAATCCAGGAAAATCTGTAGGCCCGTTGGTAATTCCTAAGTCTTTAAGAATTTGGTCTGCATTACGAAAAAATAAGATTTCTGAAGTATTAGAAGAAACATTGGGCAATCCCTTGATTTGTGCTGCTCTTAATTTACCCTCAGTAACTTGATTATCTGCTTTTACTTTTACTACGTTAAATACTGTAATTCCTTCATCTAATTCTTCTTCAAATAAAGCTTTTTCTGTTAATTCGATAATAGTACTATGACACGTATAAATAACTCTAAATCCTCCACCTTCGTCTAACGCATCTGCTTTAGTGGTAATAAATCCTCTAAAAACAAGTCTGCTATTGATTAGTACATCTATATCATCGTTTATAGCAGGATCACCACCTGGCCTAAAATCACGTGGTAAACTAAATGATGCGGTTGACAAGTTACTTCCAAAGCCTAATCTAACTTGTTCCAATATAGCAGTAGATTCAGGAGTTCCGTTTATTTTTACTACATACGTTGGACTACTGAATCTTTCTAAATCTTTATTAAACGTAGGAGTAGCCGTTGCTTCGTTTGAATTAGGACTTTCTTGTCCTAATCCGTTAATTCCTCTAACTATAAATGTAACTGCAACACCTTCCGTTTGACCTCCAACTTGATAAGATGTACCTTGTACGGGAAGGCTATTTACTTTTACAAATGTAGGGCCTGTATCTTTTCTAAATATGTTAAAAAATGCATTGGTTGCTGTCCAAGTTAGATTAATAGTATCTGAATTTCCTCCGTCTACTGCTATTAAACCTGTAGGAGCAGAAGGAACATCATTATCTACAGTTGTTTCAATATTTTTATCAATTTCTATATTTTTATCCATTTGTATAGTTGCAAAGAAATCTAATGGTTCTTTTATAAATCCGTTAGAGTCAATTGTTTCTTCATTTGTAACAAAAATAATTGCATCAGAAAATATTTCTTGATCACCAATTAAAATGATTTTAGCATCTATACTAATATTTTGAGTAGAAGTTTCTCCTACAAATGTATCAGTAAGTATAGTTTCTTCACGTTCTATTTGTATAACACCTTCTGCAAAAATAATCTGAGTTGTAATCTCTCCTACAAATGCATCTGAAGTAATAAGCTTTGTTTGAGTTGAAGTAACAATTGCATCAGATGTAATAATTTCTTCATTAGTAACTACTTCGGCCATTAATGTAGCAAAACATAAATCTACTAATGATCCCGATATTTTAAACCAATTAATACCATCTTCTGTTTTAACTGCATCTCCTCTTAAATAAAGTAAATCTAATGAATTTTTTGCATTTTCAAATTCATATCTGTTACTTGCGTCATGAGGAGCAGATTTAAATACAACTGCATATAGTACATTTTTTTGTAATAAAGGAGCTTGTGGTATTGTAGCTCTTGTAACAGGAGTACTTTTAGATGTTGCAAATTCAGATTTAGCGATAGTTGTTGATCCAATTACTACACCATTAGGAAAACCATTTGTTGTTTCTTGTATTTCAATATCCATATCTCCTAATGTTCCACTATCTACCTTTAATACCGAAAACCATATTTGAGTAAGGGCTGCTGTTTCACTAGAAGTAAACGTTTGACCTACTTGAGCCGTACCAAGTTCATCATTTAAATCTGCTAGAGAAGATTGAAAATTAAATCTTCCCATTTGAAATTGATCAATAAATGGATTAACTTGTGCTTCCATTCTAATAACAATCGAACCATCGGCTAATGTAAGACTACTCCAAAGCCCAGGTTCAAATTTAATAAAATGATTACCTCCAGTCATTAATCCATCTGGACTAAATCCTGTTGTTACTACAAAATAACGATAAAAGTTTGAAGTACTTGCAGGAGTAGCAGATTTTAAAGTAATAACATATTCTATACCTGCAGTTAATACTGGCTTAGTAATAAAATTTACTGTAGTTTTTGGTGGTGAAGAAGTAAACGAAGTTGGTAAATCAGCAGGAGAAAATGCTACAGATTCAATTGGAATTCCATCGGGTACACCAGCTACTATTGTTTCTAGACTAATAATTAAATCAGAGGGAGCATTACCATTTTCAGCTATTACCAAATCTACAGAATTTAATTTTCCTGTAATTGACGGAGTAAAGCTTTGACCAGCAGAAAAACCCGCATGAATTCGATGTATATTGTTAAAGCTAAATGCTGCAAGTGCTATATTATCAATTCTAGTAGGAATTTCCAGTATCTGTGTTTGAGAAGAAACAGTATGAGTCCCTATAGGAGCAATTTCAGCATCAGAATTTATATTTTGGGTTATTTCTACTTCTTCTGCCATAAACGTAGCAAAACCCAAATCTTGGTTAGGAAGCTCACCCCAAGATGTTCCATCATTTGCTTGAACTGCACTTCCAGGACTATAATGGTTATCTGTACCTCTACCAAAAAATCTATAATTATTAACATCATTATGTGTTGCAGAAAATACAATAGCATATTTGGTACCTGATGTTAATACAGGCTTTTCGGGAATAAAAACTTCGTAAACATCAGAGGGTATAACTGTTAATGTAAAGTCTTGCGGTCTAATTTTTCCTTGTGCTTGTATAACTGATCCAATTATTGTACCATTAGGAAGACCACCTGTAGTTTCTTGAATCTCTATATTTAAATCTCCTAATGCACCTATATTGTTTTTTATTGCAGAAAATTGAATCTTTTCAAGTTTTGCAGTTACGCTAGGCACAAAAGTTTGTCCAATTTTTCTTGTACCTGCTACATCATCTAAACTAGTTACTGTATCAGTTCTAGTAATATTAAATTGATCTATGAATGGAGTAAAATCCACATCCATAGTAGTAACAAAACCTATATCTTCACTTTCACGTGGCGTACCTGTAAAACTTGGACTACCAAGAAATAACTCTCCATCTGGATAAATTTCGCTAGTTGTAACAGACATTTTTTTAAATCTTACCCCATAAAAAACAAAATTTGGAAATAAAGGTTGAAAAGATTTTAATGTAATTGCATATTTAACACCTTGTTGCAAAGGTATACTTGGGCTAAATACAACTGTTGTTGGAAGGTTAGCATCAATTCCAAAAAAGTTAGGATCTACAGGAACTGAAGAAGCTGATAAACTAGTACTACCTAATACAATTCCACTAGGTCTAGGAGGAATCTGACTATCCATAGTTTCTATAGCAATTACTAAAGGAAATGTATAAAGACTCAAATTTCCTGGAAATCTAGAAATAGTCAAATCTATAGATACAAGATTACCCGTTACTCCAGGAGTAAAACTCTGTGCAGCGCTACTACCATCATCAATATCTATTCCTCCTGATGATACAGCAATTGATATTTGATCTCTTTTTGGCATATTAGTTCACAACTATTCTTCCGTCTTTGTGTATTTTCATTATCCTTTTATGATTTTTTTCATTTTCGTCTGTATATTGGAATCCTAAATAATAAACATGTTCAGGTGTACCAACTTCTACTAGATTATTTCCAAATGTTCTTGTTACTTCCCTATAATAAATAAGCCGATATTTGTAAGGATTTTTCCTTAGCATATCGGCCCTGGGCTGTAATCGTTCACTAGCAGTCTTCGCTGTTTCGATTGTTCCTTTTTCTAAGTCAACAATGTAACTAAGTCCATCAGCTTCTTGTAATCCAAAAAGCTGTAACTCATCCTGCCTTTCTAGTACATCTTTAAATAGTCTCTCTTTATCGCCTTCAAATTGATTTATTGAACTTCCATCTTTAAACACTGCAAACCAAGGTAACGTTATCATGTTAACCATGTTAGCCTCCATTAAATTTGGGATATTGTATTGTATTACAAATACCCCTAGCAACTAGCATTGAATTGCCAGGGTCTTATTAAGTCTCGTCGTATTTCAACGTAAACGTCTTCTGGTTAACTGCACCAGGAGGAGTTGAAACAGTTGTCTGTAACTGCAAGGTCATGTAACCCGAAAAATCAGGATTACCTGCAGGAGCAGCAGGAGTTAAAGCTGCGCCTTCAGTTGTTGGAATATCAACCGTTGCAACAATAGACGTAGTGTCAGTAGGAGTAGCAAAAGTCGCATCAACTGCTGCTTTAATTGCTTCACCAGTAACAAACGTACCTGCTGATTTGAAAAAACGCAAATTAGCAATAGACGTAAATGTTCCAGAGAACCTTCCACGAAGCCACTTCTCAAAGCTATTATTACCAGCCGTGATAGGGTCGTTAGTAGGTACAATGTTAACTGCATCTACACTACCGAAATTCGCATTAGCGATTCCGTTAGTTACTGTTTCAGCTACTGTATTGCTTTCACTGAATTCAAATGTTGCTGCCATGATTAAATCACCACCTTTCTTTTATAGGTTATCCTTTAAATGATACTCTTATCCGAAATCTTATATTTAAAATTCCAGATGGACTAGCACTTGTAGGAGGAGTTATACTTAAGTTAAGAAGTTTCGCATTATTAGATGGAATAGGATTTTCAAATAAATGAACGATTTCTTGTCCAATCAGTGAAAATGTCGTTTCTGCATCGTCTTCTATTTCATATTCATAATCTATTAGTACATCTTCTGTAGCAGAAGGCAGAGCAGTTCCTAATGTAATTTCCCCTGATATTCCATCAAATGTCCCACTTGTAAAAAAGTTAGTTCCTAATCTATTAGGATCACTATTTAAAAATACACCAACAACTGCTATAAGGGGAGTATGACTAACAGTAACAGTTGTATCTGTATCAGATGTTTGTCTTTCTAAATCTACTATTACAGGATTACTAATAATTCCGCTTGATTGTACACCAAACCAATCTTGTGATGCAACTTCTGAACCAAAGTCTTTTACATTTGGCGAATATGTTACAGTAATATTTTGAGTAGCTGGAGGGATTTTACCTGTTACTCCGTCCCCAAATGATAATAATCCACTTGCAAAACTAAATGTGTATATCTCATCCGTAGAACCAAATCCTGCTAAATTATCTACCCTTGTATATACAATTCCGCCAACTCGTACAATTAAAGGGTACAATACGTCATCATCTAAAACAGGAGGAAATGCAACAGTAAAGGTTTGGCTTGCTGCTCCTGTACTAGCACCTTGCAATTCATCAATAAGTTCTAATGATAAAATTCGGAATTGAATATCTCTAGCATCTACAGATTCAAAACCTCCACCTTTATCATTAAACAATTGAAAAGGATTATCAGGATGCTGAAATTCTTCTCCAGCTATTACACCTGTAAACACTAAAGGATTGCTCTCTATACCTACCTCCACAGTTGGAGCCGTAGATGCAAATAGCTTTAAATCAGGTTCATTTTTAGTAATCTGTGCATCAGAAAATATAGTCTCTGTAAATTCCACTAAAACTATAGAATCTGATTCAACAGTTTGAGTAGTAATAAGCTGTATTGTTGCATCAGACAGTAAATTTTGTGTTACTGTACCAAAAATAGTTGCATCTGATGTAACATTCTGCTGTACTGTAGGCATATTAGACGTTTTGCTCCAATGTATTTGGAATTTTAATTGTTATATTGTAATCTTGTATATTACCATGTGTTTGTTCTTGAAATTGAATACCATCTGTTGCTATTTGTCCGTCATATCGTAAATGCCTAGTCGGGCTAAGTATATGCAATTGCCCTGGGCCAACTTGTATTCCATTAATTAAATTATTTCTGAGTGTTTCCATATCATCCCAACTATTTGTTTTATTGAATAGAACACCCTTTAGTTCAATAGTACGTTCATTTACCCCAAGTTCTTGTACAATTGCGCCATCTAATAAAGGTACAATCAATCTAGCAGTTCGTTTACCAGGCGTAGGTCTAGTAATAAAAGGATTAGGAAAAAATGTAAATGTTCCTTGATCCCCATTAACACCTCTGCGCCATTCTACTGTTACTTTAACTGTGCTCATTATCCAAATGTATCCTGTGCGCGTTCTTCTCTACCTGCATTAGTGGCCTCTCGTCTTATATTGTTTAGTTTCGTATTAACAGCAGCCTGTGCTCCCTCTCTAGTTGCTTCTTTAATATCTTCTGATGATATACTAAGATTTACTATTACATTAGATAAAGGTTTCAATGCTGCTTCGATTGCACCACCTAAAAAATCTCCAATTTCTGATCCAAGCTTTAATATACCGTCTAATCTTCCTTTAAATTTTGATAAGGATATATCAGCATCAGTAATCGCCCCGTCTACCGCAAGAAATTCGTCAAAGGATTTAGTAATAAGCTTATTTGATTCTAATTGTTGTTTAATTAAAGCAAAAAAATCTTCTCCAATTTGCTTAATAGCTTCTGTAGCAGTTAAGCCACCTTGTCTAAAATCCTTAAATTGTTGTGCGATATCTCCAAATATTCCAGTTATACCATCTGCTCCCTTTTCTCGTTGTAGCTCTTTAAGTCTTTTTTGACGTTCTTTAAACGTATCTTCTTCTGTTTCTGTTGTTGCTCTTATTTCATCTCTTATACCCTGTTGAAAAAATCTAAATTGATTGCCGAATTCCAATTGCTCTGCTGTTAATGTTGAAAGTCCCGCACGTTGAGCTTGTAATAATAGAGCATCTGCTTTTGTAACATCTCTAGCTAATTGTTGACGTTCTATACGGGTTTTCCCTAACCTTAATGATTGTAACTCTAATGCTTTATTAAAATCAAATATTTTGCTAGTAGTAGAACCAATAGCATCATCAACATCTTGATTTTTAAATGCATTGACTAAAGCTTGTGCAATTCCAATAGTACCCTCACCTGAAATAAGTGCTTTTGTTGCTCCTTTTATTGCTCTTGTAAATTTAAGATTAATGACATTTGATGCTATAGCAATATCTGTAGTAAACTTATTGAAAGCAAGTCCAGTTTTACCTGTTTCTTTATCTAGTTCGTCTTGAACATTAGCTAAAATTTGTAATTTAGAAGCTAAAGTGTCAGTTTCATCTGCTGCTGCTCCACCAAATTTTTCCGCTAATTTATCCAGCAATGTACCTTGACGAATTGCTGCCTTGATGTCTGCCCGTCTTAAGTCTGTTAATTGCAGAAGAACCCGAATATTACCTTTTTGAGCAAGATTTAATATGCGAGTTGTAGTAGTTAAATCTCGACCAGTTGCTGCAGCCACATCTTGTGCTACAATAACAGTTTTTTGTGCCTTTTCTAAGTCTCTCGTAGATTGCAACGCAATGGTAGTAGCTCGTTGTACATCTTGAACAGAAAATCTAGTGGTACGGGCCGTTTGTTCCGCACCACGTGTGATTAAAGCAGCACTCTTTTCGCTTTCTTCGCCCACTAATCGTAATTGTGTGCGTAATCGTACAAACGATGCTTCTGCAGATATTGCTTGTTGATTTGTTTTAGTAAATCCAACAGCAGCTTTTGCAATTGAAGAAACAAGAAAAATACCTGCAGCAATGCCTAGCGTTTGAGCACTAAACGCAATAGACGCAAGAACACCCGCAAGCTTTAGCCCTGTGCCAATTACACCTTTAAAACCAGCTTTTGCAGCGTTAAAGCCTGAAGCATCAAATTTTGATGAAATTCTAAAAAGTAAACTACTAGCCATTTGCTATCCTGTAAGTGGTTCTTCCTTTTCTTGAATTTGACGGAATATTCTCCATCTGTTTTTCTACGGTGCGTACTGCTTCTTTGTTTTGTTCTGCTAACATAGCAGTTAAAACACGCATTTGTTCAGTTGTTAAATCGTCTGTATATTCCGTTTTAAATACTTTGTATCTATAGGAGTTTGCCACGTGAAACGGAGCTAAAAAGTATGGACTCCTTATTAGTTTTTTACTTCTTCATCCGTTAATACAAAATACTTTTCCCATCTATTATACAGATCAAAAATAGTCAATTCATCTATTTGAGCGATTTCTTCTAAAGATTTAAAGTACCGAATCGTTTTATCATTTTTTTGTTTCAAGGCACAAAAAACCGTCATATATCGTTCTTCAGCAGCTATGCGAATTAATTGCACATCAGGATCAAATTTATATCGACTGAAATGCACAATTGCTTCAGTAATAGCAGCCTTGACATCATTTAAATCACGCCAAGTCATAGGAAGTAAAATACCTTCTATTTTATCTTTCTCAAATTCTGCTAGTTGTTCTTCAGCAAATTGCTTTTTTTCGTTAAGGATTTTAATTTGTTTTTCGTCCTTAACTTCGCTTAACTGCTCGTCTATGCGTATAGCATTATCTTGCAATGTTTCGACGGACGATGTATGACGGTAAACACTAACCTCCAACGGAGGATTGTTTAATTTTTGATACGCTTTTGTTGCAACCTTCTCTTTAACTAAACTATCTACTAATTTCTTAGAATTAACTTTTTCTTCAGTATTCATTGTAGCCTCCCGATTTATTTTGAAGGGGGGAATAGCAAGGCAATTAGCCCTGCTATGCCCCTTCAGTATGTATACTGATTATTTTTTAAGAATCAATATATGTAGTAAAAGCTTCAAAAACGTCATCTGTAGAAAAATCAGCTTCAGGAATTGTAATAGTACTACCTACTAAAGTAGCATTATCAAATTTGTCACCATTTTTCAATACAAGAATTAACGCTTTGCCATTTAAATCTGCATCCGCAGCTTCAACAGCCTGTGGAGTATTGTCTGTATCTGCCTCAAAATTACCTGACACAAGTGCAGCAACTTTATCAGCTTGTGAATTTGAATTGCCTTGAGCAAAAGCACTAGAACCTGATCTCAAAAGTCGACTATATTCTAAAGCCACACCTTTAAGTCTTAGTACGTTTGTAGACGTACCATCACGGGTAATAGCACCTTCTTCTCTTACAGGTTCACCTGTAGCAGAACCTCTAATCCTTGTAAACTTACAAAGAACCGACTGAAAAATAACACTATCAGAAGGTCTACGAATATTTAACATAATCGTAATTTCTTTATAATTAGCAGGATCATCCACTGTAGCAACTGCACTTGGATCTAAATCATTAATAGACGTATCCACTAGTTTACTATCAGTATCAAAATAATTAAAACTAATTTCTACGCCATCAAAATTTGTCACAATAGCAACTGCTTCGGCTGAATCAAATTCAAAAATTCTTCGTTCATCAAATGCTGGAGTATAGTCAAAATTCTGCGCCAACGGCACACGAACTGCACCATGACTCTGACTTACTAATTCCAGCAGTGTATTTGTTCCAACAACTGTTTCAATGCCCATTTATTTCACCATCCTTTAATTTATCTCTGTATCTGAGTTTAGATTTTGTGTTACGTTTAACTGTTGACCTAATTCGTTCCAAAACACTCTAATCAGGAGTATGTATCTTTTTACATTTTGGTTTTCTTGATCTACAATAAACTTTTCGTTAATTGAGTTACTTTCTTTATCAAGCTCTATAAACCCTATTACGGGTTTATTAGGATTGCTATAATCCCTTAATTGAATTGTCGACACATCGGGAGTACTAGTGTGACCAGCATTTGTAAGTGCAAAAATAACTCTATCACGCAAATTTCTTACTACGCGAGTTGAACCTGTAAATGTTTCACTATCTTGCGAAATACAGGTTATTTCAATAAGTGTTTGATTACGAACACCAAAAATTGGAGAGCCATCGGGAGAATGACCAATCAATTTATCAAACGCTCGTTCCCCTAAGTTAAATAATCCTCTTTCTGTTGTGCTAATTGCAGGAAACTGTTGGGGAGCAATTGGATAGTCGAACACCCAAAAAAATTCTTCGCCACTGGGTAATGGTGGACTACCCAAATGCCCTCCGTCTATATTTTCAATAAGCCAATTGTTAAAAGAGGCCATCAGGTTTTCTTTTCCTGAACTATGTACGAAACCTTTTGGAACTGGCATTATATGTCAATCTCCGTAACCTTTGGAGGGCGCACAACTTTTCCCTCTTTTTCCATCTTCTTTAACCATTCTCCATAAAATTTAGTAAACCATAATTCCCCTGCATAACGTGCTCTTGTAGTAAAATGTACACCTTTACCAAAATCCATTGCATCTTTATATGGTACTTGATTATCAACTGCTATCTCTTGTACTGCAGGAGTTTTATCTTCTGCAACACTAGATGCTTTCCCTTCTGCAACCGAACTTGCACTAAAATGATATTCTTTATGATAAGGAGTTTTATTGGATTTTTTAAATGGATCATATAACGATGTATCTTTAATTTGTCTACTATAATCTATTGTGTATTTATCTAAAATAGCAGTCCAACCACCGCGCAATTTTCCTGTATCCATAGGAGTTACTCTTATTAAATATTTATGTATTTCAAATACTAAATTTCTGTATAATTCTAAATTATATTTAGAAAATCTTTTAATAGATTTTTCAATTTCTTTTGTTTCTTTAATGTTCTCTATAGTAAGAGTAACTTTAAGGGGGCCACTTCTTTGTCTAGAACGTTGTTCCGCTTCTGATTTTATATTTACACCAAAAACTGTTTCACCCATTATGCATTCCCCACTTTTCTAAATATATATCCAAATAAAACTTCTTTACCTATAATTGAATGAGTATGAGATTTACCTACTATACGATATTCATGCTTTTCATAAATAATTCTATCGCCTTCACTTTGCCCGCCAATTTGCTCAGTAGTATCTATAATATTAAGTTTTTCTGTAAGAGTAACAGAAATATCGCCTAATTGATAAAGTCCACCAGAATATAATACATCTTGTTGACTAACACTATTAATAACTGCTTTTGCAGGTTTTCTACTAAATCCTAGCTTGGGTTGTATTCCTCTTGCAGGATCGCCTGGATCAGCTATACCAGTAAACTTTTTAATGATAATAGGCTCTCCATAAGGTACATTAGTACTTGCTAATGCATCATCAATAAATTTCCTATCTTTATCACTAAACTGTTCACCAGCCATATTTAAACCTTCTCATCTGTTTCAGGTTGTTGATATTCTTCTTCTTCTTTTTTTTCTTCTTTTTTTGGTTCTTTAGGATCGTTTTTTCTAATTTCATCTTTCCTTGTAAGCATAGTTTTTTTAGTCTCCCTAATTTTTTGTTCTAATGCAACTCTATCTCCGCCAGTAGTTTTTAATCTTTCATTAGATAACATTTCTTGTTCTTCTGCATATTTACTGGATATAGCTGACGATTTAATAGCATTTCCATCATATTGATAATTGCAACAATTATTCCAATCAACATCATCTGTAATAATTTTGCAAGTACTTGGTTGTTGAAATCTTATACAACGTATGCATCCAAAACCTTCATCTCTCTCATCGTATCCAGCTTCTTCTTTTAATAATCTAAAAGGATTTGTTTGACTAGGTTTTGCATTTGGCCCCGTCATACGTAATTGACAAGTACCTTCTGGTTCTATATGTCCTAGAACATTAGTGCATTCGCCTGTTTCTGGAATGTACATACTACAAGTTACACATTGATATTTTCCTTCTATATCATCTGTAACTAAGACAACCATTTTGCCATCGCCTAACATAATATTTCTTTTTTCAATTGCTTTTTCAAACTCTTCTTTTAAAATAGATACTGATTCATTCTTAACAAACAAATGGACAAATCTTCTACCACCATCTGTTACTGTTGTACCTTTTCTAATTGTGTTTAATTGTTCTTCCGTAACATCAATACGATAACCTTTAATTATAACTGAATATATTTTGCTCATTAGCTTATCTCCGCATCAGATAATATTGCTTGAATAGTTTGTTCACCTATAAATGCATCGTTTGATATTGTTTCAATATTTATTATCTTAGGTAAAATTCGATTAGTCTTATTGTAATGCCGAAGCATTTGTAAATCAGATAATAATTGTGCTTCATTATCTTGAATTATTTGATTTGTTTGACTAACAATATTAGATTTATTAATTGTACGTCCACCAACACTTACACTAAAGAAATCTTTTGATTCTAAAATTAAAGCTCTTAGTACATTAGTATAAAAACGTTTACAAATAGCAGGTCTATAATCTTCAGGAATATTATCTTGATCAACAGGTCTATATATTAAAACTGATATTTCACTAGCAGAATGACTAGCTATTTGGAATAACTGTGGATCAGTAAAAGGAAAGAATGTATATGTTGCTATCAAGGATTCATCGGTAGTTAGTGGAGTAAGTAATACAACACGTCCACCAATAAAATCAATAATATAATCATCTGTTTCAAATAGCAATTCTGATACACCAGTAATATTATTAAGTTTCTTTATCTTTGGTTTGGGAACAGCTTGCCAGTTACCGTTCTTTGCATCAAAAACACCATTAGATGAATCAAACGGACATAATTCTTCGTCCACTACGCTACATAACAGTTTAGTTAATAGCACATCTTTACACAATTGTGTAATCTCTGTTATATCATCAGGAATTGCTATTGATGGATCTAAAAAGATAACGTCAGACATTTGTTACTCCTTAATTTCCTATGACGTTGTGTGTTCCGTTAGCGAACACCACAAGATCATGTGTTTCTCTAATAATACCTGTCTTAAAAAATTCTATTAAATACAATGCAGCATCTAAAAACACAGTTGCATTCCCTGAAGCATCTGTTTGTGCAACAGCAATAGCAACTGCAGGATTGGATTTGTCAAATATTCTAATTTGAGCATTGGGAATAGGAACAAGTGTAACTGAATTCTTTACAGTTACTGTAACTGCAAATGCTCCAGAACCTGTCGTACCATCAACTGGCACAACTCTGTATTCTTCTGTTGCCACAGTTGGAATTCCATCTATAGTAGTATTAAACGTAGTTAAATATTTTGTAAAAGATGCATTAGATGCAATAGGAAATTTAAAAAACCACCTGTTAGTGGCACCAATTCTAGTCATAGCAGTTGATGCTAAATCTTCTTCTTCAGGCCCCCCATTAATATGAGAGATCCTAACAGTAGGCGTAGTATAATCTGCAGGAAATGTTGGTTCACTTCCTGACAGTCTTAGCACTGTTAAGAGTATAGTATTTTCTTGACTTTGATTAAATTCAAATCCCATTAGTTATCACCTTTACTTTATTTTAGACTATTTCTGCTCCAGCTTGAATAAACTTAAATTTGCTAATATCATCTAGTACACATTGATGCTTGATCAAATCAGCAAGGGTAGTTGCGTCTATAACACCCTGTTTTGCTTCGTTAACGTATTGCTCTGTTAAATCTTTAGCAATTTTTACAGGATTAGGTGCATTAGTATCAACCCATACAATTTCTTTTGATCCATCGTTCTTCTGTCTCCATTGTTCTCTATCTGTTCGATCTGTGGGGATATCGGCTAATTCCACATCTTCATATGGTAAATCCTTTTGGGGAGTACCGTCAATAGGATGATTTAACTTAGCTGTTTGTCTAGTCATTAAATCTGCATCAGTTTCTCCTGGTAGTCTAGCTTTCTCTGCAAATTGGGTAATTAGCACTGATCCATCTGGTTTTTTAAATATGCGTATTTTCATAAATACTCCTTTTTAATGTTTATTAATGATTTCCTACAGCCATTACACCAACGTTATCTCTGTCTGATTCACTACCATTATTGTCACGAATTGAAACATCTACACTATCTGTAAATATGCCAAACCCTCCGGTACTATCAATAGTAACATAACCAACAGCCTTTCCTGTTCCAGCTATTACGTAATTTGCATCAGCAAAATCAATGTCCCAGTTTATTGTAGCTTCCCCTGTTCCTCTGTCCGTTATACTAGATACATTATAACTATCTACTAAAGTTGCTGTACCTGATGCTTGATCGTAATGAATCCATCCTTGTATTAACTGCTTTGCAACTGATTCATATGGATGTTGTGCATACGATATTGCTGTATCACCGTCTACTATACACATACCATCAAAGTAAACAGTTGTAGTATTTCCATCATTTGTCAATCGTAGGTTTATATTCGTCGCAGATGCATCAATAGTACGTGTCACAGAAATAAATTCCCATGCACCGCCACCAGTATGATACGGAGAATTTGAACTTCCTCCACTATCACCTAATAATAAACGTCCTGCATTTGCAGCAGTTGCTCTTATCCAACACGAAAAAGTTAGATCACGACCTCTGAAAATCGTGTTCTCCGAAGTAGTAATAACGGGTATAAAAAAACGACTTAGAGAGTTCCCACTTGCATCTGATAGCAACGCAAGAGAAAATTCACCAAATAGAACATTCCCTGCACCAGATTCCTGAGAAACTGATCCACCATCAAGCAACGTCCACGCATTAAGCGCATCTGGTGGAACACTTGTCCCATTTCCCCATTGACTGAAATTTCCGTTTTCTATTAAATTTGTAAATTGTTGGGTTTCTCCACCTGATAATCCCGCAGCAGGTGCATCTTTAAATATTGCATTACCTGTGCCAGTGTCTTTTGTTAATATTTGTTCATTAGTAGCACCAGCTACATCTGTAATCTTATTTACTGCTGTTTGTCTAGCATCGTTTATCCAAACTGATCCGTTAAATCTTAAGAAATCATCAGTAGTAACGGATGTTAGAGTAACATCAGATAAGTCATTAAATGCTGACGCACCTGATACATCAATAGTAACTACACCTCCACCATCATCTGTTAGCTTTCCGTTTGTAACATTAATTGTAGTGACATTCGATACATTTGGTGCGCCGTCTGTCTCTTTAACTGTTAATGGTGTTCCAGTAAGATCAAGTGATACTTGTCCCCCACTTTGATCCGTAAGCTTCCCGTTAGTTACACGAATAACCGAAACATTGCTTACTACAGGACTGCCATCTTCTTCTCTTACTGTAACAAATTGTGTTGAACCTGTAAAACCTTGTGACATGATTTATCTCTCCAATTTTGTCTATTTATTAAGACCTAGAATTTTTTCAAGAATTTCCAAACGAGCACGTATATCTTGACTTAAATCTGAATTTTTATCAATAACATCATATGCAATTTGAGCTTCAGTTTGAATTTGTTGTATTGTTTTTTTATTTGTAATCTTTTTAATAGTCATAATTATACTCCAGTTTAAGTAACTTCTACTCCAAATAAATTAAAAGATAGAGTAGCCAAAGTTGCTAATACTCTAACAACATCGGTTGCTGCCAAAGTAATTCCTAATGTAGCAGTAAACGTCTCATTACCAGGAATTGCAATATCGTAATAAATATACTGTTCATCTGAATCTACTGCTCCAGCAACTGCTATAGAAATTCTAAAAGACGTAGCAGTAGAACTACGATTTGCAACTGTTATTGAACTTCCTGTAACAGATGTACTACCAGGCACTGTATAAATATCTGTAAGCGTAGCTGCCAAAGGGTTTGATTGTCCTAAAACTTTAAGTGTGTCAGCCATATTATCCTCCCATTGTTAGAAATAGTCTTCCAAAACTTGCAGGTGCTGCCACAGGAGTATCACTAGTTCCTGTATTAATCCATACACGTTTATCAGTAACACTAGAAATAGATCCACCTGATGTAACAACCTCTGCAATAGGAATCCGTCCAGACGTAAAGCCTGATGTATTAGTCGAAGCAACTCCAACAGACGTTATCTCCACAAAATTTGTAGTATTATTAGTTAATACAACATTTTGAGAAGACGCATTTGTAATAACATTGTCATCACGTATACGGCCAGCTTTAACAGTTAAATTTAAACCTGATGCAGCTAGGGGCCCAAAGTCTCTAAGATCATCAATTAAAACATCTAAATCTCTAATTTGTCCTGAACGAACTTCTGTACGTGCCATTTATATCATCCTTTTTTCTTAAATTTCTTCTTGAATTCGTCTTTAGTAATCTTTTTATCAACATCTTTCTTAAGGGCTACTTTTTGTGCAATAATTCTGTCTTTGTTTCTTTGTTCTTTCATTCTAAGTATATTAGTATCGTTTTGATATAATGCCCATTCTCGCATAGTTCTTTTTAAATAATCTTTAGCACCTTGTAACTTTAATACTTGTTCTTTGTAACGAGCAGCGTCATCTTCTGCTTCTACTAGTTTTATTACTGCACTTCTATAATCTTTATCTAATTTTTCTAATTTATCGTTTGCAAATTCCCCAAAATTCCATCTTCGAGCTTCATTAATATTGTCAGACATTGTATTGTCCTCCAGCTTTTAGTTTTTGTGGGGTAGGGCCGAAGCCCTACCCCGTATTAATTAAATTTTAGCTATTATGGTTTTCTGTAAGAAACAAGCACTTCGTCGCCAGATAAAGGAGCAGAATTAAATGTAATCGTAGCTCCAGAGATGGTGTAGTCGTCAGACCCACCCTCATTCTGAAGAATACCATTCAAGTATACTTCCTCTGTTCCAGCAGTAGGTGTGTTCGCAAGAACACCAGTAGTATCTGCGCCATCAAAATCAAACGCCACGTCTTCACGTGTAATAAAGTTTGATTCCGTAAGACCTCCACTACCAGCACTTTCTGCGTCCAACCATGCTCGTCTGTCAACAATTGCCGTAATGTCGCCTGAAGCAGCAGTAACTTCTGCAAGCGGAATGCGTCCAGCCGTAAAGCCAGAAACATTATTCGATACAGTACCGCTACCGTCTACTTCGACAAATGACACGTCATCATCAGCTACAGTGGTAGTACCAGCACTTACTGCGGTAACAACGTTATCATTTCTAACGGTGCCTGCAGCAAAATCAGCAACTAGTCCTGTACCTTCTGTAACTTGAAGATCACTAAGATGGTCTACATCAACTGCACCAGACACAATTTCGTCTGAATCGACAGAATCAGTAGCCAGTTCATTAGCTGTAATACCACTAGCTTTAATACGAAGAGTATCCGCATTAATTTCTATTGTGGAGTCATCAACATTTACGTCAAGTTCTCCGCCAGCAGCTTGGCCTAAACCAAGACCAGCAATATCGGCATTAATAGCATCCTTATCTACTGAGTCAGGAGCGTAATGCTCTGCATCAATAGAATCTGCTACGTAATGCTCACTGTCAATTTGGTCGTCGCCAATCTTTGCGCTAGTAACCGCATCAGCAGCCAGTTGAGCCGTATCAATACCTAAATTTTTAACATTCAAGGTATCGGTAGTAATCTCAATAGTGGTATCATCAACATTTACGTCGAGTTCGCCACCAGCAGCTTGACCTAAGCCAAGACCTGCGATATCAGCATTGATTGCATCTTTATCAACTGAATCAGGAGCATAATGTTCGGCATCAATAGAATCAGCCACATAATGTTCGCTGTCAATTTGATCATCAGCAATCTTCGCACCAGTCACAGCATCAGCAGCTAATTGAGCAGTGTCAATACCTAAATCTTTAACATTTAGGATATCAGCAGAAATCTCAATAGTAGAATCATCTACTCTAACACTAAGTGTGTTACCAGACTTTAGAAGACCATCACCAGCAGTAATTTGGCCTGCACCAGAAAACTGGGCAAACTCCAAAAACTTGTTAGCTTTGCTACTAGTTAGTGTAATAGGATCATTGGCAGTAAGAACAAAACCATTATCCTTATTAACTGTACCTTCCTCAATGAAGGTAAACAAACCAGCAGTGACTTCAGCATCAGTATCGGCATCGGTAGTACGAGTAAGAGTCAACGTAGTTGACGTTCCACCAGTAACTTCCCAAAGACCATTGTAAACACCGCGAGTAGCTTCTGTGCCACCTGCATCGGTTGTTTCATCTGAAGCCGTTTCAGCATCTTTAATGAGAATTCTATTTCCAGAAACAGGCTCTACCCCGTCAATAAGACCAAGGGAGGCACCTGCACTTAAACTAGAAATCGTCATAACCCCAGTAGCACTGACAACATCAATAGTAACACTTGAAGTCCAGTTGGAATCAGAATCTGTAGCCATACGAGCAGAAAGTTTAACATCTAAACCTTGTGCAACGCCATCTACATAAAGTTTGTTAGCTGCGTCAGTGTCAACCAACGGAGTTTTAACTCTAATTGTACCACTAGGAGAAAAATCATACGTTGCCGTAAGATCAAGCTCCGAAGCAGTAACAGCATCAGTCGCAATTTCATTTGACGTAATGCCACTAGCTTTAACCTGCAATGTATCAGCAGAGATTTCAATAGTAGAATCATCGACGTTAACCGATAAAGCACTACCTCCACCACCACCTAAGCCATCGCCAGCTACAGAAGAGTTAAGCTGTGTTCCAGTAATACCTGCGTCTTTGACTTTGAGTACATCTGTATCAATCGTCAGTGTACTATCATCGTCATTAACTTCTAAAGCAGCGCCACCGCCACCAACTAAACCATTACCAGCTACAGAAGTGTTAAGTTCTGTCTCTGTAACAGTTGCAGCTTTAATTTGTACATTTCCTCTAATTTGTGTAACAGCCATTATTAAATCACCCCATATTTTATTTTTATTTTTGTTTCATTTTCATGTTCGGGTGAATTTTCATTACGCTTTCACTTGCTTGTTCACATAGCCAGCCCCGTGACACTTGGAGCATTTGGAATATCCATGTCTCAAATTCGCTTTACATTCGCATCGTTCAATCACATTATCAGTTTCTAAGTTTTTAAAACATTCTCTAAGGTTATTATAAAATGCATCCATAACCTGTTTTTTAAAATACCTGTATTCATCGGAGCTTTTCCCGAACTTAAACTCTCCGATTCCTAATATTTCTTTCATTTGTGTTAAATTATTTAAAAATATACATTCAGATATGTTCATATGATTATAACCTTTGATAAACCACAGTAATACGATCAGGATCTACTCCACCTGTAGGAGAATTTATAAATTCAAATGATTGATTTGTCAATATATTATAATCTTCATTTACTAATAATTCCAAACCATTCAATTGAACTTGTAAAGAAGCACCAACAAACGTGAAGCTTGTGGTAAATGTTTTATTTGCTCCATCAATTGTTCCAAATGCTTCTTCTTTAAATATTAATATTCCACCACGTAATACGGCCATATTCAATCCTCACGTTCAGTTTTAAACCCTAATTCGTTTATACGGGGATAAACTCGTAAGTGCCCCCTCCGTTAGAGATTTTACATGTGCGCTATACGGAAAATCTCCATATGATTTAGGAAATCCTTCAGATGTTAACGACATCGCACTTGATCCAGCAAATATTCCTTTTGTAGATAGAACAGCAGCAGCTACAATTCTTGCACATGCACTTCTTATTTCCCTTGGCAAAGATTCTAGATTTTCATATCCATAATCGTACTCAAGTTCGATATTTTGAAATCCTCTTAAAAATGTATAATTCCAAAAAGGTACTGCTTGATTTTCTAAGAATAAGATTCTAGGCGGGATAATCACAGTCCCTTTTGCCATATCAACAAATAAATCTGCTCTTTCGTATTGTAAAGTCGTATTATTAAAATTTGCTGTGTTACCACTTGCAACTTTTACATCATCTGGAACAGTATCCGTTTCAGGAAATGTAAAAGGAGGCACTACTACATCATCAATAGGTTCTACTCCGCCCCTATTACCTACGTCTGTGCCTAGTGTGTCTATATTGTTTAAATGAAAAGGTCTTTTAAATTCAAACCATTGTACGGCTGGAATTAATCTTAAAATAGCTTTCCTTATAAATCTTATGGGTCTGTGGCGTAATACCATATTAGGCGTACCACTACCGTCATAAAATTCATTAGTAGTGGTCAGGTCAAAGTTCTCTCCAATGTATCTATCTATCTCTCTCTTAGCCCAAGGAATAAATTCAGTTTCTATAATCTTGTCTAGAGTAGTAGGCATATCTGAAACGTCTAATCCTGCCATCCACATTTTTGCGTCATCAATTGTGCAGTAATTAAAACCCATATCATTTTCCTTTTTCAAATTAGTTTTTTAGCGGGGAAAAGGTTTTACCCTTTCCCCCGCATTAAAACTTATGTATTATTCCAATGTTATCATTAACGTAAAGCTATTAGGCTCCGACGTTTATGATTTTTCCCTGGAACGCCTCTGCGGTCAACTGCAGAACGGTAAACTCAGCAACTAAAGTACGATAAGCGGATTGAAGTAAAGCAAGATCAATCGAAGATAGTGGCATTAAATCCACCATCTGGATTGCATTACCATCTTCAAGAACTGTCTTGTCATCAATAACAAGAATAAAAGCATTACCCGCATCGGGAGTGATGTATCTTGAACCGATTACATCAACAACACCGAAAGGAGACAGCCAACGAGTAACCGAAATTCCCGCAGGAATATCAGCCATCGTGCCTGCACCAGCCTGGAAGAGTCTGTAAAAAGAACCCAACACAAGCTCGTTAAACTTCTGTAAGTCACGATAAGACATGACTACAGCTTGAGGCTTACCACCCACCGTTACAATATTTTGTTCGACTGTAGTAATGTCGGACAGAGCTAAAGGAGAACCAGTATTATCAAGCACGTTATCCGTGATTTGCTTTGCTAATCCATCGAATTGAAGACCAGTACCAGTGGAAGAATCTCCATTGATAATAGCCCATTCCTCCATGAGAGCAACGTTAAGCATCTTTACTTTTACTTGATGTTTCTTAATGTCAGTGTAAGTTCCACCAGCCATTTGCTCGAAGAACGAAACATTAACGGTATCACCAAGAGAAGTATACGGAGCCGACCTAAACTTATAGTTAGGCTGACTTGCTTGAGGTAGTCCACCCTTTTCAAAAAATCCCTGTTCTGGAGCAGTACCACCCAAAAACAAATGTCCAGCAGAATCGGCTCCCGTTGAAACTGTGGGAGTCAATTGATACCAAGCATGGGCTTTTCCATTACCAGCGATTCGATTAAAACGATTACGTAAGGGAGTATCAGTAGGAGCCATAATTGCCATTTCAGCCTGCAAGTCTTCACGGACTAGCAAAAGACCGCTAACATCTGTGGAAGAAATTGCTTTCTGAATGTCATTAATAGCTTGCTCTACTATTTGCGCGTTATAATTCATTGTATATATTCACCACCTTTCTTTTATAGGATACGCCTAGCCTTTAACGTTCTATGTTAAAGGGCTTTACCGAACTTAGCATCAAGCATCTTATTGACAACATTGTCTTTAAAACGCTCTTGATCGGGGGTCAACTTTGTTCCTTCTACACGCCATTTGGTTACAGTATCAATATCTTTCTGTAGAGTATTATCTACTTTACCATCAGCATCTAGACTTTTTTCAATCTTGAACTTTCTCGGCTTAGGTTGACGCATTTGCTGTTCTATCCCATCGAATCGCTTTCTCAGCGAATCCACTGCATCTACTACTTTTGATAGATCGTTCTGTGATCCATCGGCTTTCCTACTTCTTCCTGCTAAATAACCTGCACCAGCAGCAGCGCCAACTTGGGCGCGACGACTACGAACTGCACGACCTGCAATATGCGTCATAGCTGCACGTGAACGTGCTACGTCTTTTACTCTAGATGCACCAGTTTTTACTTTCCCTGCCACACTTCTCGCTTGGCCTGGAACTTTACTAGCTGCACTACGAACTGCACCAACTGCGCGTTGTCCTACTGTGCGTCCTGCACTAATTGCGCGTTGTCCTAATTTACGACCTGCTCTAAGAGCTGCCATTGCAGCACTGCCTAAAGCTTTTTCTGTTGCTTCATCATCATCTTCATAATTCTTTTCTGTATCCTCATCGCCTTCTGGTTCCGTATCTTCATACGGATATGCACCTTCAGGATCTTGAGTTTGAGCATCTACAGTAGCGGGATGTTTACCAGGATATTTATCACCTTCGGAATCATGGCCATCTTTTTCGACCTCTTCTTCCGTTTCATCGTGATCTTCCTTTTCAAATTCTCCCTCTACTTCTACATAATCAGCCTTTTCTGGATCGTCATCACCATATGGATAGTTGCCTTCGGCGTGTTGATTTTGTGGATCAACATCCGCAGCAGCTCCTGAATCTAAGGGATCAGTCTCCCCCAGGTCTGGATCTGATGTCGAACCTTTAGGCGTTCCTTTTGAACCCTCAATGGGTTTATAAGCACCTTCATATGCTTTGTCGATAATATCGGCAAGATTTGTGACAACCTCTACCAATGCATCGACTTTCTTATTCAATTCATCTATTTTCACGTTATTCCCTCCTCGGTAAACGTCTTTTACATGCGATTCAAATGCAGAACCTAATACTTCTTGAGCTTTGTCAAGTACTGCATCTGTTTCTTCAGTTACTAAATTATACTTCTCCATAGTTTCTAATGCCCGAACTGCATGAACTTTATCTGGCATTGGAATTAATCTTTCCTTTGTTACTACTGAATCTTTAACAGACTTTCTAATAACACCAAAGTCGTCATCACTCAGTTTTTCTAATTGTTCTGTGTTTAATACTTTTCTAACCAACGAATCTGCTTTTTCTCTATGTTCCTTAACTTCTGTAAAAAGTGGATCGGTAGCTTCTGTTATAACAACTTTCTTGATATCCTCAACAATTTCTGTTTGATAAGGTATACCATTAATGCTTTTTATTAAAGAAAAAGAACATCCAGGATTTGCAGGATTATCTACTAGAGATAATTCATTAAGCTTATACTTGGTAATTCTACTAATATTTCTTGAACTACCAGTATCTAAGTCTTTAATTACTTCTTGTACCTTATTTACTGTTTGTCCACCAATAGAAAAACCATTCAAAATCCCTTCTTTAATCTTTTCCCATGTGTCACCTGCACCCTTCGATATATAGGCTTCTATCCAAATTTTCTTAGTATCATCATTTGGAGTAATTTCTATAGCCTTGCCTACCGCTTTGGCTTCGTGCATCTCACGGATATTTCCTTGCCATTTACTAAATGCTTCCTTGCTACCATTATAGTCAACTATCTCGTTTTGTTTATCAATTTCCTCAGTAGTTGCCCAACCAGCGACTGTACGCTTTTCTGTATCTATTTTCTCAATAGGTACGTACAAATTAAACTTAGTGCTCATTTTTACCTCCTAGATTTAAATCGGGAGGGGTATAAATCCCCTCCCGTTGGAACTGTTAAATTACGTAACAGTAATAGCTTTGGTCACGCCATCAACACGGACTTGCAAAACATCAGTGTCACCGCGATACCACATATCACCATCCCGAAGATCATCTGGATCAGCATCCAACGGGATCAAGTGCATCTGTTGCACATTTACTTTATTCCACTCTTGCTGAAGTTGCGGATTCTCTTGTGAATTCTCGGCCATTTTGGTTTCCTCCTCTTTCTAGTATACTATAGTATATTCTATTTGCATTTCACACAAATAGATTTACCGTTTGAAACGGTAATTCTGTGTACTACTTCTTTACAAACATCACAAACTAACGGTCTTTTTTCTCCAATACCTGAAAATATTAAACCGCTTCCTATTGCAGTTGAAGATTCGGCCCTTCTTATAAGTTCTGGATTATCAGATTTACATTCAAACTTTGAACCGTCATCATGTTCAACAACAAAAGTCTTTTCGCCTGTACGTCTAACTTTCTTTGCTACTGAATCTTCTTTAATTTTACCTGTAGTATTTGTATTACGAATAAAACTCATTTTATCTTTCCGTGAGCCTTTAAATTATACCATGCATTAAATAAGCCTCTTACACTTGCAAAACCACTACCCATAGATTTACTACTTAATGTTACTGCCTTGCCTATTTTTCCCAAGTCCTGTGGTCTTTCTACATAATCCAGCAATCCGTTTTCTACAGATTCTGTAACAAATCTTCGGATTACGGGCTGCCAATCTAAATCTTGTTCTTCTACTACAAAGTATTCCATTATCTTCTCGCAGTCGTGTCATGATCACAACGACAGTTACCTAAACAATCGTTAGTTCCCCACTCATCATCAAAATCCTGTATAGTCATCCATCTTCCTGAATTTTCTAAGCAACCTTCGCAAACTGGACCACCTTTACCTTCATTAGGATGAATCGTCCATACCCCGCCTATAGGTTTAAAATGTCCTAGTTTTGGATCAGCTATAGCAAATGCAGCAACAGTTCCAGAAACAACTAACCCGAATGCAGCTAATGCATACATTTTTGCTCTAGCACGTTTAGGTTCTTGTATTTTTTCTTCTATTGCTTCTTCTAATTCCTCAAAGCTGTGATATTCTCTATCCATTAGTATGTCTAATGCCTCTTCTAGATTAGTAGCAAATGCAACTAAATAAACTTCGTTTTCGTCTAACCGTTCCTCAATTATTTCTTCATCTGTTTTAGAAAAACTATCGTCTAATTCTTGATTGCTAATTACTTGACCACGAAGTTTACCAAGTCTAAAACCATCTTCAAATCTATTACGTGCTTCATTACTTAATCGTCTTCTTAATTCTCCGATTCTTCCTCTAGCAATTAATTTGCGTCTATCACTTATAGTAACTTGTTTTTCTAGTCCTTCTTTAAGATCTTCTTTAACTTTATCAAATATATAATCCCAAATATTTTCAATTGTACTTCTATATCTACTAACTATTTTATCAGCTTGCTTTGTAACTTTTGGAGCAATAAGTTTTCTCTTAAAAATATCTCTAGGATCATTATCAAATTCGATGGATGATATGCTAGGGTAAGAATCAATAGTAGTTATAAACTTTACATTATCATTATAAATCTCTCTGGCTTCTACTAAAGTTATCGGGGAATCAAATTTTAATATCATGGCATTCCATTATCTTTTTTCATTAGATTATAAGAATCATTTAAATTTCCTTACTTTATGCTTTCTCGTAACAATTTAATTTCGTTTAGTGTTGCACCCGTATTTTTAGCAATTGCCTCTAAAAGTTTGAGTGTAAGGATATCCACATTTCCTGTGTTAACTCCTATGGAACCTGGATTTGGTTTATTTACTTCCGTATCCTTTTTCTCTACCTTTTCAACTTTCTTCTTAGTCATAATATTTTCCTTTAGCGTTAAAATAGTGTATTATATTGCCACTCATACTTTATATTATCATACTCCATCTTCCGTATCCCATATATATCCTAAATCCGTCAAATTAGTACGAAAATTTGTTTTACAAACACTATCTGTAACTGTATCTTCTTCGATTACATTAAGATCAATAGGTTTTAAATCAAGAGTTGCAGTTACACGCTTAGTGGTTTCATTGACACCATCATAATCTGCTTCAGTGATAGTAGTAATAGTAATAACTAAATCAGACATTTCTCCCCCTCGAAATCACAGTAACTTCTATTGATCCACTAAATTTTGTTTTAACTCTAAATTTAGCATTTGTTTTTGTAACTATTTGTTTATAAACAGGAAAAATACCAGAATCTTCCATTGTTAGTTGAACAGCAGGGACTCTATCAAAAGGAACCGAAAACGTTATAGTGGCAGTTTTTGTATTATTAAACGTTAACGTGTAGTGCTGTATATCTGTATTAATAGCTAAATGTTGTGGCATTATATTATCTCCTCGTCTGTCTTTAATTTAGTTGTTACAAGAGATCCAGCAGAATCAGGCAAAACATTCCAATATTCGCCATCAGGTGCAATTTGAAAATTCTGTTTCAATTTGTTTAGTAATTCTGAACAATTTTTTAAAAACTCATCTCTTTCTATTTGTGTATATAGCAAATCGAGATTAGCCGTAGTTTCTGTAGAGGGCCATACATAATGCTGTATTAATTTTTTCTTATCATCATCGGAATACGTTGCCCAGTTGGAAAATATAGATATTAGTTCATTTCTGAAATTCTTGTAATTACTAACAGCTTTCATTCCATGATTACACCAATCAGAAATACTCGTAAGTTCTGTATATCCTGCTGAAACAGTAACTTCGTGTTTAAATCTTGGATTAGATTCTTGTGCAGAATCATAAGTAAGAACTTCTCCTGAAAAGTCTACATCATTTCTTTTAGTTAGTTTCATAATTACGCTCCTATACTAAACATTGTACAGATTATTGATGGAGTAGCTGGTATTGTGGGTGGGCCAACTTCTAATGCTGTGAATTTTAATCCTAATCCTACTGAAGTACTTGTAACTCTTTGCATCAGCCTTACTTTATCACCAGCATCTAATACTATTGTGATTCCTAAAACAATCACATCAGTAGCCGTGTTATCGCTAACCGATACGATAATATTAGAGTTAGGTTCATCTACAAACCCGCTACCACGATCTACTTGTAAAAACATATTCAATGCCTGTGAAGATCCTCCAGAGGACTTTCCGACTTGAGGTTGTGGCAACATAAAGTACTTTCCAGCCGTATCTATTGTAATTTCACCTGGATTAACGGTTGTGCTATGAGTCATTCCTGCTATATCATCTTGAGTATTATATGTAATAACAACAGGGGTTGTTACAGTTGGTTCTTGATCTACACTGCTACTTAATTGTGCAAATATACCAGAACCACCGCCACCGCCCAAATCTGCTATTGATTGCACCGTAACTTTCTTTATATTGAACGAATCTGATGCATCAGCAATCAGAACTTCATCTGTTGGGGCTGCTGTAACCGATGCTTCAGGGTTGATAGCCACATCAAACGTTCGATTGACTGAAATATCCCCGCCTCCTACAAGCCCATCTCCTGCGATAAGAGTAACTGCTGTATGATCAATGTGCTCATTGGGGATAAAGTTCAACAATAGATCATGGTCAATACTTGTTTGGTCAACATCAAGCGTAAGGTCTTCATCTCCACCGTCATTTGTTTCAACAACGGTCAACTTAGTACTACCCGCAACGATCTTACTAAGTAAAAAATCGGGTGTGGAATCGTTAGACGTAACCCTTACCTTATTTGATTCCTTTTTACTAAGTGTAATAGCCATTATACTGTTACCAACATTTCAAATGGAACTGTTGCAGCAGACGACGAAACGGCAACCGCACTGTGATTTGCCTCAATACTTAGAGATTGTCCAGGAAGAACTGTTTTTGTGTTCGCTCCACCGTCAAAACTCACAAGTAGATTATTTGATGCATCGAGATTATCTATTAGGATTGCCTTTGAGGTTCCAGTAAATGTTACGTTAGCGGGAGTTGTCGTAGCGGTTCCGTTATGATGCTCTGCGACTCCTGCAGTACCAGCACCACCAGCACTATCCACCACCTTAAGATCATCTCCAGTAAAGATTAGTTTATCAGTCTGCGCCTTAATAGCTGCAAGAGTAATTTCTGTCGCTCTCGTAGCTAACGTTACTTCACTGGCTCTTGTCGCTAGTGTTGTCTCACTTGCCCTCGTAGCTAATGTTGTTTCGCTTGCCCTCGTAGCTAATGTTGTTTCAGTTGCAAAATCTACAGCTAGTAATGCAGCTAAAGTTGTTTCTGTTGAAAAATCTGTGGTTAATAAAGTAGCTAATTTACCATCAATCAATAGAAGTGTATCGTCTGTAGCAGGATTAATAATTGCAGCAGCAATATTTTTTAAGCCAACTGGATCAACACCACCGCCACCGCCACCAGATACATCTAAACTAGCAGTCCCATCACCATTATCTGTTGCAGACGCTGGCAAATAGCCCACAACTTCGTTACTTTCTACAATAGGGAAGACTAATACTGAAGATGATTTTCTATTTTCATCGTATGGAAACGCTGGTAATTTTTTACTTACGTTTTTCTTTGGATCAATCGCCATATTTATTTCCTCCAATTAATTTCATTAAATTTTTTATCCAATTTGTTTTTAAATTCTTATTATGAACCAAAATAAATCCGTCTCTTTTTAAAAGTTCTTTTGCAATATTTTCTGAAACAAGGACTATATTTTTACCATCATTGTTATGCGCTGCAAAATTAATAATTTTTCCATTAATTTTTATAGCTGATATTCCACTAGTACATTTAATGCGCTTCATTATTTAACTCTCCTATCTAACGTCATAGCATCATCACGAAAATCCATTTCAAATCCTGACTTTACATTTTTAATCTTATAAACTTCTGTATGAAGTTCATCTTTAAGAAACTCTAAAACTTCGTATATTGCTGTATTATCACTACTAAGAATTACTAAATCTCCTTTATTGAACTTATGAGATTTAATTCGTTTCGTAGATTTCCGAAATAATCCCTGCTCTATACTTCGTATCGATTTCATTATAAGCCTCTTTTAGCGATTTATGCTTAGTCTGAAGTTGAAATAAATTTGTCGTAATTTGCGCCATTGCTTCATTATTATGCGCGTTTCTCATATGATTATAAAAAAAATGAACTAATTCGTGAAATAACACCCATTCGTCCCCATTATAAATAATGATATCTTTACCTATTAATTTATCTAAATTTACTCCTGCATGATATCTACCGTTATAAAATTTTCCGATAGCCGTAGGTGGATCATCTAAGGTCTCGGCTAAATAAATTCTAACCTTACTATTTACTTTATCAGCCGAAAAGAATTTCTTAAGAACTCCGTACATCTGTTCTGCCGTTTCTGCATCTGCTGCATACGAAATAATATGGTCTGTTTCTTGAGTAACTTTTGTACTAACTAGATTATAATCTTTAAGTTCTATTCTAAATCTTTTACCTGGATTAATATACAATAATATAGAATAGCAAAATAATATAACTAAAATAACTCTAATTACTATTTTTCTTAACTTAACCACTATCGTCCTCATCAAATCCAATTCTTAAATCTGCGTCTATTCCTTGTTTTCTTAATTCTTTTACAGTTTTATCTACTAATTTATTTTGTTCTTTATATTTCTTTTTTCTATTAACCGAAACTTTTATAGTATTAGTACCATCTGAAATAGAGGGAGGTACCGCATTTTCCATTGTAGGACGACCTGCATCGCCATCAACTTGTTGTTCAGGTTCAGGCCCTGGTTGCAATCCAAAAGGATCGGTTCTCTCATTTTGTTGAAATCCTCGATTAGGCATACCGCCTAATTCATCAAGTTTATCAATATCTTTAACTGGAACCATACCAACACCAGTTTTAATCATTTGTTCATCTCCGCCCTCAATGGGCTTCTTACCAAGTTTCTTTCTTCTTTCATTAATTGAAATAACACCAGAATCCATGTCAAGTCTGTCAACCTGCGATTGCTGGATATCGTCTTTTAGCTCTGCACTTTGCCATTCAAATTTTACATCCTGAAAACCAAACTCTGCCTTTACAATCTCTTCATTAAAAAAAGAAGCTAACAAATTTAAAAGTGTTTTAACTCCTCTTGCTTGTGATAGCTTTGCTTGAACTTCAGCGGTAGTACGGTGAAAGTCTAAGACAAACCCTATGTCCTGTGGGCTTATTCCGTATACCGCGCATTTAATGGCAACTGTCCATTTTAAATATTCCATCATTTGCATGTCTCTATTAGACTGCACACGCATAGGAATAAAATCTAATTTGTCAGATCCTGATGTAATTAATAGTTTATGAAGACCACCTCGACCTTGTACTTCTTGTTCCCATAAATTTTGAAACATCTGTCGTTGGTCTTCAGATACATTTTCTCCAAGATTTAGCACACCAGGAGGAACATTAGAATTTTTAAAATAATCAATATTATATTCATCTGCATATAAACTTGCAGTAATAATATACGCAGCTACTTCTAATGGAGAAACACCATAGCCAGTTTGTTGAGGATTTTGAGATATATATAGTAATTCGTCATTTGTAAATTCTGCACGAATTACTCCTTTATCTTCCCATACATATGCAGGTTCTGGTGCTTTAGGTATCGTTCTATCTTCATTTCTATAAATCTTTACTTCTTGTCCTGGTAATGGATAAATCTCCGCCAAATTTCCAAGATAATCATAATTTTTTACAATAACACCAGAATCGTAAATTAAAATATCATCTAAAACTAACTCTAATAATGTTCTAAATGTTGTTTCTGTTTGATTTGGATGCTCTAAAATACACTTAACTTTGTATTTATGTTCTTCTGCATTCTGTTTAACTCGTTTTGCCCACGCCTTAAAAAACCATCTAACGGCTTCTCTTTTTGCTTTTTCATCTATAGCCTTTTCAATAATTGGAGGAAGACTACTTCGTATTTCATCTTGTATTTCTTCTGGTAAAATTTGAGATTTAAACGGAGGAAGATCATATCCATAAGGATTAAGAGAAGTTAAAATAGATTCTTCCCACCTATCCAATTCAGCCTCTAAATTATCGGTATCAGGGACTATATCCCATTTAGTCTGACTAATAAATCCTTTTATTACTCTGCGAATAGCCCAAGTAACTGGATCAGTATTCGCTAATCGCCCTAATGTTGCAGCACTCAGAGTAAATTGTCGCTGAACTTTTTTACCAGTGGTATTATTAAGAAATCTAAACATACCTTTGCGAGGTACGGGTTCACCACGACCTGGATCAAGCTTTAGTGCTTTACTAAAGGTATTCTGAATTTTCTTAATTAAGTTTGCCACTTTTTATCACCAGTTCTATAAGGGCTATTATATTTTTATGCTCTAATAGTTCCATTTGATTTCTATATGTTTTTCTAGCTTTCTCATCTTTGACATATGTCTTAATCAAAAAATGAACAAATTCATCTAGTTCATTAAATCTTACATGTAATAATTCATGAGCAATCGTACTATCTAATTCTTTCGGAGATTCTAATAAAAGTTTTTTGTTTAGTTCTATGTCTGCGGTACGGGTTTCTTCATCCACGTACACCGTTGCGTATGATCCGCTAATTTTATCTTTCTTTTTTATCTTGGATGGTAATACAATATCAACCTCAAATTTGTAATCACTAATCCCAAGAAGTTTAGCGTATCGCACAACTTTCTTTTTTATATCGCTTTTTAATCTTTTTTTTATCATCTCTTTTGAAATATTTCCTGCTCTTTATTTTTTTATCTTTATTCTTTTTTATTTCTTTTTCTGCAAGATACATATCAATTAATAAATCATGAATCTCTTCTTTTGTAATTGCAGGCTTTTTAGATGCAATTTTATCAGCAATTTCCATAAGTTCACCAGGAAGTTTTTTTCTTTCGCGTGGATGAAAATAGTCACTATACATAAATATCATCTGCCTTATCACAAAGATTACCGTTACACATGTCAACGGCCACATTTCCATAATTATATAATTCGTTCAGGCAACCAGGCTGAATATGCAGGTCTAACTCTTGGTGTATCTGATGCAATTTCGTTATCAGGTTGAGTAACCCTATTAGTCATCTGATTTTGTTGGTGCTTTTGGCCGTGAACGATGTCCTCATTTTTCTTTTTTGGTCGTTTAATTCCTAAATCTTCTCTAACAAGTAAAAGTCCAGGAACATCTATAGAAGTTATTTCTTTTCTAATAGTTTGAAGTTTTCCTAAATAATCTCTAAGTTGTTCTATGAATTCCAATTTGTTCATTTTATTATCCTGTAAAATGGCTTATTACTCTAATTATAGTCCAACCTAGTCCTATAATTATAACTAATACTTTTAGTACAATAGACAAAAATTCCGAAGCCCCTTGAACTTTCAATGACTTAGTTTCTAATGGCTCTAATCTCTTACCATAAGCTTTAATAGCGTTACCATTTTCTTCTATTAAATGAGGCAAATGATTTGTAACATGAGTATTTACTTCAGTAACAAGTTTGCCTAATTCAGTAACCTCATATTTAAGACCATCTACTTCATTTTCAATATGTTTTATTCTACCTTCGTATCTATCATCTGCCATATTCAAACCTCACCTTGTTTCCAAAACAAATTTATATTGCTGTAAAAAATTATCCCAATCTGTAAATTTAAAAGCTTCATTATCTAACATTACATCGTATTTTGGTTTTCCAAACATTATGCTATCATATTTTATATTGTTTTTTTGAAGCCATACTTCTGTATCCATACCTAAACTAACATCTCGTTTAGAATATATTAAAATTGTATGATTTAATTGTTTCAATTTATCTAAAGCTTCTTTAGCCCCAGGTAATACTTCACACTTTGAAACTTGATCAAGTGCATGCCAATTGGATATAGGAGTACAAATAATTTTATCTAGCTCTAACGCAATAATCATCGCTCACCTCTATTTAAAATAATCAAAACTAAAACGTCTACGTCCTTCTCTTGGGCGTATTTGACGGCCATTAACTAAATAATTTCTATATGTTGCTGTATTAAGAACTTGATAAGTATTTGCTACTCTGCTAGAAACAATTTTTCCCTCATCAAATGCCCCTAACTTAGAATCAAAATAATAAACTAAATCGCCTGGTTTAAATCGACGAAATATTCTAAACTGTTTATCTATAGCATTATCTCTCTTACTTGTCTTTGAACGTCTTTTACCAGCAGCATAGCCTGCTGCAGGCAATGCACTTATACCTGCTATACGCGCTGTTTTACCTGCAATTCTTCTTTTACCTGCACGTGTACCCATACTTTGTCTAAATGTTTCTGCTTTATACCTTTGTTTACGTCCTATATTACGTACCTTAACTCCTACTGAACCTAATTTACGTCCTATTGTAGAGACTGCACTAGCTATTCCTTTTTTTGTATTTACATTTGCAGTTGTTTCAATTCCTCTTTCATCTGACATTACAACAGGAACCTTTTCATAGCCAAGTTCTTTAAGAGCTACAAATCTATGATGACCATCTGTTACCATTTTACCAGGTTTTCCATCATGGTCAATTTCGGTATAAACTAATGGTTTAATATCTCCACTAATTTTAATAGCGTGTTTTATTTTGTCTACCTTGTTTCGGTCTAATGTTCTATTATATGGATTTGGAAGCAACTCAGAAATGTTAATTTCTTCTATTTTTATCTTTACCATTCTTCCCCATTGACTATTTCCGCGATGCTCACTTCTAGGGCCAATGGCAGAAGATCCTTCACTCGAAGGATTAAAATTAAAACCTTCTGCTTCAGGCGGATTAGTGCTAATAGCAGGAAATCTATATTCCCGTGTTTCAGCCTTATTTATCTGCCTAGTTAAATCTCTTAGTTGAGTCCATGTTTTCATATTTGTTATCATCTTGTAATCTTTAAATTATTCGTGTTTTAGTTCTAGCAGCAAGATTTCTAACCCTTCCCAAATCTCGATATGTTTTGGATCTTGTAGCTGCCTGTGCTCTGCCAATTTGTTTAATTCTTCCTAATTGTTGAACCTGCTGTCCCATCATTTGCCCAATTTGTTTTCTTTCTCTAACTATTCTATTGTATTGTGCATTAAGTGAAGGCTTCTTTATTTTTTGTCCTATTGAACGTATTTTACGTCCTACTGCACGTGCTGCACTGCCTATACCTTTTTCTGTATCTTCTGTAATACCATTCCAACCGCATCGTTTTCTTAAATTCTTTAATTCCTTTTTAATATTTTGTAATTCCATTACCTTTTTTCTTTTCTTACGTCCGTATGCTGACTTCATCCTATATCCCATCATTCTAGCTCCTGCAGTTCCTACCTTTATACCCAAATTTCTTCTACGAGCACCTTTTGGCAATTTTCCTGCTGCGATACGAGACAAAGCTCCACCAGGACGTTTTAGTTCCGCTTTAGCACCAGCGTCAAGACCTATATTTATTAATTTATTACCTACACGTCTAACAACAGATCCCACTTTAGATCGTAAACCTTTTTCTGTATCACCATTTTTCAAATTATCTAGTTTCTTTTTAACATCTGTAATAGATACTACCTTATAACTTTTCTTAGGTTTACCAAACGCGCCTAAACTATGTGCAAGATAACTACCTTCTGCAACAGGAAGGGCCACTCTTGCTACTCGTCCCACACGTGTTCTTCCAAATTTAGCTCCTGCACGTTGGGCTGATAATCCTGCTCTACTTCTTACTCCGCGTGTTCCTTTCCATCCTGCTTTTGTTCCTGAAATTAACTTAGGAGCTAACTTTCTGCCTATTGCTAACGCTCCACGTCCTGCAGCTACCAAAGCAGCTCCATATTTTTCTACATCCTCTGTATCATCCATATCTTTTTCTATATCTGCCATTTGGTCAACTTTATCAAAAAGCTCCATAATATCATTTAGTTCTTCAGGAACTAAATACTTTATCAGTTCCTGTTGTTCTACTGGAGATGCAAATTCCAACATGTCAATGATCTCAGCAATACTAAAATCTTTAGATAAATCCTTTGTTTGTGCACTTTTTTCTCTAAATACTCTGCCTAACAATCCTGATCCAGGTGTGTGAGCAACTGTTGTTACAGGTTTTGATGCACCAATGGCATCTCTTATTTTGCCAGTTCTAAAATCTTTAATTCCTCCACCTAAAGTTTGAGTTGTATATACTCTGTTTACTGGAATTTTTCCTACGTAAGTCTTTATTTTACCTCCAAGTTGCCTTAGCCTCTTTATACCAGCACGTCTAGTCGCTGGATGTGCTAACGCAGCAATAGCACCAAGACCTGCAGCAGCACCCGCAATACGGCCAGCTTTACCACGTTTAGAACCTTGCTCTGCTTTATTAATAATTTCCATATGACCTTTAGGATCGTCACACCATATTTTTTGTAATGAACCATCTGAACTTACCTTAGTAACAGAAACACCTTTCATTGCAGGTAAACCAAATGTTGGCTCAACTGGTTGTCCTGGTTGTCTTAATGGCCCAGGCACTTGCGCTTCTTCTGGTTCTACAGGTGCTTCAGGTACTTCAGGAACACCACCAGGTTCAACACTAGTATCTACTTGTCCTTTACAATGTGGACAAACTACTTGTAAGGGTTTTGCTTCTTCTGGAGTTTCCGCAGATTCCTCAACATCTTCTTGAGGTTCCTCTTCTGGAAGTTCTTCTTCTCCTTCAGATCCACCAAATTCTCCTGTTTCTAAATCTTCAGGAACTTCCTCTGCAGATTCGTCTTGAGGCTCTTCAATTACTTCCCCATTTTCATCAACAACATCTTCTTCTTTTTCTTCCTCTTCGGGCAAACGCTCTTGTGGGTCATTAGCGTTAGTTGTAGCTATTTGTTCACCAGGTTGTTCAGCTTGTCCTTGCATTTCTTGATCTGTCTGAGGATTTATATTATCTTCTACAGGTTTATCTAATACCTGTTCAGCCGTAGATTCTACCACTTCTTTTTCTTTAGGTGGTAACGCATTTTCTAATTCTTCTAACTCTTCTGGAGACATATTAGCCAATATGCCCTTTTTAATTTCATTATCAAACTCTTGTTTGCCAACATCGATTCTACCCTTGCTCGTAAATACATGAACGATTTTCTTTTGGGTTTCAGTTGTAACTTCACCCTTTTTAATAGCGTCCAAGTCAGCTTGGGTAAAGTCAAATCGTTGACCCTTTACCACGATTGTATACACTTTACTCATTTTAGTTCTCCTTTAGATTTTTCTTCAATTTTTGGACAAATTCGATGTTGCCAACCAATTGTTTGACCATCTTTTATTATTGGTAAAATATTTTCATCATTAATATCAAAAGTGTCTTTACACTTCAGACATACAATCATTTTTTAATTCGCCTCTTAGCCAGCATATGCCCATGCAATCTGTTTGATATATCATTGCTTATAGGAATTATTTCATAGCCTTTATCTTCTAATTCAAAAATTAATTCAGCAGTGAAACATTGGAATTCATCACCGTTAACTATATCTCTAAAAAGCTTAACTATTTTAGCTTTTTCGTTAATTTCCAGACGTATTTTCATTTTTCTTAATTACTCTTTTCTTATTTGTATAAGGATTAACTAAACCTTTTTCTATCATTATATCATTAACAGATTTTTTGCTGTTATCTAAATATAAAAATGCAATATAACGGTCATGATATTTTCCTGGCTTCAAAGATTTCAACATGATTTCTTTATTTAGTATTGTTTCTTCTAAATATTTTTTTGCAGCTAAAGCCTTTTCTAAATTCTTTTTATCTTTTAATTCGTATGAATCAATACCTGCAAATCGAATTTTAATAGTACGAACAATCCTAAATCCTAAATCTACGGCTACTACAACTGTATCTCCATCAACAATTCTAGTGACCATCGCGTTATATTTAAACATTTTTTCCTCCATTAGCTAGTTTTACAGCAGCAGGAATATCTATAATTCCTCTTCCTTGTTCACGATCAGCATATCCTATACCTTTAGCTGTTGCCCTTAAAAACATTTTTACCTTTTCGCCTCTATTCCTAGACTTCGGTAATTTTGCAGCTTCTATTAATAAGGCAGCAGCACCTGCAACATGAGGAGTTGCCATAGAAGTTCCAGACATTTTTTGAAACATTGTATTATTACTGTCCACAACAGTACATTTATCTACTTTTTGATCTGCTGTTTTAACAGATGTAATACCATCTCCATAAGGACATCCATGTTCCGCTTTAATACCACCACCAGGAGCTACAACATCAGGCTTACTTAAATTTCGGTTCCTATCTATAACAGGGCCACGTGAACTATACGTTGGTATCCTGTTTATTTGATCAACCGAACCTACTGTTATAACTTTTTCTGCCACACCTGGAGATGATATTGTGTCGGGTCTTGGCCCTTCATTACCTGCAGCAACAACTACAACAATTCCTTCTTCTGCTAATCTGTTGGCTTCCCGTGACATGGCATCATTTGCATGACCACCGCCACCAAGACTCATGGAAATAACATCTGCGCCCTGACTAGCTGCCCAAGACATACCTCTAATTATTCTATCTGTTGTATTGCGTCCTGATGCAGCAAGAACTTTTGCATCAATTAACGCAACTTTTGGAGCTACACCTTTATAGGTAGAATCATTACTTGCGACTATACCCGCGCAATGCGTACCATGCCCAACTTCGTCTAATTTCCTTGGATATAATTTGTTTTTAATTTGATTAAATAATGGAAAATAACTTTTACCTGTAAAATCTTGCCTTGCTACTACTTTTCCTTTTAAACTTGGATGATTATCATTTATACCAGTATCTATGATAGCTACTTTTACGCCTTCACCTTCGTATCCAGCACCATGAAGATTAAAAGCACCGCATTGATTCACAGCTTTGTTCATCATAGTGTGTACTTCGACTACTTGTTCTATTTCTACATTTAAAGAATTGCTAATTCGTAGAATTTGTTTTTCTGATAAATAAGTAGGGAATTCAACAACTATGGCATTAATACGTTTATGAACTTGAAGTATCTTCCCGCCTAATTCTTTTAATTGTTTAAAATCGAAACCAATCTTTTTAAGATATCGATAAACAAGAAATAATAGAACAAACCCCAATATAGGATGATCTGCAAAAACAGTTTTTGCTATTTTACCTACTTTTAGATAAAAAAAATATCTATTTGTAAGTAACTTTTTATCGAGGGGTTGTTGATATAAACTCATTTATTTGTCCTCATTTTAGACAAAACAGTCTCCTCCCGCACATGAATATATTGTGCGCGGTCAAATGCTTTATCTTTTATATTTTTTTTAAACGTTCAACAGAAGCTTTTAGAGACTTGATACTTTTCTTTTTAACAGGAGGAGAAACGTATTCATCCTCTGTTTTTTTTGCTTTTCCAGCTTTTTCTACTGGTCTAAGCACTTGCAAATTTGAAACTAGTTCGTGATTAAACGTGCCATTTGCCCATTTAACCATAGCAGCTTGATTACCATCCACAGCAGAATACACTTTCAATACCTGACCAACTAGTTTATTTCCACTGCGTAAAATCTTAATGACTACATCATGTACGCGAATAGAATCACTATAGTTATGTTGACCTTGTATCTGATCAGAAAGTCGATCTTCTTCATAATAAGGTTTGTATGCCTTATTATCTGTATCAGCATATTCTTCTTTAAGATAATCACCCTTAATGGTTCCAGAATTATCTTCCGTAGGAACCTTTTCTTCTTTATTATCGGTTGTATGACGATTATCTTTGCGTGTAGGATCACCAGTACCTTGACTTTTATCACCCGTTGCTACCACACGTTCTGGTACATCAGACATTCTGCTATATCCACCACGAAACTGATCATTTTTAAAAGCGGGTGTATTCTTAAGATCAACCCCTTTTCTAATTTCTTCAGCCGTAGTGGCTTCAAACTTCATTCCACCATATTTCATTTCAGCAAGCTTATCATACATTTCATCAACGAAAGTTTCTTCTACTTTAGTCAAAGGAATGCACTTACTACGTTTTTCAAGTATCGTATCTAACTTCTGTTTTAGCTCTTTATTGTCCATTTTCTATATCCTCATTCTTATTTGTACTAGCGTTTTCTCTAGTACTTTCATCCAATTTTACTATATCACGATATAAATCCCAAGTGTAGTCGCATATTGCGTCTACTTGTTCGGGTGTAATATTTTTAGTATGAATCCTTGAAGTTGCTTCGCAAACATCACGCCATTGTTCTGGAGCTTTTTCTGGTAAATTATTAAGATCAATTCTCATTATTTGCGCCTCAAACTTCTAAGAGTTTTAATACCTTTAAGTTTTCGTCCCATTTTAAACAATGCTATGGAAATAGGACGTTCAATTGGTTTTAAAAATTTTAATTTTGGTAATTTAGTAATTCCTCTTAATACTCTAGACGCACTAAATAAACCAACACCTAAAATTTCATTAGGTTTAATACCCAATGCTGCTAAAGTAAAAGCACTTCCTATTACTCCTATAGCAGCATCAGAACCAAGATCGCCAAATATGCCTACTGTAGAACTAACAACTTTTGCAGTATTTCCTGCCGTACCTCTTACTATTCCTTTACCAATATTAGTCAACTTTCTTTCGGCTCTATTAACAGAATTATTAGCCTGTGCATTAACCGATGCATCTGATAATCTAGATATGCGTTGTTCACGCCGTTGGCTTTGTCTCTGCTGTCGTCGTGTAGCAGGTTCAGGAGCTTTAGGAATTGTATCTTGTTTTTTACCTCCGCGCCCTGCCCAACCTCGACGTGCAGCTTCTGCATGTCTAACGGCATCTCCAATCCAACCTTTTTCTACAGTTAATTTATCTAGTTTATCATAAATAATCTCAAAACTTTTTTTATGTTTAAAATATTGAATTTGACGTTCTCTGTTTTCTGCTGCACCTCTAGTAGCAAATTTTTCTTTGCGTCCATCAGAGAAATGTAATGCATATCCACTATCTTCTCTACGTATTACTTTGTCTACTCTAAGAAGTTGTTGTTCAGAATCGGATGCTTTTCTGGAAGGGTCAATAGAAGACAAAAGATGTTGTGCTTCTTCTAAGATAGGAGTAACTAATTCGTCTGTATCTCTCTCCGTAATGATTCCCTGAATCTGACCTCTTGTTTGTAATTCTTCTAAATTATGAATAAGTTCTACTAATTCTTGTACTACTTGTCCAAGCCGTATTTTTTCTGTAGAAGCTTCGTTGCCAGGAAGTCCATCAGGAGGATTACTGTGCATATTGGGATAATCTGTAAGATTTTGACCACTATACTCTTTCCTTACTTTTTCTTTACCTTTTTCTCTAGGATTTACTGCAGACGCTGCTGCATCTTTTTTAGTTTCTTGTTCCTGATCTCCCTTGACTGACGGAATAACATCTAAAATATTATTTAATTCTTTCTTTTCTTTGTCATTCAATGAATCAGATAATTTTTTCTTTTCTTTTTCAGATAGTTGGCCCAATTCTCTTAAAACATTTGCAACATAATTGCCATCATCTTCAGGAGTACTAATTTGTTTCAAAAATTTTTGTGGGGGTTCTGGCTGTCTACCCTTAGGTTTAGCCCGCCTTAACCTAGAAAGTAATATACCACTAGCAGCAATTCCAACCGCCCATTTCATTCGTGGGCTTTTAACAGCATGTACGACTCGCTGACCAGCACGACCAACACTTTCTGCAGCCTTAATTCCTCTTTGAACAACTTTCGCGCCTGCTTTTACACCTCTAATTCCCGCTGCAACTGTACGAATAACAGGCTTTGCAATTTGTATAGCTGTCGCTGCACCTAATGATAAAAGCGCAGTTCGACCTACCCAAGCTGTTCCTCGCGCTCCTCTTGCAGCTTCTGCATGTCTAGCATTATCTCCAAACCAACCACGTTCTTTTTGTACTTTTAATGATTTACTTTGACTTAAAGAATATTGAATACTTGTATTTGCAACATTACGAGTGCCTCTAGGTTTTTTGTTAGAACTTGTCACTTGTTTGTTTTCTCTTGTATCCACAAGAATCTTATTAATTTCATCTCGCGTTACAATCTTCACGCTCTTAGTATACTTTTTACTAAGTGCGATATCTAATTGTTTATTTCTTTCATCATCAATAAGCATTTAATAACCCATCCTATAATCATAAAATAATATCCACATATAATCAGTGCTAAATTTTTTGAAGATATGCAGCATAGTAAATCCTAAAATTATTCCTAATATAAATTTTCTTATGTCCAATACGATCCACCAGTGGAACTCCCTGGATAAATACTACCACCGCTACCATGTGAAGTGTTTCCTGTAATGCGTAAAGGTTGTTTTTCTTTATCTTTTAATCCACTTAATTGCGGTGGATAGGGATGTTTGGTTCTATTATCAAAAACACGTCCTCTAATATCCGCAGGATTTTTATACGGCGGAGAATAAACATCTCGTTCTACAAACATATCATATTCCGACATATGAGTTTTTTGTCGATTAATTTTAACCATCAAATCTCGTAATTGTTCTATTTTTAAAAGTCCAGGCATTATTCTGTATCCAGTTTATTTTTTATTCTAACAGTATTATGTTTATGTCTACGCCGTTCAATTGTTGCTTTACAAATTTCGCAATGTTCCACAATAGCTTCGTAACCTTGGCTGGTTATGCGGATAGTAGTATTAGATGAACATGTAATTTCGTCACAAAAATCACAATACATTGTAGCTCCTTTGTTAAGGTCGTTCGCCGTAACGTACTAGTTTATCTCTATCTTTTTCAGAAGGGCCAGTACCAAAATTGCCTGTTCCTTTGAATGAAGCAAATCCAACACTAAATGTATTTTTGGAATGTTCTATACATAGTTTGGTACATCCCGCTGCTGCATCTGATACATCCTTAGAACCTTCTTTTCGACCTTCCATCATTGACCGTCTATATGATAAATCTGGATGATCTACTTTTCCATTGGACTTTCTGATTAATTCTTCACATTCCCTAATGAATATGGGGTGTTTATAGATATCAAAAAGTCCTTTGTATATCTGTTCTTTTAACGTATCATAAGCTTGGGTATTTCTATCTACAGACAATATTTCAGCGTTAATTCCCGCTTTCTTTAATATCTGTATACTATCAAGGCTTTGCCAGCCGTCAAAAGTAACCATCTTGATATTGAACCCGATGTGACTAAGACTTTGTAGAAATTCTCGAATTTCATCAAAAATAATTTCTTGTCCTGGTCTGGCTTTAATTTGTAGAATTAAATCTATAATGACAGAAGTCTGTTTCTGTCCTGTTAACCCTGATATTTGAAATCCTTCTGCTTTTGCTAAATCCTGAATATAAGATTCACTAAGTTTTACATTTTGATTGCGTAAAGCATGACCTAACGCAAGGCCACAATAATCTCCAGATTCTTTACCCTTTGCCAAATCAACATGAACAAAATATTGCTGTCCTCTTAAAGGACGAAAAAAATCTTTAAATCTTAAACCTAAAATATCATCAGTCGAAATATGATCCCCAATTACGGGATTCACTCTATTTGCATTGATGGATTCGGTAATTCTTGATTTATATTTGAAATAACCGCCTTCAGCAGTAGTGCCTTCACACTCATAAATTCTTTGAGCATCTTCAGGATTCCGTATGTAATCATCTAAAAAATCTTCTTTTGTACGTTTAGGATTCCATTCCCATGTAGCTGCTTTAACCCTATATGTTTTTTCTTCGTTCTCTGATTCAGCATATCGTATCATCATAAAATCATTGTCGTCTCTTTTGTATGAAAACATCAACGTTTTACGTTTACCGCCAAATCTTGTTTTTTGAGTTGTTGTTAAAGCCTGATGAAGCTCAGACGCTTTTTTCGGTTCAAATCCGCCCACTTCGTCATAGGCCACTAATAAAAGATTTAATCCCTCACCTGTATACTCAACACTATCTAAGGAATACGCGGTGATGCCCTTTGGAAATATAATTTCTCTTTTCTGAATATCGTTCTTTAAACTAACTCCATGCTTTTCAAACCAATTATCCTTTGTGCCAGGAATTGTACAACATTTTACCATACTGGCAAAATTCTTAAAAAACACATCTTTGGCCAATCTAGCATTAAGAGAAACATTTCCTATGTCTATCGCGGATTCGGGGCCTGTAAGATCCGTATCGTTTAGCCCCAAAAATTTCTGAGGGTTCTTCATGCAAAGAAGCCAGTAACAACAATAGGTAAAAATCTTAGCAATTGTTCGATCCTTGCCTCCGCCCTTACCAATCAATGCAATTCCTTCACTATATTTCTCACTCCACTTAGTCGGGTCAGTTCCTAGCATTTTATCTACAAAATCTTGTTGTGCTGGATAACAAGCTTCATTCAAAAATGTTTCAAAGAACTCTCTAGAGCTAACAGGAAATTCTTCCCATATTAAATCTTTATTAGCTACTGAACCAATTCCTCCATGCGATCTACAAAATCCTGTTCCTGCATGGTCTGTACGCCATCCAGCCGATCTTTTGCAATATTTGCCATTTTCAAGCTTGCCATTGCATCGACTTTCTACAGGGCCTGATACATTAGATTTTTGTGGAATATCCTTGTTTTCAGTCATATAAGCCTAGTTGTGTATCGTTTTGATACAATTTTGGGAATTATACCATGAAAAACAATAGTGTCTCCCATACTATGTGCCAAAAACGGGCAAAATGACTACACTTTTGCTACTTTTTTTTAATTTTTTTGATTACAGACTCATTAAGGCTTATGCGCTTGTATAGGCTTCTTATCGCACGTTTTCGGAGGGTTAATACGGTTGTTCTAGCTATACCTAGCTTTTCACCTATCTCACCTTCGGTATGCTTAAAACCCCCGTCTAAGCCAAAATATAGCGTTAATACCTTCTGTTGTCTTAGGGTAAGCTCTTTTATAGCTTCTAACAAAAGGTCTATTCTAGCTTGTTGTGCATTATCAGGTTTTAGAACTTTATTCTTATTTAATGATATTTCTATCATTTTATCTATGATTGATTTTCCAGTTTTATTTAATGTTTTATAAGGCCGTCTTTCTAACTCCTGAAAATCTACTTTAATTAATCTCTTAAGTTTTCCCATGCTCCTTTACCTTTTTACTTTCATTCCACGTGTCCTCGTCGTGAACTGCAATTTTGTTGAACCCATCCATAATCCAAACCTGTTCAACAAGTTTGTAAATTTTTATAAAAATAAGTCTATTAATATTTGCTCGGAATCTTAGCGATAAAAGTAAATTAGAAACTTCTTTTAATGCAAGATGTTTTGTTACATGTGAATTGATTAAATTAATCATCTCATTGTTTAAAGAACTAGATGCCAATTCATCAACAAATAAACTAAAAAATTTAGATTTTATATCTACTGTTGTATAATTATCATTAGCTGTTCCTTTGTCTTCTAAATGATATCCAAATTTCAGCCACATGATAAACATATAACACGCGATCTTTAATAAATCTTTTTCTCGGTTAAGATTTTGGTATCTGTAAACATATTTGTTAATGGTTCCCAACAGCCAGTTAAACCCGTAATTATCTACCAATTCATCGGTAACTTCTTTCTTATCATCTTTTGCATACTTCTTCCCACCATATAAAAATTGATCCTTCACAAGCTGTAAAAACGTATCTGATGATTCGGACATAATTGTACGTCTCCTTTTATATATTTTATTGTTAAGTGTGTGATACTGTTGCTGAAATTATCTTTCTTAATCTATTAGCTGCCTCAGTTATATCATAATCGCCTTGTTTAAAAAGTTGCAATACTTCGTATTCATCACACGGAACTTTCTCAACCCAGTTTGTATTATTTAGTATATTCTCAAGTTGCTCATTCTCAAATTTTTTAAATGTTCTAATTCCATTGTGTGAAATACCACCTTGGACATAGTGAGTTTCGCCTTGGTCAACACCAAAGCCACCACCTGCCCATGAGCCAAGACCAAATACTTCTCCCGCTTTAATAAACGGTAAATCATGCAACATTTTGTACCTCATAACTTCTCCTTAGTTTATATTTTTATTCAAAGACGGATGGATGATGATAATCTTCGTCATCATCTTTTGGTGCTCCAAATCCAACTGGCTTAATATCTTTATCTTTTACTTTGTCAAAATTTGCGTCAAACTGCTCATTTGTTAAAAGTACTTTACTACCCGATTTGGAATCCGAATCAATAGCTTCAATAAGGGCAGCAGTAACTAATTCTCGCATATGAGCACCTGTATAACCTTGGCTATATTTAGCAATCTTATCAAAATCTACATTCTTTACATCAAAATCTTTTGTGTAAAGTTCCAATAATTTTTTCCTTTCTTTAGCATTAGGTTTAGGTATTTCTATAACCCTGTCAAATCTACCTGGTCTATTTCTTATAGCTGATTCGATATGTTTTACATTGTTTGTTGTTGCAATAACAACTACGTATTCATTTTCAATAAGTCCATCTAATTGATTCATTAATTCCCCTAATATACCTCGATTATCCGACTCATTTCTGCTACCTCCGTATAAATCAATATCTTCTAAAAATAGAATAGTCGGTGATAGGGAACGGGCTAACGTACAAACTTGGGCCACATGATCAGACCTAGTTAAAAATCTAGGAGTAACCCATATAAAAGAACATTTTGCCGTATGACATAAGATTTTTCCAATCATTGTTTTTCCAGTGCCAGGAACACCTTGTAAAATGATTCCTCTTTTAAACTTGACTCCCGCATCTTTATATTTATTAATATTATTAAATAGATTGTCTACGTTAGTTTTAATTTCCTTAATAAGTTTATTAGGTAAAACAATATCATCCCAAGAATATACGGTTTTTAAATCCATATGAGATAAATCTGGACTAATTTTTGCATTCTTTAAATAGTTATTATCTTCTGCATATTTTTCTAAATTGTTTAAAAATGACAATGTTTTTCCTTCATCTTTAGGAGCATAAAATAAATTCATTCCCCATTTGTCATGGCCATATAGTCCATCAAATTCTAAAACAAATTTATAATCCTCATGAGTTATAAACATATATCCTTCTGTGATACAGCGTTTAAATTTTCCTGGGCTTATTTCTATATCCTGCTTCTTTAAAGCATAATAATCATTCTCGACAATACCTATGCATTTTTCTATTTTATAATTATGCTTATTTAAAAAATCCTCAAATATTATAGCGATAAGATTTTTGTGATATGTAGATTCATAGGTTTTGCTACTAGATAGTATATCCTTAGAGGAAATACCAAGAAAATCACTGATTAAAGAAATTTGAAGGGAATTATGCCATCGTGCTTTACGATGTATATTTATCCAATCATCTTTAGTAAAATTCATATTACTTGACCTTTCGTTTACGTTTAGAAGGATTCAGCCATCCTTTTAGACATCTGTTTAAAGTATTTATAAATTTCCCGTTCCATTCTATTAAATCATCTATAAAGTCCAATTTAAATCCAATTTCATACATTAATATAACTAATATACCTATTTCTAAAATGTAATAGTCGAACATGAACGTCATTAAAGAAAATAAACCAATTATAGTTGCAAAATGTATTAAAGATGCTATAGCTTTAGATTTGAAAGTCATTTCGGTTCCATCATCTTCTTTCTACGGACAACAATAACCTTATCACCTTTGATTAGATTAAACGCTTTACCATCCTTAGTAAGTATTCGCCCAATAAATTTTGTTCCATCGATTACTTCAAGAGTTTTTACCGTATGCGCTCTTTTATTTATGCTCTGTTTTATCATTAGATGATACTTCTTTCTTGGTATCTTTGGCAGAATGTTTCTTTGCAGATTCTGTCATCTCTTTTTTTACTTTTTCTTCTATTTCCTTCTTAGTTTTTTCTTCTTCCTTCTTAGTTTTTTCTTCTTCCTTCTTTAAAAATTCGGCGTATTCTTTGGCATAACTGCTGTATTCTTTGGAAATAAAATCCATTAGTTGCTTGTAGTTAGGGAAAATCTTTCCTCCACAATTAAAATTTTGTCTAAGTCTTGCCAATACCCAATCATTAAATTCCACAATAGGAGCATAACTAACAGTATAAATAGGTATATTCTTATGATGGGCTTCTACAATTTCTTCTATAGTTCCACCGATTGGAATTTTAGGATCATAAGAAACAATAATAAATTTGGAATTATTCACACAAGTTATATCAGCTTGTTGAATATCTCCCATTACTTGATCCCATAACTCCCATGCTCCCCCGCGCTTAAGGTTATAAAGTTTTGTTTTTTGATCCTCAATGTTATCTGCTAGACTATTGTTACATTCCGCTGTAGTAGGATCTTGTACATGAAATTGTAATTCTACTAACTTTGAAGTTAAATCTTCACGCCATTTTACTCCGCTATCCTTAGCAGCTTGTATTGAACCAACTAAATAACATTTTAGTTTATTCATGGTTAACAATGCCTCCCATTACCAGGATTTTTTTAATATATCTACTACATCCCATACATTTTTTTCTAAATTTTTTAATCTTCGTCTAGTATTAGACCCTTCAACAACCACAACAATAAGACAAATAAAAAGTATACATTCGGTTAATGTCAATATCATTGTTTTTAAGCTCTATATGCCCTTTCTTTTAGAAACTTTCTCCCATTTCATTCAACAAACTCTGTTCCAGTCCACACCTTAACCTCAACATGTGTAATTCCCAAATACCTAGCCACTGACAGCCTATGATTACCGTCAATAATAAACCAATTTACATGAATCGTAAGTGGTTCCAATATCCCCTGCTTCTTTATGCTTTCAAAAAGCTCATCGAATATTTTGTCTCCCGCCAATACGCCTGGATTTGGGGGGTATTCACACTTAATCAATTTTACAGGAACTTTCATTTTTACCGTCCTTCGTTTTTCTATCAATTAAGAAACATACGTCTTCCCAAACGGTATAATTAATTTTCCTCTGATAATTCGGTGTATTGAAGGAAAGAAATTACCGCTTTCATCAAAATCCACAGTTGCGAATGCATGGTCATGAGAATTTGGTTTTCCACGTTGCCACTCTGGATTAACATCTGCTAGACACCCAATAGAAGCTGCATATACAGGCAATTCTCTAACAGGTGACGGGTGCGTATAAATTTGAACTTGATGAGTATGGCCATACATTACATTCTTTCCATATTTTACTGCGTGTTGCTTTGCATGTGCATCATTGTAAAATGATCCATGAGTAAAATATAAATGGCCTAATGCAATATTATCGTTATATTGTAAAACTTTCCAACCACTTTTTGTAAGACCTAATCGACTATCAATGTCTATATGTTTCTTCCAGTAATCTCCATCCTTTTTCTCCATCAGTTTATTCGCTCTATCTTCATGGTTTCCTTTTAGAAAAACTTTAACGCAATTTGAAGGTAACACTTTTTCAATTTCAGCTAAAATCTTTGAAGCTTCTAAAAACTCTAAATCTAATTCCTTTAATTCATCCGTAGAAATATCGGGACGTTTTTGTTTGTCTTTTCCTAAAAGAGGATGATAATCCATAAAATCTCCGATAACAATACAATGTGTTGGTTTATAATCTTTACATACTTGAAGTGCAATATTAACTGCGGATTTACTATGATATGGAATTTGAAAATCAGAGAACACAAAGCATCGCTTTAAAGGTTGTGGCTTGGTGCTTCTAAGTACCTTGCGCTTGGGCAGAGTAACAATAGACTCGTACTCCGTTAGCATCTTTTTCTTTTCAAACTGAGTATCAATATCATACTGCCTACACCATCTTCGTATAGTCTTTTCGTCTATACTAAGAATCTCAGCTACTCGCTGTTTTGTATAGTCATGCTTTTTCAATAAATCCAGTAAACGTTTTTTAGTTGGTTTTTTCACTACTAAACCTCCTGTATTTAAGTATCTTCTGCCTATGTTCTAATTGTACCACATAAGACTACATTTGTCAAGTTTTTACTACAGATATCTCATCGTCCTTAGTTAACTCTATACAATGGTTTAGATACTGCTTAGCTTCTGTATGGGTTATAAGCACTATCCGTTTAAACCGTGAAGTAAGCAATTCTAAAGTCTTTATAAAGTTATGTTGCTTTGCTTCATCTAAACTTCCTAATCCTTCGTCTATTATTAAAGTTTCTACTTTAAAATTATTACGTCTAGATAGTAATTCCGACAATCCTAGTCTAATAGCTAAATCGATAATCATACGTTCTCCACCACTATAGTTAAAATATGATCTAACTTCCAATCCATCTTGTATCGTTATTTTAAACGTATCAACCAAATCTCCATTAACTGATTCCCGCTGAGTAACAAATTTGATAGAAATGGGTAAATCAGATAATAATTTTAGATTTTCATTTACTAAAAGGTCTAATTCATTAATCAAATTGTCAATAATTAACAAAGGTATACCTTTATGACTAAAAGCTTGAGATAAACTAGAATATATTTCTTGTTCTTTAATTAATTGATTAATAATAACTCGGTGATCACTTAGTTTAGAAATTATATCTTTTAATTCCTTAGCGGGATTCTTTAAACTTTCTAGTTCACCTTCTAACTTGGATGCTTCGCCATGTAACCCAGTAATTTTATTCTTGTGAGATTTAATAACAAAATTCATTGTTATTAGCTTTTTGTTTGTATCCTTAAACTTTACGATTATTATTTTTTTAGAATCATCAATATGCATCTTTTTATCTAGTATATCTTGATATTCTTTTCTCAGGTTCTCTTTAATAATGTCCTTATTTGATTTATCTATATTAGAATAACAAATTGGGCATTTTTCATTAAGTAAGTCTAATGCTGCAGCTTGGCTAGATAATCTACTAATATTTTGGTCAATGTTTCTAAGTTCCATATCTAGTTCTTTAATACGCAATACATAAGAATTATATTCTTCTTGAATACTGCTACACTTGGATTCCATCTTTTTATAATCTTTTTTAGTATTTTCATAATCTTTTAAAATTTTACTTAATTCTGTTTGTTTAGATTTTTGTATAGACTTAACATCTGAAATCTGATGAAGGCGTTCTTCCAGATAACCACAGGCTATATCTAATTTATCTTTCTGAGTATTACTTTGCATAAATTTATCTATGCATTCCTTTTTATATTTGTCATACATATTTAATTGCAAAATATCTAGCATAACTTGAGCAGCTTCTTTTGGAGAAAGCTTAGAAAAACTGTCTGCTTCTCCTTGCTCTATACAACAACTATTTCTAAAGGTATCATAATTCATACCTAATACTTTATTAATTTCTTCTTGTGTATTCTTTAATACGGGCCTAGATAATTCCTTAGTAACCATACCACTAGAATTAAGAATATGAAAAGAAAGCTCTGTCTTTTTTCCAAGAGTTCTTTTCCTTAAAACCTTAAAGATTTTTCCATTTACATCAAATTTTATCACAGCCGTACAACTACTTTCTCCGTAATGTATCAAATCGTCACCTGCACCTCCAATCCTTGATTTACCCCACAAAGCCCATGTAACGGATTCCTTTACTAAAGCCGACTTACCACTTCCGTTTAATCCAACTAATCCAATTAATCCTTCAGGAAAGTCTACATGAGTAAGCTTGTGAGATAAAAAATTATTTAACGATACACTTAATAAATTCATTGTTTGTTTTCTTTATCTTTTTTATTAACCAAATCAGCGACCATATTAGCTAAACTTTCTTTAGATACAACTTCACCCTTTGCAGCCTTAAACACTGCATCTGCATCTTCAGGATTAGTAATAGGTTCTCCAAAGGCAACTTTAACTCCCTTCTTGTCCAATCTAGCAGTTACACTACGAATTTCATTAAGAAGATTTTTTACAAAAGCTGCCATAACATCATCGTATTTCTTGGCATCATCCACCATTGCAGTAATTTTTAAAGGAATAATCCACGTCTTTTCTTCAGTCCAATTACGTTTATCGTCTAACGGATTTACATCGCTCATAATTTTTTCCTCTCTTTTGGTTTATTTTTATTTATTTTGTCGTTCTACGTTATCCATGTAATAGGTTACTAAAAAACTAAGAACAGGTACATATACAAAGATCCATTCTAGAATTTCAGTTTTTGCAGCTAAATACCCAGGTAAAACTAGTATTACAAAAACACACATAAATAGAAGTATTCTTGTCAATGTATTATTCATCTTCTGTTTTCTCTCTAATCCAATCTTTTTTCTTGTTTATTTGATTTTTCTTTTTATTAGGTTTAACTCTAGTTCTTGGATTTATTTTCCATGTATGCCTGGGCTTAGGTTTTTTATTGTTTGTTGGCATGCTCTATACCTTGTAAAATAATCTTAAAAACTCCAGGATTAAAATAATCGTTATGATCATAATCTGTGCTATGACTGTTATGGATTTCTAAACCTGAAAATGGCATAATCCTTGGAGTTATTCTATCTGTCTCGTCGTCTGTTAAAAATCCCCAATATCCTAAATGCCCAAACGGTGGGGGAGACATCCGTACTACTGTATCACCATGACTAGAAAAATTAAAACAAGCCTTAATTTGTTTATTTTTTAGTAGATTGTCTATCTTACTTTTTTTAATATGGGCTGAAACCACTGAACCAATTAAAGTAATAGATTGAACACGTAACGCACGATTTCTACGCAACATTTTAATTGTAACCCAGGTACCATAAGAATGACCAACAATATGTATACGGGCACCAGGATTTGCCTTTTTTAACTTTAATAGATACTTCTCAAACTTACTAATTGCCCAATTATCAGGTAGATGGTCTAATTTTAGTTTTTCAAGCAAAGGAACAAGCCATCTTCGTATCCATGATTTAACTGGCGTTAGATATCCAAAACTAAACAAACGATATTCCATTATTTTTTCATCGAATTCATCTAGATAATGCTCCTTTATCCAGTTGCCAAATACATGTTGCCAAACGTCTGTATTCTTAGCATCAGTTAATATTCCATGTATACTTACAATAATAGTTTTCTTAACCATTGCCATTAACCTCCGAAATAAGTTTTAAACCCGCATTAATTATATCTTCTTTTTCAGTTTCGTCCATTTGTTTGTCCTTAAAATATTCTTTAAGTGCAACTTCTTCTTTAATAGATTCCGTTATTTTAGAATTTCTAGTAATACTTTTTGATATTACATTGTATTCAATCTTTAAACTAAAAACATCTCTTCCTAAAATCATTTTTTTAATATTATCTTTATTGACTTGTTTAAGAGCTTCTTTAGTTCCTGTAAATACTATCTTAACCATAGAATCTGCAAGATTAACATCTTTCCAAGGAGCCGAAGCCTCTTTATTATCTTTAAAAACTTCTATATCAAATTGATACATTTTTCTTGTAGGTAAACTTAAAGAATGTATTTTACCCTTGTTATCAAAAAACCACGTTACTTTTGTATCTAAACGTTCGGCAAAAGTTAAATTATTTATACTTCCTACGTAAAAAATTAACGGATTTTTATGTAAAACTTGGGATTTATGAAAATGCCCAAAAGCAAATATATCAACATCAGGGTTATTCTCTATAAGACTTTCTATTGAAACACCCTCGCTTAATGCTATATTGTTGCTCGTCATAGCACCACTTATTTGCTCATGACCAAAATAAAACTTTAATCGTGGAACATCCTTACTACCCTCCGTTTTAAAAATATACGGAGGAGCTACAACTTTTACTTTGTTTATGTTTAGATCAGACAAATAACTTAAAGATGATATACCTCTATCCTGATCATGATTGCCTTCTAGTAATATAACCGAATCTATGACATGATCTCTAACAGACATCAGCCATTTATTAAAACATTGCATCTCTAACGGAGATGGCTTTCGTTTATCGAATATATCACCTGTAACAGCGACATACGTAGGCATACACGACTTTATTTGCTCAACGATCTTATGCAATATAAACCTAGTATCCTTAAATCGTTTAGCTTCATTTATATGTAAATCACTACAAATAAACATTGACATTATTAGGCTCCAGGTACGTGTATTCTACTTTTCTTGTTTTTATTATCTTGAACTTTTTCGTACAACATTACAGTTTGTCTTGCCATACGTAAAGACATAGACTGTGCCAATACACGATGGCAAACACTTTTAACTTGATTTATGTGACAGTTTTCTAGCCATCCTATTTGCATCGTATCTTTATCTATATCCCAAAAAATTCTAAACTTCAATGCTCGTTCTTCCATAAGTCTAGCAACCTTTTCTTCCTTGCTTTCCTCTTCAGGCTTTTTCTTATTTTCGATTATTCGTTTTCCTTCAACTATACGAGACTTGTTTAATTTATCCCATTGCAGTACTCTATCGCATAAATACTCAGCTAAAGCTTGATTACAATTTGCAACATATTTTAAAAGTAATTGACCAGTATTATCATAAGAACAAATATCTACAATTGCTCTTTTTTCTGAGGATACTTTCGGCTTCTCAACCATTACTTCTTTTGGCTTTTCTTTAGATACTTCTACTGCTTGTACATCTTTTGTTTCTGTTACTTTTGCATCCGATTTTACTTCTTCTTTCTTTTTATCAAACATTCCCATTTTGCGTTCCTCCTGTATTTAATTTATTTTTTGTTTCTGTTAGTACTTCTCCGCACCAAGGACAATGACTAATTGTTTTGCCTCGGTATCCGCCAAAACCACGAACAGCCGAAAGAACAAAGCCATCATTTAAGGTACCAATGTTCTCTTTCCAATCTTTACATTTAAGACATTCCATAGGCTTACTCATTTGTGTTTTTTGACCAATCCCGTTAAAGAATAACTTCCAAAGTCTACCATAATCCAAGGGTCTTTTCCTTCTTTTATTCCATCCTTATACGTCTTAATTAATAGTTCTTTATTAAGTTTAAATGATTCCTTTGCGGTTAATTTATGCTCAAGCAATACATCACTATATTGAATGTCACCTTTTTTAAATGCTGTAGCTCCTGAGTTAGGCGTAACAAATCCGCCAGTATTCTTAGCAACCTTTGCTACTCGCTTATCACTTTTTTTTCTTTCAGACTCTTTTTTCGTTAGCCATTTCGGTTTCATTTTAATGTAACATCCAGTTCCAAAAATATGTATGTAAACGACTGATCAACCTCGGATACCAAGTAATATTACTAAACGGAAACATAGATAACTCATGTTGTATAGTTGTTAAAAAATGCTTCCTGCATACAGTTGTAATATAACCTGTGGGTCTTGTGTAACCTGGTTTACCACATACCTCGCAAACGTAATGAGACTTTGCTTCGTAATCATGAATTAATCCACGTGCTACAGGTGACACACCTTCTACATAAAATCTTAAACCACCAAATTTTTCTTTAATTTGTCTTACTTTAAAATCGGGAAGTTCAGTGTATGCCATTTCGTCCAATTTTTGACATAGTTCATACACTAGGTTTAACCAACCATCGTTTATTTCTAATCCCCAACTAGGCGTACACCATTCAAATTCCTTAAAGTCTTCATGGTTCATTTTAATATCTTTTTCTCCGAATTGACGAGCTTGCGCCCAATGACACTCACATATAAATTCGTCAAAACCTGCCCAAGAACAATCTCCACATTCGTAAACCGTTGTTTTACTTCCGCAACGATCACACAGACTACCATCTCCATACCCGCAATTACCAACAACAGAGCATTCCATAGGACAATGAATATTATTACATATTGCATGTTCTAATGATCGACTCATAAATCCTCTCTATTAAGTTAAAGTTACAGTTTCAATACCAAAATCCTTTTTTATCTTATCTATCAAATCATACTCTTTCAGCTTTTTATTTAGGTTTATTACGTCAAGACTTTTTATATATTTAAAGGTTTTATTCTTTGTGTAATAAATCCGTTTGAATTTGGTATAATAACTTTTGTTATTTACTGTAACAAGCAGATGATAAAAATAATCATCCGTTATCCACATTTTCTTGGCTTCCATTGTATGCAATTCCTTGTCTTTCAATCCTAAAAGTACGCAAATAATCTAAAGCAAAACAATTACTAAATGCATCCCATAGTGCATGATGCCTAAACATATCATGAATATCTAATTTGTTATTTAGGTAATTGTCTGTTTTTTGTTGTGCATATTCCAGCATATCACCACGTAGTTTATCAAATGGTACACCAAACGTAGTAGATAGTAAAAAAACTGCGCCTGTTAAATCAAAAATTCTTCGACTAAATAGCTTAACAGACTTAGGCAAATCCTTTTCTATAAATTTAGAATCAAAATACGATACACCTCTGCCCATCATTATAGAACTAGGTTTAAGCCAGTTACACAGTTCTTTGTCTAATTCGTCTAAAGTAACCAAAGATCCATCGTCTAATTGTTGAAAAGATATTTTGTTTACCATCATAGACTTAGGTTTACAAAACAGACCATGCCTAAACTTAACAGCCTTATAAAAGTGTTCTTTTGTCTTGTAGTTAACAAGGCCAATAGATATAAGTTTCCCCTCCAAAGTATCGGAAGAACACTCAATATCTACACTAATTATATCGCTCATTTTTTTAACTCTTTCCTAATACTATACAAAAACTCGCTAACAGCCAATGCATTAAAAAAATTATCATCCTCGAAAGATTCTATCTTTGCATCAGCTATTGCATTATCTACAATCTTTGGGCCAATCCATTCATTCATAATATATTTCCTCCACGATAATTTTAGTTCCTTTACATTAGATTTTTTCTTTTCTTACAATTTCAAGCTCGTCTACAGACTTAACTCCTAAAAACTTCAGATCAAGATTAAGAGATGCTATCTTTACATTTTGTATATCGTCTACTTTAACCTTTACAGATCGCCCACGTATCTTGCCTACGTAAACAAACCCTGGTGCATGTTCCTGTGGTACGGCAAATCCATGATTATCTACTTCTTTTTGTTCGCCCATAAAAATCCTCCTAATTTCGTTTAGATTACCAAGAAATGATTTAAATCTGGCCATAACTTCATAAATCCTTTCTTTGGTTTGACATATAAAACTCCAGTTTCTTGCGATTTAATAACTTTTGGATTATTAAGTGAAGATGCAGGAGTTGTTCGTATAACTAAATCTTTTTTACTATCATTAAAAAATTCAATTTTCACAAATTCGTTAAGTTGTTTAGTATCATCATTAAATTCAGCTTTGTTTTCTTTTAGATACTTGTCCAATGGATCGTTAATACGTGGTTGATTTTCGTAATGATAACCACATAAGGATACGACTATATTATTTTTAACAATACATCCACAATCTAGCGGAAATATCTTATCCATTAGTTTTCTCCTTAATTCTTTCTAGGATTTTGACTTTCAAACCTTTCATAAGTTTATCATCATCCCGTAGCGCACAAATTGCTTTAGGTTTTCCTACAAATTTTTCTTTTCCTATAGTGTAAGTTTTCCCACTATTTTCTATAAAACCTTCAAGCAATCCATAACAAAATACTTCTTTAGCTAAATCAATTTGTCCTTTTCTATCTCCGTCAGTAAAAAAGTCAAACTCTCCCCGACGAAACGGAGGGAACGTTTTATTCTTAACTATCTTAAATTTAATTGCCTGTCCAATAATTTTATCTGAATCCTTATCATCCTTAAGCCATGCTCTCCTAAACTCGATCCTGATGGACGCAGCATGCCGTAATCCTAGTCCACCTGGCGTTGTGTCTGGTGAACCATACATAACGCCTATCTTCTCTCGTATCTGATTAATAAACAATACTAGACAATCATTTGGTAACATATCCTCGCCTACCTTCATGTTAAGCGCAGAATGTAGCTTTCGTATTAGTCTGTTAACCATCTTAGCCCTTATTCCTAGTTGTTCTGCATCTTCCATAGGTTTCTCTAAATCTTTTTCTGGCACTAACGCTGCTGTACTATCGACTACAACTATGCCACAATCTGCCGATCTAACAACAGCATCTAAAATATCACAAGCTTGTTCTCCTGTTTCAGGTTTAGCTAACTGTACTGTAGATACATCTAATCCTAAGCACTTAGCCCATTCAGGATCAAATGAACCTTCTACATCTAACCACACAACCTTTTTACCATCTTTCTGAACATGGGCTGCAGTCTTTGCAGCCATAACAGATTTTCCAGTTCCTTCTCTACCAAAGTATTCTACTACACGCCCGTAAGGAAGTCCACCGCCAGTTTCTATATCTAATGTCAAACTTCCCGTAGATACACGATCCACATCTAGTCCTACTAGTGAATCACCAGAAATGATCGTGTTGCGACCAAAACGTTTATTAAGTTCTCCGATGGTGTCGCTTAGGTCTGACACGGCTTTTACCTCCTTCTTTTACTCTTGCAATAAATCCTTTGCTATCATTCATTTCTTTTCCAAGTTCTAACATAACGTGGTGACAACCAACCACAATCGCATCTGCAATATTGTGATCTTTTGTTCTCATATGAAACTCTTTGTTAACCGCTGATACAATTTCTTCTTTTTTAGACTTTCCCGTCAACCCTGGAAATGATTTTCTAACGGTAGATGCCATATAAAAATTTACATTTTTACCGCTATACGAAAACCATAAATACTGTATTTGTCCTGCAATCCGATTTAACTTTTTCAATACAGTCGGATCTTTAGCAAAAAACGTATCTTCTACAGAAATATCTGTAGGTCTATACATTTTTATAAGTCCAGCTACAGAATGAGCTATATAAAAGAATTTGGCAGCTTCAGAGAGAGTAGATTTAGGAGGATTAATGACTCCCGAAGCTACCAATCCATCCTCTTCAAATACCGACCATCCTGTTGCTACGCTGGATAAATCTAAACCTAATGTTTTCATACTAAATACCTTATAGCCTTTCTTAACAATTTTGCATCATCCTTAAATCTTCCCAGTCCGTTGTTACATCTGTCACAAAGTAAACCTCTAACTTTTTTAGTCTTGTGGTTATGATCTACGGATAACCGTTTCTTTATCATAGACTCAGGTATACAACAAATAGCACATTTACCTTTTTGACGCTTAAACATTCTGTTGTAATCCTCTAGAGTTATACCGTACCTTTGCTTATATTGAGTACGCCTATGCCTGTCAGGGTTTGCTTTGTTATACTCAGTACCATAAACTAACATTTTATCTCTGTTCTTTTTCCTATAAATTCTTCCATACGCTAGTCGTTTTTTTCTATGTTTTCTATACGATTTAGCAGTATATCCCGACATTTTTTCAGGATTATTTTTGAACCATTCTTTACTTTTGGCATCTACTCTTTTTTTGTTTTTTCTATAGTATTCTCTATTATACTTTATATAGTACTCTTTGTCGTACACCCTTAACTTCTTTTTGCCTTTTAAGGGCATACTATTCGATATCTCCTAATCCATCCAGGGCATCATCTAACCCCTCAGTAACAGGAGCTTCCGTAGCAACAACTCCAACAGATTCCTTAGTTTTGGATTCTGTAGTCTCTCGCTGTGGTACTTGCCCATTCATAAGCATTCGTACTTTTTCTACAGTTGAAGGTTTGAAAATGGTATTCAAACTAAACGTCTTCAACTTCTTATCGGCTTCCGTCAATGGTGTACTTTCCCGTTCTGGAATAACTGTGTACTTTGTTTCTAGTTTTTTTCCAGTCCTATTAACCACCAAATCATACTGAGTTGGATCGCCATATTTTTCTGCAATCTTCATAATAGTTTCTTTTAATGTGCGACTAAATAACCAAACTTTCATTCCTCCATCTTTTCTATCAATAACATTTACAACATACCGTACATTTGCTTCATATCCATACGCTTTTCTAAATACCGACTTTGCTTGCTTTTCGTTCTCCGTACCACCCTTATCTCTAAGTGCCTTACCTTCTTCAAACAATTTAGTCTTATCAGGATGATTACACATTGGACAATCTTTTCCAGGGCATACAGCAGCACGTTTTACCTTATTAAACCAATGCTCATTAAATATTTTATAAGCACCAACAATCCGTACTGTATTTTCTCCCTCTTCTAAAACTAATCGCGTTAGTTTGTTATTGCCTCCAGTCTTAGTTGTCATTTCTTTTTCTTCGGGCGAATCAGCCCAAGGATTTACGTCACTCATAGTAATACCTCCTGTTTTTATTTTTTTGCTTCTATTTGCTTATCAATCACTTCTATTTCTAAACTCTTCTTCAATGTTAAAATTCCTTGATTTGCTGCTTCTAGATATCCTTCAAATACATGCTCTGCTTCAGCCCAACTAGCAATAGCATTTCTTGCTTGTCTTTCTGCTACAGCAGAAACAAATTTACCTTCATTCCAGGTTGATCTAATACCCACATACTCAGCTACTTCGTTGTTTGCTCTAGCAACTTTAGTACGTCGATACTTATCTGATAAATACATATAAGCACCTGTAAGTCTATCAAGTCTATCTCTATACCATTCTAATCGACTAAATGCACCATCTCGTACAGAAGTCCGTAAATCTTCACCTATATCGGATACTAACTTAAAAACTTCTTGGTCTTTTACTGTAACTAATTTATCACTTTGTTTTGTTGATGTCATGTCAGTAAATCCTCCTGTTCATTTGTATCGAATGTTAACGTAATTTCTTGTATAACGTACTTATCAAACCAATGTTTTTTATACATCTTTATTTTCCCAGGTACATATTTAACTTCTAAAGCAGACGCTTGTGTTCTTTTTACTCCTGGTTTAAACTCCATTATATCGTACATAGCTCTTTCGGCTTCTTTGTAGGAAGCATACGAAAAAGGTATGCCACCATTAGTACCAATAGGAGTATAAACTTTTTCGACAAGCTTGCCTTTTTCATCCTTAGCTTCCCACCTAGTACAAAGAATCCATCTAGGTGCTAATTTACTTGGCTTTATCTTTTTTCCCATTTTTGCGTCCTTCCCTCATACGATTTATATCTTTTGCAAGAAATCCTGCAACAATCTTGTACAACTTTTCTTCTGCTGTATCAAGATTTTCTCCTTCTTCAAGAACAACTTCAATTTCGTCTCCGAAAGAAGCAGAATTGAAATCACCTAGATTAATTGTACGACCTAACTTTTTTACTAATCTGGTTACTCTCATAGTTTTTCTCCCATTCTTATCATATTAATAGTATACCATAAAAGACTCTATTTGTCAAGTGATTTCTTGTAATGTTTACAATGTTTCTGGAAGTCACAATAGCCACATGACTTAAGATTATGTGTATATTCACCTTTTTCTCTAAGTTTGACCAAATCCTTAAAATCCTGTATAATAGCTTCATGGTCTGCTTCTGTCCTAACAGTCGTCCGTATTGCAGATTTTCGTGAATAGAACATAGTGGGCACTGTCTCCGTTACCTTAAGTTCATGCTTCACGGCCCAATCATAAATAGTAAGTTGCTTATTTTTATCTATGTCTTCTTGCGTAGGCACTTTCCATGACGTTTTAAAATCGACAACTCCCAATTTATTTGATTCTAAAGGCATTAATAAATCTACCTTACCAATTATCTCAAAATCCGTTCCTTGGTCATTCTTAACAGGAATACAAAAGTTCCATTCAACCTCTAGAGATTCCCTTAAATAATTTTCTCTTTTAGCAAAATCATAAAACTTATGAATCATCCCATACCCATAATTAAGTTGTTGTTCGTATCCTTCCGTATTAGAAAACATGTTACCTACTGACTCTACAGAAAACATAAAATGCTTTTTCCAGTTTCGTATTAAAAACTCTTTACTAAAATCTTTAGCATTATACATGTGCTCCATCAACGAATGGAATGCTACCCCTGTCACCAAAGGATAGCTTAAGGGAACAAACGGTTTTATGTACTTTACATACTTCAAGAAGTACATCCATTCGC